AACGATAGATAAAGAGCGGAGTGTAAACGTAGCGATAAAAGAAAAAATAGAAAGAAAAGATAGGTAAGAGATATAGTGGAGAGACTGAATGAATGAGCGAGCCAATGCGAGCGAGTGAATGAAGAAATGAAACGGATAATGAACCGAGCGAAACGAAGTGAAGCGAGGGAAATGTGTATCTCTTATAGTGAAGAGGGTTGCCCACCTGACCAGTCGTTTCACTCCTGCCCAACCCTCATTCAAACATGAACAGAAGGAAATGATATCTAATACTCCCTTAAGGGTTTCTCTAAAAATATAGCTTAGATATAGTGGAATGAAGGGCAAAAATTTTCTTGAGCAACCGACCGAAGGGAGGGGCGAGAGAATAATTTGATGACCGTAATGAAACAAGTAAATGAATGAAAGGACGAACGAAACGGAGAGCGAAGTGTTTAACGTAGCTCTTAGTGTAGTGAGGAGTGTAGTGAATGATAAAGCTAGGATGTTAAGAGGAGAGTGTAGTAAGGGGTTTTATCTTTCTATTTAGAGGAGATCAAAAGAAGTGTCATCTTTTATTATATAGGTCCTATTACTAACGGATCCTCCTAAGTTTTAGTGCTAAAAATGACAGCGACCAGTGAAAATGACTTAAAATTGATGATTTTTATCAAAATAGGGCAAATTTAGGGTGTTTTGAGGACATAGAAAGAGTATAGCGACCAGTTTTTAGGGGACTTTTGATATGAAACCCTTATATATGTAAAGGATAAAAATTCCTTTATTTTTCTAAACTGAACTCTGTATTAACTAAAATATTAAAAATATGAATAAACAAACTATTATTGTACCAAAGGGAATTAGGTATATTAGTGAGTGGGATAAATTAGAGACTGGTAAAAGACTAAGAGATAAACTGCCTCAGGATGCTCCCTACATAATGAACAAAACTATTACTGGATGTGGTTACACCGAGTATTGTATTACTAACTCATTTCCTACGATTATCTGTTCACCTCGATTAGTTCTTTTAGAGAATAAAGAGGACCAGCATAAAGACATGGAAAATCTTCTGTATCTAAGAAACGAATATGATACTTTTGAATCTTTCGATAAAGATATTTCTAAGGATGATGATAAGGGACTTCATACAGAACCAAAAGAAAAGAGTGAAGAAGAAAAGAAGAAGGCAGAAGAATATACTAAGTATTTAAAAAAGAAAATTCGAGATCATATTGAGCTTTGTTATTTTAAACTTCATAAAAGTCCAAAATTCCTTGTTACTTATGATTCTTTTAGGAGAATTAAAGAAGAGCTAGGAGAATCTATCAATACTTATCAAGTAGTCGTAGATGAATTTCAATCAATTTTTTGTGATAGTCGTTTCAAGTCTGATACAGAAAATAATTTCCTTTTGAATATTCGAGGTCTTAAAAAAGTATGCTATTTATCAGCTACCCCTATGATCGACAAATATTTAGAGATGCTGGATGAATTTAAAGATCTCCCCTACTATGAACTTGATTGGGCTACTGAAGATCCTGGTAGAGTAATTAAACCCTACCTAAAAACTAAACTGATTACTCCGAAAAAAAGTTTGGTTGGTGAAGTATGTAAGATTGTAAATACTTACAAGGAAGGAAAATTTGAAAAGATAACACGAGCCTCGGAAGACGGATCATTTGAAGAGGTGTATAGTAAGGAAGCTGTTATCTATGTTAATTCCGTAAAGAACATCTGTGATATTATTCGAAAGTGTGAGCTGACTCTAGAAAACACTAACGTTCTTTGTTCAGATGATCCGGAAAATGAAAAGAAGGTAAAATCTGCTTTCAAAAAGAGCGATACTACAATAACAAAGGATACTAAGTGCATTGGTAAAGTCCCAAAAGAGGGTGAACCCCACAAGATGTTTACCTTATGTACTAGAACAGTTTATCTTGGGGCGGACTTTTATTCAACCAATGCTAGATCATTTATATTTAGTGATGCTAATGTAGATTGCCTTTCAGTTGACATTACTCTCGATCTTCCCCAAATTCTAGGTCGTCAAAGGTTAGAAGAAAATCCTTGGAAGAATAGAGCAGAGCTTTACTATAAACTAAATACGAAAGAGATTAGTCAAGAAGAATTTAAAATATACCTAGACAAAAAAGAAGAGGCCACTAATAGACTGTTAAGTGCATTTGAAAAGGTTAGTAGAGAAGAACAGCACGAATTAGCACTAACCTATAGAAGAGATGCAAAACGGAGTAGCTATAGATATAATTTTGTAGCCGTTGATGAGCATTCTGGATCTGATCTTAAACCTATCTTTAATAATCTAGTAATGATATCTGAAATGAGATCGTTCGACGTTCAACAGATAGATTATAAGGATAGATTTAGTGTTTTTACTACTCTAACAGAAAGCGCTTATGTAAATGATATAAATCAACACCTAGACCATATTTACTCTCTTACCTATTTATCTGATAAGTTTAAATATATTTGTTCACTAGATGATTCCACTATTTCATCTTGTTTGCCACATCTTCCAGAAATCTTTACTAACTACTATACCGTATTAGGTTCAGAGAGAATTAGAGCTTTGGGTTATAATATTACCGACATGAAAAGAGAATATGAGGGTGTGATAGGTAACCAAAATATTGATATTAAATCAATCATTCTCAGCTCGTTTAATGTTGGGGGAAGATACACTAAAACCTCTATTAAAGAAAAACTATCATCAATATACAGTTCATCTGGTTATTCTAAGACTCCTAAAGCAACAGACCTAGAGAACTACTTTGAGGTTAGTGTCTGTAGAATTCCCAATAAAGAAACTGGTAAAAGAGATGCTGGATATGAAATTTTGAGTATTAAAGAGTAGGAGATAATATTTCTTCTACTCTTCTTTCAAATCCTTCTTTCACACTCTCCACAAACTCAAAACCTTATAAGAGAATATAAAATTAACAAAACATCAAAAAATACAAAAACATTAAAAAATGGCAATTAAAAAGCAAGATTCAATTAATGTGAGAATTTTCATGGCTCTCAAGGTTTCTGAGATGTCGAATGTTCCTGCTTTGATCATGTCTAACCCCGGTTTATAACTTAAGCCGCATATAGCAGTAATGTTATAATGAAAAGTGGGCAAATACGGTGAAGTCTGTGATGATAATACCGTGTTAACTAATGAAATTGCGCAAGGTTCATTAGTAGCGTAGAGCGTAGGAGGTGAATAAATATAATCCTCCCAAGAGTGTCCACCAGCCTCTAATAATAGGAGGTTGAAAATGTACGCCGAGCAATCATTAATTAAGAAGTGGTTGAGCTAGGGGATAAAAAGCCCTTAGGATAACAAAACTGGTTGGAAAGACAAGTACTATAGAGATGTACGCAAAACTCAGGAAAGACGAGAAGGGGAGACCTATGGATGTTGTAGTTCTTCGTGGTAACTCTGAAAGTCCCGAAGCGATCCATGGCTATGAAACTGTCTCAACCGCACCTGTAAAACCTGGCGAACCTGTTATTTCTTCTCATACTCGTCCTTCGTGGATGCAGAGGATTCTTGACAACTATGCGCAGGGTATCAGAACTATCTTGTTTTTGGATGAGCTCACGACGGCCAATGAGTATGTACAGGCTGCTTTGTTGATGCTGATTTTTGACAGGAAGTGTGGTGTAGAGAGTTTGCCGCCGATTTCTCATTGTCTTATTGTGGCTGCGGGTAACTATATGAACAACCTGACAACCTCTATGACTATGATTTCGCCGGTTCTCAATCGTTTCATGATTTTCAATGTAACTCCCTCTGTTGATGACCTTGGGGATTTTCTCTGTAAGTATAAAGGAGCGATGACGAGTGGTAAGATTGTAGACCACTTAGACGAGGTAGAGAAGCAGTTGGAGGCTCTAGACAAACAGGAGCTTACGATTAGTGAGACGAATTATAACAAGATCGGAGAGTATTTTGAGAAGTCCATTTCAGAGACTACCCGACTCTTGATGACGAAAGCTGGAAAAATTGATCTTTCTGTGACTAACCTGAAGGATCTTTATGGTGACGTTGATGATGACGATCCCAATCTTTACGGTTTTCCCACTTTCCGAACCTTGAATTATCTTCGTGATATTAGTATTGCCTGTTATAAGTGTTTTGGAAAGCATGGTATTCAGTCCGATAATTTCCGCGCCATGATAAATGGGTTATGTGGTGTAGGTCTTACGAAAGAAACTAAGGGCTCACAGGTTATTATTAAAACCCATAAAATCGGCGCGGACTATCATGAATCGTTGACTAAGACCGCTGTTGAACTGGATAAATTAGCAAGCTCCAAACTCCCCGAATATATTGACTATTTTAACGGGATGATTAACACTGCGACTTCCACTGACCGTCCTGCAAAGACTCGTGGTAAATTCAGTACCCCCGAACTCCAAGCTTTCAAGAATAAGCTGGATGAGATGTGTAAGGATTCGGAGATGAAGAGTATAGAGAAGCCGTTAGAAGCTGATCTTGTTGCTAAGTTAGGGGATATCTTAAATGATTCTTCTAAGTTTATCCCGACCCTGAAGTATGATACTACTACTGACGGATCTGATCTGAATAAAGCTTTGGCTGATGCTGGACTTACTGTAGAGGTTGCTGCTGGTTATGTTGCCACTTGGAATGACTTAACCAGAGCCTACAACATGATGCACAGATTCATTAACCTTGATCAGTGGAATTATCCTACCTCAACTAAAGATATCGTCTCCACTCTCGGAAAACAACTGGGAAAGACGGGAATGAAGTTGAAGGCAATGAAGCGTATCATTCAGACTGCTACCCCGGGGAGTGGAAATCTTATTCCTGAAATTGAATCTATCGTATCGTAATGAAACGGACAAAAGCTGAATTAGAACTCATTAAAAACTTCATAGACAATACCTACTCGCGTTTTGGAATGAGGTTGTTGGTAAATGCTGATAAAGTATATGACCCAACAGACCCAAATTCCGCCTTAGGTTATTGTTTCAAGTATACGGATCCTGTTCTTGGGAGTGTTGTATATAAGATTGAGTGCTCTAAGATTGGTATTGAACATACTGATTATAGAGTCTTAATGCATGAATACGGACACATCTACTTGGGACATCTTGAAGGAATACATGAGGACCTAGATGCTCAAATCTGCCTCACTCTCGATCAATATAGAGAGGAATTAATAGAGGAGATTAATCAGAAGTGCGGTATAGATTTTGCTGATAAACTTCTGGAGCGTATTATAGATGATCCGCAACTCAATCACAGTCTTCATAATATAGCTATGGACATGGAGGTTAATTCTAGTGTCTTATCTATAGAGGACCTTGATGAGATGGAGATGGATATAAGTTCTGTGATGCCTAAGTATGAAGAGGAAATGCTTAAGTACTTAGGGGATCATACAGAGGACGAAGAGATTAAAAAGCAAATCCAAGACCAGCTAAACAAATACCAGTCTGAGTCTAAGATTAAGCTTATCCATCCTACACGTTATTGGTTAGATGAGAATAATCCCTTCCCTGACAACCTGACTTATCCTGAATACCTCCTCCTTATCATCCAGCACCTTGATCAGTTTGTAAAGATGTTGGTTTCGATTAAGATGGGAGGAAATGGTGACACTTCTCAGGTTTCACAACAGGATATTCAGGATGCTCTCAATAACATTCTCGATAAACTCCAAGGAAAATCAGAAGCATACAAGCAAGGATATCGAGATGCTATAAGAGATGCACAACAGAACGGTCAGGGTCAACAGCAAGGTCAGCCCCAGCAAGGACAAGGAAATCCGCAACAAGGAATGGGAATGCCTGGTCAAAGTCAAGGTCAGGGTCAACCTACGCCTGGCGGAGGAGCTGGACAGGGGCAACCTCAACAGCAACAGGGAGGTGGTAGTGGTCAAGGTAATTCTCAAGACCAAGCCGACTATGAACAAGGATACCAAGACGCCCTAAGAGACATGGCCAATGCACAAAACGGTAATGGTCAAGGTCAGGGTCAAGGAGGTATGCAGAGTCTTTCGGATCTCATGAATGATATGGGTATGACTGATTCTGGAAGTAACGGAAATAGTCAACCTGGAAGTGGGCCTCAAGGATCTAGTCAACCTGGGGGATCTGGAAAGCCTACGAATGATGGTAGAACAGAGAATCCCTATAAAGGCATGAGAGAGGATCCCACCCAAAATCCCAACTATTCGAAAGACCATAGAACTGATTCTCGAGATGAAGCAGACAAAAAGCGTGAACTCGGACAGATTCATTCTAAAGGTGGTCTAGGTTGTGGATCTGGTGGTGGTCCTGGATATACGAGAGAGGTTGAGAAAGACTTGGATGATGTTGAGATGGCACTACAGGAGGTTATGCAAAATGTGAAGAAGAGAGTTGTTAAGATGGCTACTACTAAGGACAATATGAAGAACTATAATCGTGGTATCATACGTACTGTTATAGCTCCGAGTTTTAGTAGGAAGATCACGATTTGCAATGAACCTAAAATTGTATACCTCATTGACATTTCCGGATCTATGGACACCAGACTTATTGATAGATGCTTAGGAACTATCGCAAGAAGTATGAAAAAGCTCAGTCGTGGTCTTAAGTATGATATCATTACCTGGAGCACATGTCTAGGGGAACACATTAGAGACATTGACCCAAGACACCCAATAACAAAGGTATCTGGGGGAGGTGGAACTAGCATCGGACGTGGAATTCAATACTTTAAGGACAACTATGGACCTGAAGCTATTCTAGTCATTATATCCGATTTTGAAGACTATCTTGAAGAGTGGCATGCTGTAGAAAGTACTATGGATAACTACTCTATGTATGGCTTCAACTACGGAAACGGAAGCTGGTATGATAGTTCTAAAATTGACTGGAAAAATCTTAAGGTTCGCAAATTTAAGGACTATTAATGATTGAGAAGAGCAGAATACAAGAACTAATTAAAGTATTTTATCAACAGCCTTTCAAGATCTTCTATGTAAACTCGGTAGATGGAGAAACATTTATAAAGCCCACAGGATTATTCATTAGCCTAGGACTTACAACATCGATGAGAACAATAGAAGGACTTAGGGATGTGATTTCCAATACATATCCGGAAAGTAATCCTCTTGTCGTGGAGCTTTCTAGTAAGTGTATGACAGGAGATCAATACCTGAATACTATAACAGACAATCAAAATCCACAACCCTACGTCATTAGTGAGTTTCCAGAGGATTCATTTGATAAGACTATGGCGGAGAATGAGTTGGTGAAGCTTAGAGAGATGATCAGAGAAAACAAAAATACTACTCTCTTAGCCGCCACTCAAAAACTCCAAGAACTCATAGATAGACTAGGACAAGGTGATGGTTGGGAAACTCACAGAATCATAAAACTAGACTCCGATTACAAGATTTTTCATAAAGTTGCCAATTATAAAAGAGAGGGTAACTTGGAGCTTAGGATCGGAATTTATGTAAAGTAAAACAAACAAAAAAGAAATAATTGATAGTAAAATACCAGTTATTTCTTTTATTTATTTAAGGACTATGAAAAATTGGATAAAAATATTAATCGCCTTAGTCCTTGGTTTTATTATAGGTTTGATAGTTATAAAACCCAAGACAACTATAGAAGAGGTAACTATAGAAAAACCTGTATATTACCAAGACTTAGTTACGATACATGACCTGGAAAACTTGGTGGAACAGAAAAACTTAGAAATCCGGGAGTTAAAGAATAGGGTCCAGGAGGTAAAAGAGGTTGTTATTATAGAGAAAGAACAAATACAAAAACTTCCTCCTGATTCTGGTGTAGTAAAACTTAGGGAATTTTTAAAGGGTTATACAGAAACCCCCTTAGATACATTCCCCACACTTACTTCAGATTCTCTAGTTCTTCTTGATAATGAAAACCTGAGAGATATAAATAGTGTCTTTATGGATTATTTCGGAGCTGTAGAAATTATGTTTGATCAAGAAGAAATTATATACAACGATTCAATAGTTATAGGAAGTCTTGATTCTATAATAGGAATTGAAACAGGGATAAAAGAAAACTTAGAGACAGCACTAACCCGAGAGAAGAAGAGAAAGAATATCTGGATGGGGGTTGGAATTGGTGCTACGATTACTACTTTAATATTAGGAGTGCTTAGTTATGGTAGAAGTGGTAATTAATTATGACGTAGAAAATAAGTTGTACAAGGCATATGAACCAAGTACCGACACATTATTCGTTACTTCAAGCTTAGGAGACACATTTAATAAACTAGAAGCCCATCTTTTACAATTTGGTCTCATTGCTGGTTCATTACTGTCTGAGCAAAATATAACATACCACCTAGACTCCCCTACTTTTATAGCCATTGTTCAGAGTAATGCAAATCTTCTGAAACGACTAAATAATGCTCCTTCCGGTTTTATGGTTAGTTCTCAGAGACTTGGATTAGGAACAGGACAACAGGTGGGAGGTGACTGGAAAAAACGAGGACAACGAAAGAATAATGGTACTTTTTCTAAATCAAATCTAGGAAATGCAAGTAAAAAATTTGGAGAGAAATGATTAACTTATTTACTTCTTATGCTACAAAAGATAACTTAGAAAACCTAGTGTCTCATAGTTATCTTCCCGTTATCATACTAAGAAACATACGAAGCTCTAAACTCCTTTCTCCTTATTCTGATACTTCTATACATCTCAGAGAATTATCACCATCCACAGAGCTATTTCATAAGTACCGTGATGGATTGATAGGAGTAGAAGAATACCATCATCAATACCTCTTGGAACTTATAGAGAGGAAATTATCTTTCTATGATATCCGAAAACGACTAATCTTCCTTAATAACCTAGTTTCAGCAGAGGGAGTAGTTCTTTTAGGATATGAAGAAGATCCTGAGAAATGCCATAGAAGTGCTCTTGCTAGGTTTCTTAAGGAATTATGGAAACAGGAGATATACGAATGGAACGGAAATTAAAAGAATGGTTAGATAAGGAAGGGGTTTGTTATCTTGGACTTACTTATACGGAATGTTATGGTGGTCTTATATCAGTAACTTTCCTAACACAGTACGACCTAGACCTTTACTTAGACATGATAAAATATAAGTCGAGGTTTAATAAATCTGAGTTCCTAGTTATCCCCGAAACACTTACTGTAATTGTTAATGGAGGGGCAGCAAATGAAATTATACGAACTGTTAGAGGAGTTTATAATTCTCCAACTACCCTCTCAGCCTAGTCTTAAGTTTCGAGGGGACATAGCTTTAGGAAATTTTCAAATAGCTAGATTTTCTGACCTATATTGTGAGGTTATTTTCTTGACTACTGGAGAAAGTTTAAGATTAGAGAAAGAACTGGTACGCTTATGTTCTAGTTTTTATAAGTCCAGAGAAGAAGAAATAGTTAGAGCAGAAGATGTTGTTGGGTCTGAACTTTGGGAATTAGTGGTAGTTTGTTCTAGAATAATGATACAGAAAGATATAGATCCCACCCAACTTAAGAATACAGGAAAACTACGGAACTGGCTTAAAGAAAGATTTAAAATTTCCTTAGGTCCCGTTACATATTTTTCTAGAGATAATATAATAAAGATATGAAAAGATTGACTATATATACAGATGGAAGTCACTTGAAACACACTTCAGGGAGACTAGGAATAGGGGGTGTACTTCTAGATGACTTCGATAATATTCTCTCCGAGTTTTCTGAAGAACTTAGTATAGAATGGCTTAGAGAGAAATATGGTACGTCTGATGTTAGTAATCCAACCTGTGAAATGTTAGCTAATCTGTATGCCCTAGTGAAATTTAGAGATATAATAAAAGGATGTTCTAGTCTCACAATGAAAGCTGACTATGAGGGAGTACAGAAATGGAATACAGGGATATGGAAAGCTAGACTACCATACATAAAAGCTATAAAAGATCAAACCACCGAAGAAATAGAAAGACAAGGATTAAAAGGGAAAATACACTTTGAATGGGTGAAAGGACATCAAAAGAAAAGCATCCTAAGTCGAGATAGTAGGTGGAATGATTACGTAGATAAACTGGCTAAAGGTATTAAAGAAAAATGAAAAAAGAATGTTGTACCTGTTGTATAGATGGTACCTGGAGATATGAGGACTTGATTGGAGCGAAGGTGAGAGTTAAGAGTCTACCAGTATATAATCGACTAACCGCTATTTCTTCAGATATCGAACATACAATAGAAGATTTGATATTCCAGATTAGTGAAACAGGAAAAACTATATGTATTGTCAGACTTAAAGGCTTAGATGCTGATTTTACCTTTAAAGATCTGGAAATAACTAGTCTGAGAAGCCCAAAAACAATTTGTGATGATGAGACTATAACAGGAACAGTATTAGCAAATGGTTAAGAAAGTTAGAAAAGCAAGTCAGGCTAGACCTAGAACAGGTGGACTTGGAAAAAGACCAAATACTAGCCACGTAAAACAAGTCGCTAAACATGAGAAAGACCCCATGGCTGACAAAGTAATAGGATCTGAACTCGATAGTGATGATATTGATGTTATAATACTAAATTAACAAGAAGATGAACATAATAAACAAATTACAGGTGGTATTTAAACCAGGAGGAAAGCTTAGTTCTGATGATCTTAACTCCCTGGTAACAGCAATTAATACCCTCAACTACACAGTAAATAACATCCTAAAAAGCTACTGTGATATTAATCAGGAAACTGGTGTACAAAAGGCCTATACTCTAGGGGAAGCTATTAAACTCGTCCCGGAAGGTAGAAGAAGCTTTACTATGAAAATCAGGTTTATCGAAAATGCTGATATTGTTGGTGCTAATATCTATAACATTAGATATGCTGAATACTACTACACCGGTCCTAAGGCTTTTGATAATAGAACCTGGGAAAATGAAGCAAACTGGACTAAGAGCGTCCCTAACCTAATTGATGGAGGTACTTGGTAATGAAAGGAAGTAGCTATAAGGAAACAGAATGGAAGAATGGAGAAACGAGACTCAATGCTAAAAATATGAACAACATTGAGGCTGGCATAAAGACTCTCTTCGAAAATGCTATTGACCAAGATACAGTAGAAGTCGTATATGAAGCTCCCGCAGAACCTGATAATAGTAAGCTGTATTTTGTAATAGATGATGAGAATGTTTTAACTAGACTTATTGTTTTCGGAAAGGAGATTATAGTAAGATGACTTGGGATATTGAAACTTGTTATTATGAGTATCAAGAAGCAACATCCTATCTTCTCAAGTCTCTAGGAATAACACAACTAGATCACGTAAAAAATAGAGAAGTCCTTTATCCTTATTACACTCAGATTATAAAATATCTAAACCGTGAATTGATGTGTAATACGGAGGACAATATAAAAGCTAAGGTCCAGAAAATAATTGAACTAATGGATGCTGGTTCTGAGAAAATCTGTACAACTAGAGCAAGAGAACTAGGTGAAGAAGTTGGAATTGAAGTGACCTCTGAATACTATGACCAGGATAGATTTGTATTTTCTTGGGCTGATCTTATGGGTACCTTAAGTCTCCGCTTAAAATTCCAGTATGCTTATCTTTGGAAACAGGAATATGATGATAGCTGTGGTTGTACTTGTGGTAAGGGACAAACTGAAGAAGACTATGAATCTTGGGTTTCTGGCGTATATCCGGAAGATTATGAATACGATAGAACAAACTATTACCGGACTAATACAAATTGGGGAACCAGTGAAGATAGGATTTGTGACTGTTATAAGAAGAATTAAAAAGAAAGGTAGAAAGGATTATATTTCCAATCTACCTTTTTATTATCACCTCTGCACCAGGTAACCCACTAAGACGATTAATTCTGTTGGCAAGGCTTTCTTTACATATTACAGTACTAAAGCCCATAAAAGTTTTTGTCATTACCTTAGGGGATAATCTTTTTCTAGGGACTTTCATCACCTTCTTAACATATTCTTTATAGTTGGTTTTGTCTTGTGTAGGAATGAAAGCATGAATCTTATATACTAGATCTCCATTAGATAATGAAAATCTTAGCAATAATACTCTAGTTTTCACATGTATAAGGCTTTTCCTTATAAGTGTAATGTACTTAGTTATTTTAGAAATTACGTTAAATGAGAAAGGGAAAAAGCTAAGAGGAAAAACAGACACTCCCATAATCTATTACCTGAGTGAAGAGAAGGCCTTTAATATGGACGAAGCTTCAGAAGAAATTTTTAAGCAGATTGGTATAGATGTGGTGGATACTTTTAATCATCTTAAAACCATTCCTCTTCCTGGAAAACCTCTAGAAAATATTAAGACTGGAGATTATGTTAGAGTATTAAAACTTGGAGATAGTACAGTTTCAATCATCCTAGGAACTACAAAAATTATAAAAACACTAGGAGATAACTCTGTAGAAACCTTAAATCCATTCATAATCTTCGATAACCAAGGAATTTGTATCCATAAGGGAACATGTGATTGTGTGGCCTACTATCTACAACAAACAGAAGAGAAAGACTTAGAGGAGGCAAAAAGGAAGGACTCTATAATACTTGCTAGGAATGAGGTGTCTTCATTTTTTATGAGAAAAGCCAATGTTGATAAGTTGGAGGGAGATGATGTTCTTTCTATATATGAGATTATAAAAAAAATATTATGATAATCCTAGAGACGTGTAAACAGTTTATAGTATTCATAAAAATCCTTCTTAATGGGGCGGGACAAGAATTACTAGGGAGAAGCATTCATGTTATCTATACTGTCAGAAATTCCCCTGCTCTCGACATATCAGAAGTAGTTGATATAGTTTATGAAAAAGTAGGTCCCCAACTTGTAGATAACTTTGAAATAATAAAATCAATACCGAGGACATTTTATGTAAATCCTCAGAATCTAATAAAAGGGGACTACATCATCATCCATAAACACTTCTACTCTTTTGACACAATGAGGTTTAGGGGAATAATAGAGGGTGTACAGAATAAACACATTACTGTTTGTGGCCACCAGTTTTCATTAGATGGTGTTTGTATAGAATACGACCCTGGAATAATTTCTATATATCACCTAGAAGCACCAACGGATGAAGAGATGGAGGAATATATAGAGACGGCAAGAAGAGAAGAATTATTGAAGGAAATATCCGGGAAATTATCTCGTAGAACCTTAGGAACACTAGAAAAAGTAAATAAATTCTTAGACGAAAATGGATAGAGTATATATAGTAAAAATTAAGCTTGGAGAAAAAGCTAAGAAACTTTGTTATAGAAATGAGGTTCTTGTTCCTATCTCATCCCAAGGTAGACTGGACTATTATGAGATCCTAGACTCAGTAGGAAATCAGTATGGAGCGGATAATGTAGTGTCTCTAGAGGTCCTTCATACTATTTTTCCTGACTTCGAGTTCTTACAGTCCTTAAGCCCACATACATTAGTTGCTGTAAGAAAACTCCATGAGGTCCTTAAACACTCTACAAATCTTTATAATAATGAAAATGGGAGTGAGATTTTTGAGGTTAATGAGATTTTTGATAGAGAAAAAGAAGGGCGTAAAATAGTAAGAACAGATAGTTGGTCAGATTGTTGTTTTTATATGGATACTGGACTATCTGAACCCGGAGAAATTATTACAAGCCCCTATGAAATAAGTTTTTTAGATAAACCAACAGAAAGAGAGATACAGAACTTTAGAAACAGAAGAGATAAAAACATAAAAGTGGCTGATATAAAACGGTGGGTAAATAATACTGATGATATAGAAATAATTAATACGGTTTGGGATATAATAAATAAAAAAGAAGAAGGAAATTAATCCTTCTCTTTATTTTTGTTCTCCGAAATCATCTTTACGAGAGAACCATATTTTGCAATTAATTCATCCTTAGCCTCATCTCCCCACATAGTATGAACGAGAACCCCATGTTTGTGTAAGGAGATTATAAATGGATCTTCAGGGCGGACACGAATTCTCACGCTCTCTATCTTATTTATCATCTCTTTTTCAGGGGCCGCTATGAAGAAATCATTACTGAGTTCCCCACTTCCACGATATTGTTTAGTAGTAATGTCTCCATGATTCCAATACTCCGGAAAGTATGCGTTAAATAAATCTCTACCTTGCCAGATATAATTAGCATTTTCGAAACATTGCTCAGGAGATATATTTCTAGCTATAAACGGGAATCTATGAATAAACTCAAATGCTGGGGTCTTTTTTATCGCCCTCGCATCCTCTCTTCCGTCTCGATTAAGAGAAATCCCCTGTATTTTCCAATAGTGCACAGAATAGTCAATAATATCTTTATGTACCAGGTTTTTCCTAGTTTCCAAAAGGATATTAATACTATTCTCTGGGATAGTACCTGTAAAATCCCTAAGATAACCTACAACAAGATTATATTTCACCAAGAGCTCTAAGAACCGAGGATAACTTATGAAAATTATATTATCCCCGAAGACCTCTATAGCCTTTGTGAGAAACCTTAGGGCCTCGATGTTAAAAGCTCTCTGTTTCTTAGTCTCCTGTTCCGCCTTAAAAATCCCTTCTATCATCTTTGCATTTGTCGTATTAACCAGGCCGAGTTGTTGTAGCGCCTCTAGCTCTGTACCCGCATTAGGAGGAATTATAATGGACTGGAGATCACTTTCAAGTTCCTGCGCATAACTTAAACCGGCCTTAGATATCGACGTATGAATAACTTTAGCCGAAATACTTTTTGTAATTCCAAACATAATTTTTCTTCTTTCTATATAAGGCGTTGAGATCCTTATAAATGATATGAAAAAGACATCGATTGTATTGATTATTGTAGCAGCTTTTATTGCTATTATTGTTGGTATGTATTTCTCTTACAACAATAAAGAAGTATCCCTAAGAAATCAGTCAGACGCACAGATTGGAAAAATAGAAGGAGTATATGATAAGATGTGGAAGGTGATACAACAAAAAGCACAAGTAACATCTGAATATAAAGACGCATTTAAAGAAATCTATCCAGAACTTATAGCCGGTCGTTATTCTGGGGAGTCTATGATGAAGTGGATCCAAGAAAGCAACCCCGAATTTGATGCTTCCCTGTATAAAGATCTGATGCAAAGTATAGAAATCCTTAGAACAGAATTCCAACACGCACAAGAAAAAGAACTCGACATAATAAGAGAACATAAGAATCTCTGTTCTACATACCCAGGAAAATGGTTTGTTTCTAAGAAGGAACCAATCGAATATACAATCATTTCCTCCACCAAGTCTAAAGAAACTATGGAAACCGGACTTGATGATGATATAAACGTTTTCTAATGGAACTTCTCATTTACATAATTCCCATCTTAGTGTCTCTTGGTTTTTTAGTGTTTAAAGCTAGGGAGACAGTTTGGTGGGAATACTTACTTTTAATTGGAGGTTCAGTTCTTCTCGCATTCCTCCTAAAACAAATCATCGTAAGTATTAAGACAAGTGACCTAGAATACCTTAGTGGGTATGTAACCCAAACAACCTACTATGAACCCTGGAATGAAGAGGTCGAGGTTACAAAGACTAGAACAAACAGTGAGGGAGAAGATGAGGTTTACACCGAAACTGAAACTAGATATCACAGCGCAGAATATTCTTACAGGACTAGTATGAAGCGAAGCGAGGTGTGGTGTTCTAGAGATTATCATGAGGCGCTGAAAAAACAGTTTCGAGTTGGTGGTGTGTTTAGAGATATGCATAGACACTACCACACACAAGACGGAGATGCTTATGACTACTTCTGGGATGGGACTGACGAAACTATGAAGACTATAACTGAGGTTGGGACTTATAGGAACCCGATGAAAGGAAGTAGGTCGATCTTTAAATTGAGTCGAGAAGATAGCACACTCTTTAATTATCCGGTGCCAGAGAGAAGGGGAGATCAAAAGGTGGTTCTGGGAAATGCTAAGTACGACTCTAGGCCTATCCAAATCCTAAATGCAAAACTGGGAAAACAATATCAGGTTCATGTCTTCGTTCTCCTGTTCTATAATGCTGGTCCGGAGATAGCAGAAAGACAAAAAGAATATTGGGAAGGAGGAAATAAAAATGAACTTGTGGTGTGCTTGGGAATGAAGAGAGATAGTATTCAGTGGTGTAGTCCGTTTTCTTGGAGTGAAAGCCCGGTAGTAGAAACGAGGATAAAATCATGGTGCCTAGAAAACCCAAGACTAGATATAAAAGAACTAGCGGGAGAATTAGAGAAGGAGATAAAAAAGGACTGGAAAAGAAGAGAGTTTAAGGATTTCAATTATATAGAGACTGAATTGGGAGGAGGAGATTACATTATTATCCTGGTCTTAGTTCTGGCTTATATAGTGGGAATCGGAATATGGATAACAAAAAATGAATACAGCAACTTGGATTAATTTAATAGTTATATCCAGTCTTATATTGGCTGGGATCTTTTTTATGTTATTATTGTTAACTGTTTTTTATGAACCCGCCAAGAGAAAGACGACAAAGATTGCGATTTATGCTGTGGTTAGTCTAGTAGTGTGGTGGTTTATAATTGCAGGTATTGGTATGTTTTTTGTAGTAGAGTAAATAAAAGAAGGGGATAGAAATTAATCTTCCCCTTTTTATTTCTTTTTTATTATTTCAAATCCATGTACCTTCTTTCCATCCTCCATAAACTGACAATCTCGTAATTCAAAGTAGTCATTCAGGTCAGATGCTTTTGGAGTCTTAGATATGTTGTGTGTAGTATAAAAATTAGCTAACATCTCTTTTATTTGCTTTTTCGAATACTTATCCCCTATGTTAAATAGAGATTTTATACCTTCTCCGTTTATAACTTCCGGATTTATATATCTAATAATATTTGACTCTTTATAACCAAGGGCTCTAATTTTCTCAAACCCAAGTAAGTTTATGTAATTTTGGTATGATAGTGGAATTATAACTTGTAGTGGAGAATTAGCGTACTGGATATAGATGGTTGGGTATTGAAAGTAAACATCACACAACAACTTCATTCTTCTTTCAAAATTATTATCTTTATCAAATTCAGAAACGAGATTATCATAAACACTACTCAATTCATTAACAGATAAAGTGTCATCCACAATATTGACAGACCCTATACTCTCTATTCCTCTTCTAATAGTGATATCATCTTGGTACTCTTTTCTACTAACATCATAAGCTCTCTGATCTGCTACTTTAACTAGATAATTAAACATAGCCTTTCCAGTCCGACCCGAAACTCCAAGATAATCGTTTTTATATAGACTTTTAGCATCCGCAGCTTTTTCGGCCCACAATAGTTTACCCCTATCAGACATTTTACTATACTCCTCTAGTAGTTCTTGAGTTTTCTCCAACTTAACCTTTACCTTTTCATCATTTACTAGCTTCTTCTCATTTATTATTGCTCCCTTTTTTGTCTCAGCTTTATAGAGAATTAATACTTCATTTCTAAACACATTCTCCTTTAGTCTCTGTCTTCCAAGTATTTGAGGGAGATCAAGAGAAATATCTACAGTAAGCGTTTGAATATTACAGTCAGAACAGACAACAGTAAAGGCTGAGGTAGAGTAGAAATCCGCTCCAAGATAGGTAGTTCTAGTACATAATGTGAACATTTTATGGGGCTGACCGTAAGTAGGTATATTTCCTATTTGATGTCCTATTTTCTTCAGCTTATTTATATTCGTTGAAGAGTCAGCACATATAATATTTGTTTCTTCTGGAGTTAAATTACATTTTCTGATAATATCACAAATGGATCTAATAGAATTGACAAATATTACTAGTTCTTTGGATTCCTTTAGTTCTCCATTAGAAAGAATTTTATTAGGGAACCTGCCCTCTCTATAATCTGTGATAATTTCTCCAACCCTTTTATTAATATTCCTCACGGTTTCTCTCTGGATTCTTACATTCTCTACTCTAGAACTGCTCCAAATAAACTTAAAAAATCTAAGGTCTTTGAAATAATCTAGTTCAACTAAGTACTTTTCTAACATTGGAGTAGCAGATAGGTAAAGAACATTTTGACATTGTTTTAAATCCTCTACAAAATCTAATTCCACTGTAGCTTTAAATGATGCATCCATGAAAATTGATTGAAATTCATCTACTACAATACAATAGGAATTAGAGGAGTAGTATTCATTAAGAACATCTAAGACATGGTGTAAAGAGTCATAGGTAACAATAATTTTAAATGGATTGCTATGACTAATTCCATGTGATTCTACATAAGAACGAAGTTGGTTTTTTATTGGAGCTAAATAATCTTTTCTCTCTTTCTTGTTTATGTTAATTAAATTTTCCTGTTCTTCTATTTCTGCAACATAGTTAGAGGAGGAAGAAGAGGGGAGTATATTATCAAATGGAGTTTTTAATTGTTCTTCTCCTCTATTACTGTCATAGTCTATATTATTTTCATAGTCATTTCTGAAATAATATACAGGTCTCATCTCTGGATTCTCTCCATTATTATGCTGTTCTTCTTTGTTTTCTAATAATTTTTTCCTTGGAGAACAAAGAACAAGTGGAATAGAATTATTTAAACAGTATTCAGTAAATCCACATCCACAAATAGTTTTATCGAGAATTAAATGACCTAGAGGATATTCAAAATCATCCCATTCACTAATATATTCAATATTCTCTGGTACATTAATAGGTATAACATTCATTTTCTTTTCTTCTTCATTCATAATTTAATTTGTTTTAGATGTATACTATTTCAAGTATACGTTATAATCATTTTCTTATTTATTAGAAAGGGTACGCTGGTCTGGACTGGTACCCTTTCTTTATTCATCTATTAGGTTTTAAAAGCTTCTAGAATGTGAAATCACTTTTTTGTTATCCGAATTTTCTAGATTTTCTAATTAGAGATATTTTTGGGTACATCACTATTTTTCTACCTCATTATAACAGGATCTCTCTTTCTAAGACCTTTAGGTCTCCTCGAGTGGTGGAAATTAGTGAGTGAGGAACGAACGAACGTTAAGATTTCCAAAAAATTTCGCTACGAGCGACGGATGGATGCGAGAAGAAATTTTTAACGAAGAGTGACCTAAACGAAAAAGAGCGGGTTCAACTCGTTAATGTAACGTAATGATCGACGACGTAGGAGGAGAGAATGTAGTGGAGTAGAGTTGTGGCGCGCAGCGGGAAGGCGCTCTTTAGGGTATATGTCAAGCTAAAAGATTAAAGCGGAACGCTTAAAATACTTAGCTTGTTATTGGATCTCGCTTCGTCTTTCACTATTCGCTACGCTCATGTTTCGTTCGTTTCACTCACTACACTCGTTTCAGACTCGCTCGAAGGTTTCCATTCCACTAGGTCATTACATTCCCCGTTTCGTTCATTCTTCACTCCACTCCATTCCCTTTTCCACTCCAAACAAAAAAAATACGAAGACTTTTAATCCCCGTATTTAAGTTCATAGTACAATTCTTCTGTTTTCTGGTTTATCTCTTCAATCATCAGGTCCATTTCTTCTATGCTAAAACCTGATTCTTCCACTTCAATTTCTTTTACTTCTCCTCCTCGTGTTATATGAATTACCTTTACCTCATCTTTATCTAGGCCCGGTATTTCTTTAGCGTAGGAGGGGATTTTCTTTCCTTCCTTTTCCAAACTACCCTTTAAGATAGCCATATTGATTTGACGGCATGTTTCGCTAGACCCCGTTACAGTGATCTTAGTTTCTCCTTTCTCCGTCTTAAGAAAATCCCACACTAATTTTCCATTTTCATCTCTCACTCCAAAATCATCATCCTCGTATTTCTTAACTTCGGTAGGTGAGACGTTAGAGATTATAGTTTCCAGTGCTTTATCCACTAGTTCTTTCTTACATGTACAAACAATTATAATATTTTTCATAACACATATAAGGGTTTAGAGTTCATAATGGCCGGGGAGTATTTTTTCAGCTTCATTATATTCTTCAAACTTAGCTATATATTTCTCCCTTTCTTCCCAGCTAGGAGAATAGAAAATATCAGTATGAAATTGGTGAAGACTATTTCCTGTAGTATTCTCAAACATTACACCTATATTATCTTTTCACATCTTTTCTATTTGTTTTAGAGATGGTTTTTTCCTTTGTAATATGGGAACACAATACATTCCCCTATAACTATCACCCCTCGACAAAATAGTTAAGCTTAATTCCATCTTCCCCTCTTTATATTCATACTTCTCCTGATCCCAACGTCGAAGTCCTCTATAAACAATGTACTTCACGGTAATAGTTTATTTTATAACCCTCTTTTAAGTTTATTTCCAGCCAATCTCTTCCTATTTCCATTATTCCTCTTCTACGTATCATAATAGCATAATCCGGACTTGACCTAGTGATTATTATATATGGAGATGTGTTATTATTTTCATCGTTATATCTGAAAATTACATAATCAAACCTCACGATAATATATAAGTTCTAGTTCTTTCCGTTTATTTTTAAGAATCCATTCTTTCCTGTATCTCACTATGTTTTCAGGGGCATCACAGAACCATTGAGGGGGATATCCTTGATTATAAAACATAGTGGTTAATAGAATAAATGAGGTTATAGATTCGCTTATTTTTGAAGATGTTATTAAGCTCTCTAGGATTTCTTTATTTGGGTGTTTTCTTCCTATACTCTCCACAGCCGCAACAATACCGTCATGGGAGATAGAGATAAAACATGTGATGGTGTCTGATTCTGTATTCCTAAATCTGAAGACTATGTAATTAAGATTGGTAGACATAGTTTAAGCTTATCTCCAGTTTCCTAATCAACTTCATTAATTCACTAGCACTACTACCCCTTAGCATTTCCATTGTATATTTTTTTATCTTTTTATTATACCCCGGTCTTAAGTAATTTTTATGTAGGATAGTATTTATGATTTTCCTACTAACTCTCTTTTTCATCAGCCTAGGAATTTCAGCATTAAAGGTACTAGCGGTTTCTGGATGTAGTATAGTTAGTATTTTATGTCCGGATCTCTTAAAAACAATATACTTCATACTCCTCCAATAAAAATAATTATCATTTCAAACCCCCTAATAGTTCTTTCCATATCCCCTTTCCACCAATCTCTTTTATAGTTTTTTATCTTCTTTATTAATTTCCTATACTTTCTATCCCTAGACTCCTCATTAAAAAGTCTTGTAGTTCTTATATGGGGATTAGTGGCAGTTATTTCTATATTTCTCAAGAAGTTTATCCCCAACCTTTTTCTTAATTGTAAATTTGTATATCTAGAATGGGGGACAAAAAGAGTTATATCATTTGTTTCGAGGTTTAGGATGTTTAAATTAAGTCGTCTTCCGTAATAGTCTAAGGCAAGATAATAAACGTATTTTTTATATCTTTTCATCTATACAAAAATAAGGACTTGAAAAAAGTAGCGACCAGTAAAAATATGCGTTTTTGAGTCATTTTTTCCGTTTTTAGCCTTTTCTGACCTCTTAAATTACCCCCAAAAACCTCAGCGACCACTTTTTTTGCAGTTTTTGATATGAAATCCTTATATATGTAGAGAGGAATGCTTTACTTTATTTTTTGCACTGGACTCTCTATTAACATAAACTTTTAAACGCAGGAAAATATGAAAAGAGAAAATGAGAACTTAATGCAGAAATTATTTGGGTCTTTTGCTTTAGGGTCTGGTCGTTTTGCGTTAAGATCAAATGTATATAATAATGGAGGAACACCAGGATATTCTCCTATAGGTGGAACTAGTCAATCTCGCATTTTTGATGGGATGGATAGAAAATCACCTCTCCTCGGAAATTATATGCCATCTTCTCGCTTATCATCCTATTACGAAAAACTAGCGGAACTTAAAGGATATCAGCTCTTAGACATATCGAAACTAGCTACTAATTTTTTTGCTGACTATATTATAAACTTCTTAGCCGATGAAAGTAATGGAGCTCAACTAGTTACGATTATGGATGAATCTGGTAATAAAGACGAAACAAAGACAGAAAGAATTAATGATGTCTTAGTGAAGGATATTAAGATTTTTGACTTTATAAGAGACCACATTCAGGATTACGTTTTCTATGGTGGGTATTATAGTATGCTCAGAAATACTAGAGATGAATTAGGACATCTTAGGTTTAGAATTGAAGAACTTTATGATCCTATTTCCGTAGTTATCAAGAAGAAAAGAATCAAAGAAACAGATGAGATAGAAGAGGTTTTCTTAGCTAGGTCAGATGAAAATGTTATCTATGAAATTCCTAAGAAAGAGATGATCTATATTTCAAATACCGCACTTCGTCTTGTAAATGATCTCTCCCCGGATTGGAATGATAAGAATAAAAAGTCCTGGTTACATGAAAAACCGAAAGAAGGTGGAAAAGGAACAAGAGATAAGGTAACGAGAAAAGAATCATATCAAGCAGCAGAACCATTATTTTACAGTTCCATCATAAAACTAAAGGAACTAGTTATAAAAGAGCTGCTTGTATCCCTAATCTCTTTACGTGATCTTACTTCGGTTCAAATGTTCCTCTTACAATTTGATAAAGCTGTACCCCTAGAAACTGCTAATGAATTATGTGCTAGAGCTACAAAACTGGCTAATAACACTAATGAAATTTCTAGTTTCTTAACGTCTCAGTTTGATGTAGTCAGCTTTATTGAAAACACCCTAACACAAAGCGCGAAGTTTATCCCAGACTATAATTCAACGTTGGGTAGTAAAAACAGTATGCTCCCCCTTGATAAACTCAGTGATAAACTTCTAGACATTATGCAAACTCTCGATCAGTGTAGAAATAATGTCCTTAGTCCTCTTGGTTTGCCTAGTACTATCTTAGATTCAACTTCTGGTTCTAAGTGGCAGGTCTTACAACAATCAGAGCGCGCTAATTCCAGGGTGGCTAGTTTTATGGCTGGTATTAAAGACTCAGTAACAAACTTAGTGTGTTCTGTCTATGAAACACTATATGGAACTGAAATTGATCCTAGCCTTATTAAACTACATATTTCAGAAAAGACTAGTGTAGAGTATAATAACCAGATTAACCAGAGTGAGAGTATAAATGGATTGGTACAGGGAATCTCTAATATTATACAAACTTCCCTTCAGACCTTAGATTTTGCTTCCCCTCTTATTGATCCGGAGGCTTATCTTACTTACATACACAACTTACTGAAAGATATAGACCCCAATACAGAAAACTTGATAACTGAGGAAACACTACAACAATATCTGCAACTAGTTCAAGCTAAGGTAAATAACTCCTTTGAACAACTTGGCGTAGATCCTAGTACTATCCAACAAACACCTGAACAAAGATGATTATACTGAGGAATAAAAAATTTACTGAGCCGGGAATGGAACAACAACTTACCCCTAGAGAATTAATGCTGGAAAATTATAAGATGCAAAGACAGATTATGATAAACCAGAGAACTAGGGAAAAATTAGAAGCAGATAGGGCAAAAGCTAGAATGAGAGAGGTTCAGACCGCTCAAAGGATAGAACAGAAAAAGGATGAGCAAGAAAATCAGGGAAGAATAGAATCCCAGAAGATGCAAAACGCTCAAGATTTACCCAGAAATGTTAATCTTTATAAGTCTAGGCCTAAAGCTGTAGATCCTATTTCCATGCCTAAATAAATAAAATTATGGACGACGAAAGAATAAAAGAGAAGACTTTTACGGAAGGTGTAGAAGATTCTCAAGAAGTGTTTAAAGAGGAGAACAATTTTGATCCTCTTAAGATTAGACTATAACAAACCAAAAGAAAGGAATAAACTACTATGATTAATGGTAAAGAATTCGCTGAGAAAATGTTTAGCGATGTAAATAATGATAATACCCAGGAAAAGCTCTACAGTACTGGCTCTGAGGAACTGGATGCTATGTTAGAAAAGGCTTTTAGTGAGGGTTATGAAGCTGCCCAGAAAGAGTTTGCTAAGAAAGATGAGGGCAAACATACTGGTGCTAAAGTAGCTGGTGCCGCCGCTCTCGGTGCTGGTGCTGGTATCTATGGTGCTGAGAAACTTGGAAAAGGTGTTTCTAAGCTTGGTGCTAAAAAGATTGAAGGCGCTGCTGGTAAGAAAGCTATGGCTGCTATGGAAGGCGCTAGAAATGGTAAGGCTGCTCAGAAAGAACTCAGAGAAAAAGCCGAGAAGATGGAGAAGGCCGGTGAGAAAATGATTAAGACTGGTAATAAGATGCAGGAGCCCATGAAAGTAGTTCGTAATGCAAAGAAACAGGCCGTAGAAGCTGCTGAAAAGGGTAAAGGTGCTGTAGTTGAAACTGCTAATAAAGGTAAGAAGGCTGTTGTAGAAGCTGCCGGAAATACAAAGAAAGCTGTAGTTGAGACTGCTAAGAAGGCTATGAACAACAAAACTGTTAAGAGAGTTGTTAAGAAAGTAGTTAAGAAATAAGTAATATGTCATTAATAAACCAGAAGTGACCTTAGAGTCTACCCTTTAATGTGGGCTTCTGGTTCTAAAAGATGTCTTAATATATCATAAGCCAGGACATTTAAAGATGTGAGATTCGATTCTACCCTGGCTCTAAATTAAAAGCACGAGAAAGAGTTGTGCTTTAAGAAAATTATAAATAATTAATTAAATATGATTATTGTTAGAAATACTACGTCTTTTTCTTATCCTGAAAACTATATTATACTAGAGAAGGACTTTAGTATTTTGTCAAAAATCAGAGGTAAGTTGGCACATAAGATTACTACTTCCATAGTAAATGATATTAATATAATACCAGATTTAGTAGAGAATATAAGAACCCCAAAAAGAATTAAATTGGGAAAATCAGTAAGAACTGGATTATATAAAGCGGCTAAGAAGTCTGGAGCTAGAATATCACCAATTAATGTTGGGGGTCCTGTTACAGTATCTAAAGATTTAGCACCGAATATATTAAGTTCAGCAAGAAGATATCCCAACTCTAGGAGAATTCTTAGAAAGTATCAAAAACGTGCACTAGAGAATAATGTTGGAAAATATCAAATAGTTCTAGGTCCTAGACCAAGTGGAGAGGCAGTAGCACATGAAATTGGACACGTAATTAATCAAGAATCAAAGAATCCAATAGTCCGAAGAATATCTAGAATATCTGCAAACCCAGAAGTAAGGAAAAGACATGATATTGGATATGATTTAGTAGCAGGAGAAAATAATCCTGGAAATCATGGAAGGTCTGGTATAAAAAATCTGGTTAGGGATTTTATAGATAGCAAATCAATACTTTCAGATGAAAAAAGAGCGTCTAGGAATGGTATTAAACTATTAAAAAATCTTGGAGCTGATAAAGAAACTATTGCAGCTTCTAAAGCTAATATGGACACGGCTCAAGAAATATATAGACGTAAAGGTAATGTAAATTGGAAGACTACTCTGAGAAACACAATCCAAACGAAAGATAAGCGAACTGGGGATATATTCTATGACTAATGCTCTCTGCTTCGCATATAAAATAAAAAATCCTGCTCCAAGTTATTATGGGTTTGGAATCAATATAATAAATCAAGGATATGAAGTTTCTTTAATCGCTTATTTTCCTTCATTCCTTGGACTAAAACAGAAAACAATAAATAACAAGTGGAGAATTAAAGGAGAACCAAAGGAGGGTTATGTTCCAGTTTATATAGGTGATAAAGGTTGTATTATCACCCCTAATCACACACTTACTAGATACACAATAAGAAAAATAGAGCAAGTTTTATATAATGCTCTTAGTGATATTGTGGAAATTAAGTGTGAAAAGTCGGGGTGGTTTAAAAGGAAATACATAATCACCTACAATAACAAGACAATAATAAAAGAACAATATGGAAAATTAAATAAACATGAGATACTAAAAGAAATAATAAAAACAGACTTTTCAGAGTATTTCAGCGGTTTATTAGTCTAGCCTGTACATTTTAAGATGTAGAATTCAATTTCAATACAGGCTCTAAATTAAAAAGCACGAAACTCATTACAATAATTAGGGGGTGTATAATACTGCGCAACTTAAAAACATCCCCTATATATATTTTAACATTAACAACTGAGTTTCGCGAGCTAGTATATTGTAATGAGCCTATTAACAGAAAGATTATTAAATGCACAATACCATAACCACGAAGAAGATTGTTGTTGTGGTGAAGAATGTTGCTGTCATGATCACGAAGAAAAAGAAATTGAACAGCAGCTTAGTGAGGAAGAAATAGAGAAGATAATTGAGGAGAAGTATAGTGAAAAGGATGAGAAGACGAAGGAGTTTATAAGAAAAGGCCTAAGAAAGTTTGGAGATAGATTTGATTATAGTAAGTCAATATATACTGGTTATTCAGGAGAGGCTATACTTATTTGTTTAAAACACAGCTGTGAGTTCAGTAGGAAAGCCTCTCAATTGGTTCGTCCAAATTATTTAATGAATCCTTGTCCGGAGTGTGCTCATGAAGTTAGACACAAAATAATGATACGACGAAACAAGGAGGGTATACCTAGAACTAATAGAACACTAGAATCTTTCCTAGTAGAATTAAAAGAACTAGGCTTAGAAGAAATATATGATCTATCCCACATAACTGACTATAAAAATGCCATTACTCCGGTTAAGATTATAAATAAGAGCTGTGGTCATGATTTTTATATATCTCCAAATAAATTGCTAGAAGGATATATAGATTGCCCTATCTGTGCTCATAAAAGGGGATCTAAGTCTAGGGGTATGGGCTTTGAGAGATTTAAAGAAAAAGCCATCTTAAAACACGGACCTGATAGATATTTTTATGATTACGAAGAGAATAAGGATTTACTTAACAATCGACAGAAAGTAAAAATAAAATGTAATAAATGCGGACATGTTTTTTGGCAAGAAGTTTCTTCTCACTTATCTGGAAAGGGCTGCCCTAAGTGTTGTTTCTCAAAGGGGGAAGAAATAGTGGATGCTTATCTTAAGGAAAAAGAAATATTAATATTAGATAAAACCCCGATCTATGATGTTTCTTCAGTTAGAACATATATTATTCCTGACTTTAGAATTATGTTAGATAACCAAGAGATTTGGATAGAGTATAATGGGATTCAACATTATAAAGTATCTCTTAATTTTGGAGATAAAAAATCCTCCGCTCAAACTTTTCTTAGTCAGTATACTAGAGATAATGATGAAAGAGATTACTGTAGTAGAAATGGTATTATTCTAATTGAAATTCCATATACAATAAGTAAGAGGGAAGATATTTATGACTTCTTGGACAAAGTACTGTTCGAAAAAATAGATCAAAATAGTTTAGTAGACTATAAATCATTGTTTGTATTCCCAAAGGATGAAAACAATAGTACATAAGAGTTAGAGGATTTATTGTCCTCGTGATTAACCTTAAAATGAATAATAATAGAATGAAATGTTTGTTAAAAATCTTGAATCTTAATGCTCCAGCATCAGACGGGTCCACAGTTCCTTATGATGTTTTGCAGTCATATATAGATTCAGAAGAATGTAAGAAAGCGTTGCGCGATAAAACGATGGTATCTTCTTTTACTCATCGTTGTCGAAATATTCAGTCCGTATTTCCTGATAAGCCTGCACTTTTAAAGACTGTAGGCCGTGACGACGTATTTGGCATAGTAGATGAAGAGGCACCTACAATAACCCACTATATCACTAAACTTGAAATCAAATCAGATGGATGGTTATATGGAGTTTGCGAAATTTTAGAGGAGGATGGATTAGATGATGTATCAATTCAAAACCTCCGGAGACTAAAGGGGTTGATTAAAAATGGAATAAAGATCGGTTGCTCGTGCATTATCTTGGGGAATTGGAAAACGCAGGGTAAGGGAACCGATACTCTAGTAAAACTTGTCCAATTTAAGGGTGTTGACTTTACATTTAACGCGAGCTGGAAAAATGCCTGCTTAGTTGAAGCTTGGGAAGAGGATGAAGACGGAGAAAGAATTAAAACTTACTCTGAGAATACAGAAGATGTAGATAATAATAAACTTAAAGTAAAAACATTCTCTGATCTTTCTGGATTTGATTATAGTGGTCCCAAATCTTCTAAAATTAATGGACAGTATACAATTCTTAAAGCTAAACAATTTTCTAGCATTGGAACCATAGAAACAGTTGAAGGTGATATTCCTGAAGTAAAGGAAACAGAGAAGACCTTTACTCAGCCTGAAACTAAAGAAGAAACACCAGAACAGAAAAACTTTACTGTAGCTGGTATTCGTGATCAGCTTAGAGAAAGAAAACTTGGCGTACGATTAATGTTTAGACGAATGATTCTCTCATACAAACAAGTAGTTAAGTCTATGGGATCTAATATGAAACCAGAAGATGAGGCTATTTTGAAAAGTATGTTGAGTAGTGATGTTCTTTATGTTCTTAATAAAATTTCTGATGATGTTATTACTAAGAACAAACAAATCAACACCCTACTTGGAGCTAGTAGCATCTCAAAGAACCTTCGTCTCGCTAGCCAGGAGTTACAGATGGTTTATAGAATGGCAGGTATTGAAGCCAGAAAGCAAGGATTTGTCTCGAAAATTAGATATCAACGTCTTTCTACTGCCTATAGTAAGTTTGTAGGTGCAGTGTTGGATGAGGTCTTTAAGAACACTGATAATATGCCTAAAGAAGAAGACGATAAAATAGAGGAGGAGGGAAAGTAAATGGAAAGACGTAAATTATTTTCTGATAATGTTCCTCCTAAGCCAAGACGTAAACTTTTTAGTGAGGAGCCAAAGGTAGTAAAAGAGAGTCATTTTGATAATGATAGAGTACTTTGTTCTGATTGTGGACATTGTTTAAGTCCGGAAGAACTTAGTATTGGATATTGTAGATGCTGTGGTGCTGATGTTGATACCAGACAAAAGAGGATTTCGTTATTTGAGGAAGATTTTCAAAAGGAATTTAGTAATACTTCTGACCCCCTCGAGATGAAACTTAGAGAGTTTTCTGGTAAAGAGATTAGCAAGGATCTATATGAAAAAGAATTTAGTGAAAACGAGAGAACTAATCTGGAAGAAAGAGGTTTTTCGACAATTCAGGAAGATGGTGGAGTTAAGATTTCTAATTCTGCCTTTACTGAATCTAGACTTTTTTCGACATTGGTAGTTTCGGTTACTAAAAAATATGAACTTATTCCAGAGATTATGAATGGTGGAGACAAGGCTGAGTATATAGATAAGCTGGAAGATATCTCACCAAAAGGAATTGCTATCCTTAAAAAACACTATGGTATAGAGAATGCTGATAATTGGATAGAGGATTCTGGTATTATTCATGATCTTGGTATTGAATTTGGTGGATCTAGGATGACTGTTCCTGAATTCACAGAAAAGATTGAAGAACGTTATCCAGATGCCCCCAGTGATATCGTAGAAAGATTAAAGAGTCTTGGTATTATTGAAGAGATGGGTGATAACAATATAGAAATAAAATAAACTTAATAAAAAGAAAGTAGATTAGTATGGAAAATACAAGATTAATGTCCAGACTTTTTAGCGCTGTTAATGATGGTGATGAGGAACTTCTGAACCAAGTTGCTAATGACATTGAGACTGCTAAGAAGGATGGAAGTGTTGAGACCGATGAGCTCACTTATGTAGATTTGGGTGAAAATAAAGTCCTGATTACAGACAACGAAAATCAAGAGAGTACTATTGCTGAAAGAGCTGAGGATGGAAACTATGATCTTTATCCAGCTGGAGTAGAAAATCCTACTGAACAGCCTGAAGGATTCCTCCACCCGGAAGGGGATGGTGTGACTCCTGGTGATCAAGAGGGTGCTCCAGATGAGAAAGTTGAAGATCACAATCCTGATGAGACTCCTGCTGCTACGGTTGAGGAGAACGCTGAAGGTTGCGCAGAGGATGAAACTTGCCCTGTATGCGGCGAGAAACATCCTTGTGAGTGCGAACAAAAGGCTGAAGAAAAGAAAGAGGGAGAGAAGAAATATAGCGAAAACGTTAATACAGTTATTGCACGTATTTTTTCAGACCAAGAATTCTGTGAGCGTCTCTTTAGCGAAGTAATCGAAAGTGAAGAAACTGCAAAAGTTGGCGACCTCAAGATAGAGAAGCTGCCGGAAGAGAAAAATGCAGTCGTTGTAACCGATGAAAATAGCGGAGACCAGGCCAAAGTAATTCTCGAAGCTAACGAAATGGAAGTTCAGGAGATGGATGCTAAGAACTTTAGCGAGGAAGGTGAAGAGACTGCTAACGAAGAGGAATTCATGCCTCTCCATATCGTTGGCGTGCTTCCCCTAGAGCATAACTTGATTGATAGCACTGCCTATTCTCAGGAAGAGGCTAATGAACTTGTTGCCAGACTTCAAGAAATTGGTGTAGACGGTATTCAGGTCTTTGAAGATGAAGAAGCCGCTCGTGATTATGCCATTTCGCTGCTACAGGGTCTTGGTGCTGAAAGTTATGAAGAGCCCGAACAAGTTGAGTTCTCGGAGCATGATGTTTTCGTAACTGCCTATAATAGTGGTAATACTTATTTCATGGACAAGCTCTTTAGTGAGTCCTGCAATGAAATTGATGCCACTCAGACTGCTATTGAAAACGTAATTTCCAAGGGTGAGGAAACTGAGACTGACACTGAAATTCTTACCCCGGTCGATAACGATACAGTTATTGTTGAAGATAAAGAAAACGGCCAGCTGACTAAGGTTGTTGTTGAGGATGATACTCTTGACTGCACTCCTATTTCTGAGGAAGAGGCTGAGGAACTTAAGACTTATTCTTGCAGCACTCAGTACATGCTTAGACTTTTCTCTGAGGAAGCCGACAGTGGAGACATTGAAAAGGCTATTGAGAATGATGAGCAGGTAGAGACTGACACTGAGATTATTACTCCGGTCAATGACAATATGGCTGTTATCGAAGACAAGGAAAACAATGAATACACTAAGGCAACTCTAACTGAAGAGGACATTGAAGTTGTTCCTATTAGTGAAGATGAGGCTGCTGAACTTACTGGTGAAAAGACCTACTCGAATGCCGCTGAAACCAAGTTCTTCAGTGCTAAGGAGGAAATGACTGACTATATGTGCCGTCTGTTCTCTGAGGAAGCTGACGAAAAGGAAATTGAAAAGGCTATCGAAGATGGTGAAACCGTTGAAACTGAAAAGGAAACCATTACTCCTATTGATGCTGAAACTGCCATTGTTGAAGACAAAGAAAACAATGAATACACTAAGGCTACTATGAATGAGGAGGAAATTGAGGTTGTTCCTATCAGTGAAGAGGACGCCAAGAAACTCATGAACATGGAAGAGGAAAAGAAAGAGGAGGAAGAAAAACCCGCCGAAGAGGAAGAGAAGAAAGAGAATGATGAAAAGAATTTCTCTGACAATGTAATGGATAAATTCTTCGCTACCATTGCTGCTGGTGAGAATGCCCCTGAAATCGTTGAGGCCGTTTATGATGAGAACGGTAATCTTGTTCCTGTTAACAAAGAGGAAGAAGGTGTTCCTAGTGTAGAGGCTATTGAAGATGCTGCTTTGGCTGCTGTCCAGGCCATCAACAATGCTGCTACCGAGTCTGTAAACGCTGTTATGGAGGCTAAGAATACTCCCGCAGAAAATGAACAGGCTGAACTTCAAGAGGCTCAGTTTAGTGAAAAGAGCTTCTCTGAAACAAATAATGATACATTGATCTCCTGGTTAAACAATAAATAAATAATAAACCCAGGAAAAATAAACCTATAAAAAGAAAGTAAATTATATGACTAATTATCAATCCTACATGCAGAGCGAGAAAATGATGGACGCTCTTATGAACAGCTCGGTATCTCTTGATGATGCCAGAATTCGTGCTAATGAGTACGCTAAGATGTTTTCGAGAAATGAAGCTGACTTCGGCTTCAATAATGGTGCCAACCTGCTTCAGAAGACCTTCTCGGGTTATGCTGAGACTCCTCTTCTGAGCACCCAGTACTTCAACGCTTCGGTCGCTTCCTATGTCAGCTCGTTTGCTGGCTTTATGTCGATTGAGCGCGACTTTGATCAGCCCAATGGTCTGTTCTACTGGTTCGACGTTCTCGGTGTTACTGATATGAGAAGCGTCATCCCGAACCTCGGTCCTGATAACTACCAGGATATCAACAGCATGGGTGGCTTTGAAGCTAATGTTACTGTCGTTGCTACTCAGAAAGCTTACAGTGCCCTTGTTGGCCGTAAGATCATCCCTGGTACTGTTCGCGTTAAAATTGTTCCCGCCGCTGCTGACAAGCGCGCCGCTTTTGAGCTCGTTGATGACGGTCAGGGTAACCTCATGGCCAAGGCTGGTCTGATTGACGACGGTACTATCAATTACCTGAATGGTAAGGTTGAGTTCACCCTCGCCTCCGCTCTCGCCACTGCTACTGGTGCTACTATCGCCATCGTTGGTAAGGAAGATGTCACTGGTACTCCTTGCAACACTACTGGTGCTAGCAATGCCCATGCTAATGACAAGAGATTTGTTGCTAAGATGCAGCAGCTTGGTCTCCAGACTGTTCCTGACATGCTGGTTGCTGAGTACAATATCGCCGCTCTCGGTGCTATGAAGAAAGCTACTGGTGCTGACATGGCTTCGTTCCTGTTCACCAAACTTCGTGAGCTTTACACCAAGATGATTAACTACAAACTCGTTAATACTCTTCAGACTGGTTACACTGGAATTACTATGGATGAACTCGATATGAGTTATCTACAGTCTCAAAGTGGTGATAAGTTTACCTTCACAGACTATCGTTCGAGAGTTGACCTCTTTGACGCTTATCTCGTTAACGTAGAAACTGCTCTCGCTCAGAAGGCTGTCAAGGGTGTCACCACCACCGCTTATGTTGCTGGTACTAATGCTGCCTCGCAATTCCAGAAGGGTGGAATTATTGGTAAGTTTAAGAGAAATGACAAGATGACTTACATCTCCGATCTTCTTGGTTGGTATGATGGTGTCCCCGTTCTCCGTAGCACCGACGTTACCGAGGCTGAGGGTGAGGGTACCTTCTTCGCTCTCCACAAGACCGCTGATGGTCAGATGGCTCCTCTGGCTCGTGGTATCTATATGCCTTTGACCGATACTCCGACCATTGGTAACTACAACAACCCCACTCAGATGGCTTCTGGTATTTACTATCAGGAAGGTACTAAGTATCTTGCTCCTGAGCTCGTCCAGAAGGTCACCTTTAAGGTTGGTCTCTAATCGTTAGTATAATTATAAAACCCCTATTGCAATTAAAACCTGTAGTAGGGGTTTTATTTAATCTATTACAAAAAATGAGCAAAACAACTTTCACATTAAAGAGAAAATTATTTGCTGGTCCTGGTTTTATAGGTAGTATGTTTGGGGCTAAGAATTTTCAGAACATTGGAAGAATGGCAGCTGTAAATAAAGCTAAGCCAGGTACTTTTGGTGCTGGTAAATTTGTAGGTAATGCTCTCGCTGGTACTGCCAAAGCTGCTGGTTCTACTGCTCTTGTTGCTGGAGGTCTTGCTGTAGGTACTGGAGCTTTAGCCAAGAAAGGTATAGAAAAGGCTGGGGAACAGAGTGATGGAAGTAAATTGTTTTCTCAGACTAAAAAGGATAATATGGCAACTACTTATAGATTGAAGAGAAAGATATTCGCCGACTTTAAAAACATGTCTACGGAGAAGCTTGAAAAGATAGCTGCTCAAGGTGCTGGTGCTGGAAATACTATAGTTGCTGGAGCTAAACAGGAATTATCTAGTCGTACTCCTGCTCTCGCTACTCCTAAACCTAATCCTACCCCCAAACCTAATCCAAATGCTACTAAGCCGGGGATGATGAGTGTTATGAGAACTAAGTGGAATGGTATGAGTCGTATGGGAAAAGCTGGTGTTATAGGTGCTGGTGTTGTGGGTGCTGGTCTCATGGCTAAAGGTTTATTCGGAGGTAAAAAGAAAGATCAATAAAGATGAACGAAATAATATATCAAGGACTTAGATTAGTTTCGACCTGTAGATATTATAAAGTAGTAGAAGGGGATACTATCTCTCTGGTTGAAGATACAAAACTCTCTACTATAACTTTGACTTATACACCCGGAAGTACGAGTTGGTCTGTGTCTGAGTTTCTTGGTATAGAGAAAGTCGGTAAAGATCAAGTACTAGAACCAACAAATCAGGGTGTAAGGTTTTCTAAGGTATATGTTTCTCTTAATGGATTGAGACTAGAAAAACTTGCCCACGGTTCTTACACCCTTAATATAATCATAGTGGGGGATAGTGAATCTAGAGTTATACAAGACTCAGTTCACACTACTATAGTTGTATCTCAGGATGATGCAAAGAATCAAGAATTTATAAACTATCTTTTCTATTCTGGTAATCTCTTATATCTACGACCTTCCGGACCAAGACCTAAGGAGTGGTGTATAAAGAATTTCCCGAAGATAATAGTAAAAGATAAAAGTTTAGACCTTGAATCTTCTTCTGATACTGTTTATGTGTTAAGAAGGAGATATGATGATTATGTGATTAGGGCTATAGACTATCAAAATCAATTTATCCTAGAGCTTCGTCGTATATTGGGTGACTATGGAATAGAGCTAGTACGATGGAATAAAGAGGCAACATTGAAAAAAACATCTTACATAGTCTATCAATTCAATCAGACGCCCTCAAGATTTACTCACCCAAAATATATAGACGAGGAAGATCATATAATGTCCCACCGTGTTCCTATAGAATTCACCTTAAGAACTCCGGATATGGTTATGTTTTTTGATTTTAAGAACAAGTACAATAACCTGGATATCTTAACTAATTTCTGTGAATTTAAGACCACTGATAAATACGGAGAGAGGTGGACGGCTGCTGTAAAATGGCAACAAATAACGGAGGACTTTAATCATATATATCAACAAGACGATAACTCTAATTTCTCATATCAATGTCAATTCCGGTGTGAGCTTTATTTTTATGAAGTTCTTGATGGCAGGTATGAGTTTTTGAATGAAATAATAACCGAACTAGAACACAATGATTGAATTTAGAAAAAAGTCCCTTATCCAAGATCTCATGTCAGAAGCTGTAGAGTACCTGAAGAAGGAGAAGGTGAGGTTTAATACAATCACCGAAGACCAGGCGGATCAGGTTTCTAGAGTTAATTCTAAAGCTATGGTTCTCAGGTCGTTTATTAGAAATGAGAATGGCATGTATCAGATTAGTGTACAGGATAAGGAACTATATAAATACACACAGAAACTCATTAGGGATATATTTCAAATGAGGATCACAGACATAGATACCAAGAACAGAATTATAACCGCCGAAAGACCCGAGAAAGGAATTGTTCTTGATATTATAGAAATCTTAGGAATAAAATATAACCTTTCAGTAGTATTATGATAACATTCAGACAAAAAAATTTCTCGGAGTATGATGCTATGAGAAGTCTTTATGTTGAGTTAATGAAGTATTCCGACAAAAGAATGTTCAGTGTTATAGACTCAGCACAACTTTTACCAATTCTGAAAGGTAATAACGTTGTAATAGAAAGATTTGTCATCAGTACATCTTTTGGGCACCATGATAAATATAGAATGTATATAAAGATTGGTGCAAAAGCTAAACTCCCAGATGAGGTTAGATTACCCAGCCATGTATATGATAAAAGGCTGATAAACATTGGAATAAAGTTTGGAAGAAAGATATTCTCAAAGAAAGGTGGAAAGCCTGGAGGTGGAGATGGTGGAGATGGACTAAGTGTAGGTGCTAATCTCCCCATAGATATCTCGATTCCTGTAAAAGAATTATTAGGAGAGGCGTTAAAGTATGATAAGCCGGGAAGATCGTTAGTCCTGGAATTCAACACAATACAAGACGCTATTCATGCCATTAATATTCTTCCTTTTGGCATAAACTATAAAATCTATTTATTAGACGTATGATTATTAAACGATTCTCAAAGACTCTCAACACTAATTCTCCGGGTTTTATCAAGGGTAGAAAATATGACCAAGACTTTAATAGACTAGGAAGATTAGAGACCCAGAGACAGATAGGTGGGAATAATGAATTAGGACAAGAAATGAGAAAGCTTGGGAAGGAATTAAATGATGGGAGATTAGGAAAATGGCAAAGTACAGATTAAAAAGAAAAACCTTTGGCGTTATAGAAGCTGCTGGAAATACACTAGGAAATACAGCAGGGGGTCTTATGAAGGGAGTTGGTTCTGCCGCTGACTCAAAGATAGGACGTTTTGCTGGTGGTGTTATTGGAGCAGGAACTATAGGAAAAACTTTAGGTATGATGACTGGTATGCCTCTTCTTGGTACTGTAGGTGGTTATATAGCTGGTAAAGCTATCACCGGAGGAGTAGGAAAGGGTCTTAAAGATGCCGGTCAGAGCTTACAAGATAGGAGCGTGTAATTATGGTAGTGTTTAGAGAAAAGGTATTTGTTCTTCCTCTACTTGCGCGTGGTGGTGCTCTTCTTGCTAAAATTGGAGGTGGTTCAAAAGTTGCTGGAGCTATGAATGCTGCCTCTACCGGTTCTATGGTTGGTGGGCTGTTTCAGGGAGGAAAACAAATGAAACAAGCTGAACAATTAGCTGCGCAACAATCAAGAGACATGTTAAGACAGCAGACAATGCAAAAAAGAATGCAAGAACAATCCATAAAGGAGCAGCAAAGAATGGTAAATAAGGCCGTTAAAAGTGGAGCTCCTGTTAGTTTTAATATGCCACAACCACAACAGACAACTTTCTCTATAACCTTAAAACGAAAAACCTTTGCAAATCCGGTAGTACAAGGTATTACTAAGATTGCGAATAAAGCTGCTACATCTAAAGCTTGGACTAAATTCAAGGGGTCTAAGACAGGAAGTAATATTCTCGGGTTTGGAAAAGACCTTATTGAAGTTGGTAAAAAGAGGGGATCAGCACAGAAGATAGCTGATATGACTGCTATGGGTGCTACTATGGCTGGAGGAAGTTATCTTGTTGATAAAGCTATTCAGGCCGATGCTAAGAAGAGTGGTATCCCTATAGAATCCGAACAACCACAGGAGAAAAAGAAGTCTGGGGTTGTAAAGAAAGCTATTTTAGGTACTGGCGCTGCGGCTGGAACTCTCTTACTTGCTAAGAAAGGGAAACTAAATACCCAAACATTTAAGAAGGGTGGTAAGATGTTGGGAGAAGGTTTTAAGAATCAATTCCGACTCAAAGATCCTAATACTGGAAAGAAGAGTATCCTAGGTCCTGCTCTTACTATTGGATTCCCTGCTTTTACTGGTATTTCTTATCTTACACAAAAGAAACAAATGAAAGACCAGATAGAACAGAGTGAAAGACAATACTCTAAGTCTGCTTTTGTTAGGAACTTAGGGAAAAGAATAGGTAATGCTGGTAAGAAAATTATAGATGCTCCTGCTGCTCTGATGGGTTTTGGAAAGAGTAATAGACAAGAATTATCTAACCAGTTCAAGAGTGTAGGTATTAATTCCGGAAACCCAATAACAATGAAGGTATCTAAGATAGTGAATCCGAAGAATGCTCTCTTAGGAACCTTTGCTGGAATCGGTGTTGGGTCATTAGCACTTAAACCCTTTGATCTTGGGGATAAAGCAGTAAGAAAACCGTTAGAAAAGGTAGATAAGAAAGCCTACGGTTATGAAAAATCACAAAATCAAGTAGTATGAAGATTAGAATAAAGAATTATAGTACAGGTAATGATAATCTTGATAGTCTTCTTAACTCTGCCTTTACTTCTGGATATATGATGGGCCAGAAAGAATTTACTAAGTGGGACGAGACAGATAACCTGAAAAGGGCTAAGGACAGTGATATCTTAGCTGAGGAAAAGAAAAAGAAACCAGGGATGGGTGGTCCTATCATGGCTGGCGTTTCTGGAGCCGTTACAGGTGCTGCTACTGGTGTTGCTGCTGGTGGACTTCTTGGAACATTTAAAAAAGGTGGATCGTTGAAAAAAGGCCTTAATGCTGCAGGTAAAGGAGCTAAACTAGGTGCCATAGGTCTTGGTGCTGGTATGGCTATTGGAGCTTTAAGAAAGAGAAATAAAGAGAAAGATGATATTCAGTTCTATAATAAACGTTTAGAGTATGCAAAAAGACAAGCCCTAAGACGTGAGAAAGCGGACTGGAAACAAAACATGACTGGTAGAGAAGGATATAGTTATTAAAGAAAGGAGATACTAAAGATGATTATAATTAGACAGAAAAACTTTGGTAAGATCTCTTTTCGTAAGGGTCAAAAAGTAGTAGATGGTGTTAAGAGAACCTACGAAAAATCTAAACTTGGGAAATGGGCCGATAAAAACAAGAGTACTATTGGAATCGTAACTGGAATTACTGGAACTGCTCTTGGTACTGCTAACTTAAGTATCGCTCTTAAGAGAAGTCAGAATGAAAAGAAATTCCAGAAAGAACAGATTGATGCTACAAAGAAACTTACTAAGGCCATCGAAAATAGTAATCAGGAGGAGTTAAAGAAAAATAAAAAGCTTGTCAAGAAATCCCAAAAACCCTACACAAGAGACTATTACCTTCCAAAACCAGTTGAGGATTTAAAAGATAAGTCCTTAGAAACAATAAATATAAAAAGAAAATCATGATAGTATTTAGACAGAAAGATTTTAGTATACTTTCTTCTACGGTTCATGGTGCAGGTATTGGAGGTACTATCGGTGGTTTAGGTACTGTTTTTCGTCCAAGAAAGGAGGCTGACGGTGAATTTATGCGCAAAGATAAAGACGGGAAACCTTATTTTGACGAAAACGCTAAAAAGACAGCTAACAACGCTTACAGACTAAAATTCATGGCTGCAGGTATGTTGGTTGGTGCTGCTCTTGGTGCTCTTTGGGGTAGTATTAAGGAGATCTCGAAAAATGTAAATCGAGCTAAGACTGTTGATGCTAGAATCATGGAAAAGGTACTTCGTGGTCTCAAGGCTAGTGGTCTCAAAGAAGGTGTTGATTTTACCAGAGACCCAAAACAGGCTAATGCGATGAAGACTAAGGTGTGTATTGTTATTTCTAAGTATTCAGGGGAGCTGAAACTTATGATTAATGTGGTAAAAGATAGCAAACTAGAACAGACCGCCACACAGATAGTCAAGAATATACCTAATACCTCTAATGTAGTTACGAGAACTGGAGATAGATACAATGATATTATAGTTTCTACTATTTCAGATGCTTCCGCTGATCCCGGACTTATCTGTGGTATTGTAGAAAACTTTGTACATTCTAAGTATCCAGTTTACCTTGTAGAAGTAGGTTAATAACAAATAAATACAATAAATAAATATGGCACAATGGACAGAAACTCTCGAACCCTATATTAAAGTTCAGGAGAGAGTAAAAACTGCAACACTCAATCCTTCTGCTGGTGAGGATCTGATTATAGGTGTTGCTTTAATATCTGATGCTGGTCCTTCCACTCCAACACTTATCACTAGTCAATCGGAGTTTCTAAGTACCTATGCATCTCAAGACGTAACTCAGGCCTACATTGAAGGATTAAATAAACTTTACAAGGGAGATGATAAGACCCTTGCTTCTACTATGTGGGCTAATGCTTATAGACTTGCTGGTTCTAATTCCATTTTATGTGTTAGAGCAAGTAAGGCTAATAACCTATACTTTACTAAACCACTCAATAACGAAGATGGTACTGATCCTACTACCTATGTTATTAGAGATGGTGAAATGTTGAAAAAAGTTCCCTCCTTTAAAATCACTCTTAATGATATTGGAGATGAAGCAAATCTAGATACTGATGGTTGGAGTATTAATATTGCAGGAGTAGGTATCTTTGGTAATCGTGTAACTGACGATGGTATTCAATATGATTACTACTGCGGTAATCTTCCTGATCTTATTGATAGTCTTAATGACACATCTAAATTCTTCTGCCCAGACTATGAATTCCTTGATAATCAGGGAAATATTATTGAGGTTGATATGAGTGACACTAGTTCCAGGAGTAATGTTGCAATTTCTAAGATGTTCCTCAAAGAAGTTTATCTTGGAGCAGAAGTTATTGATACCACAGACCCCAGAACTAGTAAGCTTAGCTGGAAAATATTAGACCATCCAACTCAGGCTCAGATTGATAAAGCAAGTGCGAGTGGTGAGCCCAAGAACGATTTTAATAAGGTTAGGCAAGTTCCAGTAACTGAGGATAATGCTAAGGAGGGGCAGGAGATGGTCTTAAGTTTTTATGACGAAGACCATGTTGTTACATATTGTGAATTACAGGATGATAATACTGGTATGCTCTATATCTATACCATTAATTATAGCCCTGATCCTAGCCAAGACGAGAAAGATATAATTAACCTCAATGATGCCGCTTATTCTGGATTTGTGGCTGAAAAGAATTATGCTATTAATGTTTTTAATTCCTCGACTGAACTTAAAGTTAGAATTCGTAGATTTAATCATAATGCTGTAATTTCTAAAACTCTTAGTAATTCTGAACTGGGAAGCCTAACTGCAAACGGTCCTTCTCCTTGGACTGTTCTTACTGGCACCCTTGATACTTTTACAGGAGGAGACGAACCAAAAACAGAACTTGATGATAGTGTTCTTTATCAGGATTTCTATGAGATTGCTGTTTGGGATCCAAGTATCAATGAAGTTGTAAGTTTCTTCAACCTCGGTAATATCCTAGGTCGTGGTGATATGGAGGTAAGTGAAGTTAATGATCTGCTTAAGATGATTCAACTCTCACTCCCTGATAACCTCGAAGACCTAGATCTTAACTATTTCGGATATACTGAGAATACTGTAGCTGGTCATCTTGCTCAAATTTTCTGTGACCTTACTATTGACCCAACCGAGTACACAATGCTTAATATTTCCGATTCTGATTTAAAACGTGCTCTTGATAATCTCGCTTTGGATGAGGTTTATACTACTGAGGGCTTATGCGACTTAGGAAATACAGAACTTAGCTATCAGAATTATATGGCTTCAATGGCTATTAATGATAACTACTTCTATCCCATCTCAACAGTCAACAGCACTAACTATATGACCATCGGAAACTCGGCAACTAAGATTTCTGCTGATTCCTATAAACTGTATATGAGTGCTCCTTGGGATATCGATACTGGTACTCTTGGTTGGAAATTCTACTGCAGTCCATCCGTCATCTATTGGGAGACTGTTGCTAAGAATAGAAGAAATAATAGAGAGTTTGCTCCAATTCTTGGTCAGGATAATGGAACTGTTCAATATCAGAGACCAACTACCGAATTCAATAAGAGGACTAGACAACTCTTACTCTCGAGAAAAGTCAACACTGCTATGTGGGATGTTGCTCTTCAAGCTTGGGTAATGAATGATAACTATACGAAACAGACTGAAAATACTATCATGAATGATGAGGGTAATTCTCGTCTTATGATTCGTATTAGTAAAGCCATGCCCACACTTCTTAGACAGTATATTGGTAAGAGAATTTCCGAGAAACTTTGTAAGAACGTTGAAGATACTATTGACTATTTCTTCAAAACTAACATTCTTAGCATGGAGTATAATATTGATGGTTATAGAATCACCTGTAAGTACGATGAGATTCTTGCCAGACAGAACAAGATTAAAGTCCATATTGAAGTTAGATATCAGAGAGCTCTTAAGTATATTGACGTAATCAACGATGCCTATGAAATAGGCCTTCCGTTTGAGGGAGAATAATTCCAAAATTAAATCTTGAAAGGAGGGGTTATTGATTTCCACTGAATTAGTAGCCCCTCTTTATATTTAAAAAAAATAATAAAATTTTATATGAGCAGAAAATTAGAATATAGTATCGCAGAAAAACTCATATTTGAAAAAATAGACTATATAAATAAAGAACATAACTTAGACTTAAATTTCGTAGGGGTTAAAGATAATTGGATTGGTAATGGAAGTAGAATTCTGTTATTTTGTAATATTCATAAAATAACTATAGATGTAAGCTATAGAAATTTTATTAGATTAGAAAAGTATGGTTGTCCTGAATGTGCAACTAAAAAACATCATGAATCACAAAGACGAACTACCGAAGAGTTCATTAAACTATCAAAAGAGAAATATGGTGATAAATTTACATATGAGAAGACAAACTATGTTACTGCTAAGAAAAAAGTTATAATCACCTGTAAAGAACATGGAGATTTTCTTGTAAGTCCAGATTATCATTTAAGAGAATCCACTATAGCAGGTGGCTGTCCTGAATGTAAACGTACTGTGTACTATGAATCGAATAAAAGGCCAGTAGAAGAATTTATTGAAAAAGCAAGAGAAGTGCACGGGGATAAATATGACTACTCTAAGGTTAATTATGTTAATAACATTACACCTATAATAATTATATGTCCTATTCATGGAGAGTTTTCTCAACTTCCAACAACACATTTACAAGGCTGTGGGTGTCATAGGTGTAGTTGCTCTATAGGAGAAACCATACTATTTGATTATTTCTCTGAGCATGAAATAACTCCACTTCATCATACGGTGATACATTATGATGATCATACACTTATACCTGATTTCTTGATAGAACTTAATGGTAAACAATATATGATAGAGTATAACGGGATACAACATTACAACCCAAACAATTATTTTAACTCGTTAAATAATAGAAATTCCAATTTGCAAGGATTCGAGTATCAAAAGAACAGAGACGAGTTAAAGATTAAATATTGTAACGAAAATAATTTAATTTTAATTATTGTCCCTTATATTCTTGATAAAAAAGAAAAAATTTATAATTATATGGACAAAGTATTATATGAGGGTATTCCACCGAACTCACTTATAGACTTTGATTCATTATACGTTACATAAAATAAACTGGATATGGATAAAGCGCTACTAGTTGATCTTAAAAAGAAGATTTTTATTCGTAGTGCTCTTCTCTCTATTCCTTCTCTTGATGAACTTCTAGGCTTGAATGATTATCTGTCAGCGGATGAGGTTTTACTAGAGTTGATAAAGAAAGCACTCCGAGAATATGAAAACTCAGTCCCTCTTATCTTGGAAATGAGACTAAACAGGAATCAACTAGGAACCTGTTTTGGAAGAGAAGGGTGGGCTGAAATAAAATCAAATTTCACCTTATACCTAGATTGTATACTCCCAGAAGAGTCTATAGTTCTAGTACCAAATTCCCTACCCTATATACGAGTTGGAGGATCATTGTCATATCCTTCTCCCGGCTCTTATTTTCCAGCAACAGATTATCAGCGCCCCTACTTATTCATGGGTGATTTAATGGGAAATACGGATTTTTATATAAAGGCGATTTGTTCTAGACCAATCATACCAGACTTCCTTCCTGATAAAACTTTTAATGCAGACTCCAGGAAAGCTGCTATATACTGGTTGAATATAGAAGAGGGAGCAAGGGGAAACTATTTTATGGACCTTTGTATGGTTCATGTCTTAGATTTCCTTAGACAATTGAAGGCATCTATACAGCTTCCTAATTCCCCAGTTGATGTTCTCAGTAATACAGATGCGGCATATCAGGAATTAAGATCTAGATGTGACCAATTCCAACTTCAGTCTTCTTGGTATGGTGAATTTTTAATATAAGAAGAATATGATTATAAAGAGAAAACCCGGAATACTAAAAGAGGGTATTAAGAAAATAGTTAAGAGAATTGAAGAGATGCCCTTTGATAATAGGCCTGAACCTAAACCTTCTTATATTGAGCTTAAAACTTTTGCTGCACTAGGGGGAGTTAAAGGAGCCACTAAGAGAGCTAGAAGAAGAGTTATGAGAGCTGCTAAGGATAGACTTAAACATGGGCTTTTATCTCCTGAAGCTGTTGAAAGAGTAACTAACAGAGAAATCGCGAAAGCTACAAAAAAGGCCAGTACCCCCTTAAAACAGGATATAAGAGGGGTTATGACAACTGCTAAGGACTCTATAATAAACACCCCTCAGAATCTTAAAACTGCAGTCGTCAAAACTAAAGACATTGCCAAGAATATTTACGAGAATACAGGTGATATAACGGCTAAGACTGCAGGTTGGGCTAGAAAGAATCCAGAGTTAGCACTTTCACAGATTCCTGCCGGTGCTACAAGAGTTGCTGGTGCTGTAATTGCTCCAGTAAACCCAGCTGCTGCTGCTGCACTACAAGCTGTTCCTGTCACTGCTCCTACCCTAGCTATTTCTAAATTAGTTAGTGATCCTTATAAAGTTGTTACTTATAAAGGTAAAAAGATGCCAAAATTCAGAAAAAGGGCCATGGCTGGTAAAGAGATGGAGAGAAAGGTTAGTAGTGTTTTAGGTGGAAAAAGTATTAAGGGTGCTGTTGAAAATATTAAGACGGGAATTACTTCTTTACTTCCTGAACCAATATCACCCCAAGCTATTCCCTCTTATAGACTAGCAAGAGTGACAATGTAAAAACCTAATGTTATGATTTTATTCAGACAAAAAAACTTCACAATTCAAGAGGGTCATTTTACAGGCACTAAAGATGAAGATAGACTCCCTGGTGCTGTAGAGGTTATTGGAAAGTCTGCTATTGGAGGTGCTATAATTGGTGCTATAGTAGGAAAATTCAATAAGAAATCTACAGTTAAGGATGGAGCTGTTTCTGGTGCTAAGTATGGTGCTCTCACAGGAATTGCATTGAAGCTACTTATAAATTATCTTCATAAACCGATGTCCAGAGTTAAATATCAAGAAGTGGACAAGGGAATAAGAAGAGAATATGGAATTTATAAAGCAGGTGGTATTATTATTGGGGATAAACTTGATAAAAGAGCCTCAATGGAAGAGAGATTTGCTTTTAATGATAGAAATGTGTGTGCCTATAAGATCTGCTTTGCTGTTCAAGATAATCAGGTCACTATGTACACCCTCGGCCTCAGTGATCAGGAATTAGAAAAACTTAATAACCACCTTGATCATTATTGTAAGGAATATTATGGAATGGAATATACTTCTATCCCTATAAATCAAAAAACTAACTCCTATTCTGTTAGTATAGTCTTTACAAATTATCAGGTTATTTCTAATTTTATGGTTGAACTTAGCGAACTTCTAGAAACTAAGATTAACCTGCTAGACAATAATGCTCTAGTAAAAGGAAGATTAGAGGAGAGCCAGAAGTCTTTTAGTGTTACGCCCCTCAATAAGTATGATGTTATGAAAATCCTCAGTAAAAATGGTATAAAAAGTACTATAAATGCTATTTTTACAAGGAGAATAGGAAAATCAATGTCGCAATTTGTTCTTAATTCAATCCGAGACGTTTGTACTACTATAACAGCTCAGGATATGACTAAAGAAGGCATACCAGTTCCTAGACAATTTTATAACAATCCTTATCTTGAAGACACACTAAAGCGACTCCATTATATCGAGGGGTTCAATTATACGATATCAGAGAAGGATCAGAAAAATAATATGTCACTTGTCAATGGAATCTTTATCGTCACACTAGAAAAAGGAAGTGATGAAATGAAAGAAGTTGATAAAGTATACATAAAGGGGAAGATGAAAAGAACCGATACAGGAAAAGTTATTGTTTATTCTTATTCCTTTAAAGATAAAAACGAATTTGAAATGATCTTAAAGAAACTGATGTCAACTAAGATTACGTTCAACATATTTGAAGGATGATGATTATACTTAGAGAAAAAACCTATTCAAATATTTTTATCGGACGTGTTACAGGTGAGCTAGATAGAAGTGGATATGAAGATTATGATATTTCTTCTACAGTTCCCGAAGATAGTATAAGTATTAATACCGACCTTTCCCATCTTAAAGTTTATATTCCAGTAGACCTTGAGTATAGTCAGTATGGTATTGATGATTTTATACGTTCCCTAGCTCCTTTTATCAGAACTAACACACTCCTTGATAGAAATATATTTGTGATGTCTCTCTCCGGAAGATTAACAGAGACACAATATATAAAGCTGATCAAACATATTATAGATCAAGAAGAAACCTGTATAATTGTAGACGAAGATGAATAATGAGAATATGGCCTCCAGAAACTTAGAAAAGGCCAACAAATTTTATGCTATTGGACTTAAGAATATAAAAATGCAAATGGCCATGGTGGGTACTAATTTTGTTGTCTTAAGGCCGAAAGATAATAGTAAATGGAAGAATGTATTTGGAGGCTCATATTCTTCAGAGTCAACGTTAGAAAATGATTATGAACAAACTACAACAACGCTCATAATCAATCAAAATGAAATGAGAGATGTATGGAATAGAAACCGTGATATCCTAGAGTCTTATTCTGATGATGGTTCTTTACAGGTGGGAGATGAATTACAGTACACCAGAGATAAAAGAACTTACAGATTTAAGATATCTATGAAACAGGCATATTCAGAAGCAGGAACGGGATTATACGCATATACACTCTCAAGCATAATAGAGACATTGGAAGAATAAAGAGCAGTTATGGATACAGATATTAGAAAAACAAATAAGATTCCCGGTTGTGAGCAATTAACTAGACCTGAAGAAATAGCTGCACTTTCTAAATATCTTGGGGAAATTAAAAGAATCCAAGAAGAACATACGAAACTGGTGGATGAGGGTCTAGAAGTACCGGGAAGAACAACAGGAAGAATACCCGAAGTATCTGAACTAGGGGATGCTGTTCTTAGCTTAGAGGACACTAGAGAAAAAACCCTAGAGAATACAAGGCTAGGAATTACAGGAGATAAAAGAACTGTAGAACTAGAGACAGAAAAGGAAAGACTAACAGACACTAAGGAAATAGGACTCTCACAGAAAAAAGAAAGACTAGAAGACTCACGAGAAACCAGACTAGAAACTAAGTCTGAGGTTCTAAAGGATCAGAGACAGATAACGCTCGGAGATAAGAAGGAAGAACTTAGAGATAATAGAAATAATAACCTCTCTGAAAAAACCGAGCGTATTAGTATCGATCCTAAAATAGACAGACTAGAAACTAAGTCTGAAGTTCTAGAGGATCAAAGAAAACAGTTAGGATTAGAGACAAAAGTAGTGGAGGGAGAAAAAAATGAACAACCTACACTCTCTAAGTACACTGATTCCTTAGATGTACAACAGGAAAATACTCTTGGGAATTATAAAGAAAATCTACAAGACACTAAAGAAGAGCCATCCTTAACAGACTATGTGATAGGACTGGTAAATGAGGATAGAGTTTCCGGATTGTCTGATTCTGTTACACCTCTAAATAATTCGAGGGAAGTAGAAAGCCTAGGGGATCATAAAGAGACTATAGATCCTGAGGAGATAGAAAACCTAGGAAACCACAAAGAAACTATAGAGCCTAGAGTAGTAGAAAATCTTAGGGGACAAATAAAAGACTTGGATGCTTCTCCTGATCCAAAAAGCCTAGAGGATTATAAAGAGACTATAGAACCCAGCAAAGACCTAGAAAACTTTGGAACAACTAAGGACAACACAACCATAAATCCTGAAGATGTAAACCTAGAAACAAATAAATCTGATTGGTTAAGGGGTGTAATTCAAGCAGCCAATGCAAAAAGGGATGAAGATGGATTATATAATACAGCAATACATCTTTTCTCAGAGGAAGGAACGGAGTGGAGTGAGAGAGTAGCTGCCCTTATGTCTACTTATCTCAGTGGTTCTAGAATAAGTCCGGAAAGAGCAGAAGAATTTGAAGAATTATTAGCAAGTTCATTTGTATATCCAGGTTCTACTCCACAACAATTAAGACCAGAGAATCAGACAACAAGAGATGGTGGTAATTACGTAGATCCTGATGAAATTAAAAATAATCCATTCGTTCTTCGTCCAAACTTATATAGACGTGAAGATAATAACAATGGAGATGGACCAACTAGAGACAATAAAACCTGGGATTATGACGAGAACGGAAATTATGTTTTAACAACAGGAGAAAATGAAGATGATGCAAGAAATAATCCCCCTTCATTTGGACTGTATCGAGATAATGGCCTAATACGAACTCCCCAGTATGATCTTAATATTGGTCCTGCAGATGCCTCTGCTACAGAAAAGTGGAAAAACATTGGTATAAAAGCTCTAAACAAAGGAGGGGTTAGTAGTTACCTTAGATATGCGGCAGAACAAGTTGTAGGAATTGGAGATTGGACTAGAGGATCTTTGAGAACACAACTAATAAACGAGGCCCTAGCACTTCTCGTAAGGAGTAGAGACCAGTTAGAGAAGGTAGCAAAAATTAACAAAGATAGACTCCCCGGTGACGATAATGCGTTAGTATCTGGTCTTGCGAAAGCAGCTAGTGGTGGTCTCGGAAGTGCTCTTGGTCAATATGGTTATACCGGCTATGATCCTAAGGCTGGTGTACAGAGTTTAATAAAGACTGGAGTTAATATAGGTAAAAACATAGCTGGTGATGTTATTGATTATTTCTCTGAGAAAAAAAGTATTCCTGACTATGGATCACCTGTGCCATCAGAACCATTCAATAGACCAAAAGTAGTTGGAAAAGAGGGAAATAAAATACTAACTGAAACTACTAAATATGGCTATGGAACAAATACTAGGGAGTTTAGAAGTAATGAGCTTGGTTCAGGATTTTTAATCACACTTAAGGATCTATGTGGAAAAGATCAGGGTGCTATCAAGACCGGATCATTAGAAGAGCTACAAAAGATATTAACGGAAAGTGAATTAATTACAACCGCAAGTAAGATTAATAAAAGAATTCAACGAACTCTGGACTCAAATATGTACTGGGAAGTTGTATTAAAACCTTGGGCATACAATTTGGGAGATAAATACTCTAATGGTGGTTATTCATTTTTACCAAGTATAAAAGAAATTAACACCATAAACCGAGTTGAGCATGGAGTTGATACAACTTATAATAAATGGATTCCTATCTCAAATTTCGAATTACAAAAATCTAAATTAACAACTAAGTCTCTAGGATTATTTGATGGAGAGATAAACTATCCGGTGACTTCAGAGTATACGAACGAATTTAGGATGACTGTAGTAGATGATCAGTGGAAATCATGGAAACATTACTTTCAGAAGTGTTCAGATGTTTCAGTTTATAACTCAGAACCCCATCCAATTGATTATTACAAGGAGACAAATCCAATTCCAACCGCAATCGATAAGAGTACTCTTTGTGCTGCTTTCTATAAAAATATAGCATTTAGTATTGAGATCTATATAATGACTCCTCAAATGTCTACCATAAGAAAATTCCACATCTTAGCAATATTAAGAGATTTTTCAGAGGAATATACAGGGGAGTCAGACTCTGGCGGTTCAGACTTAAATGTTAGCTTTTCTATTGTTGGGGAGGTAGATGATAATGATATATACCTAGATGATACATTTATGGATAGGTATAGTGCTAAAAAGGAAATAGACACAATGTTAAATACCCAATCAGCTCTAAACACTAAAATCAACTATACTCCCTTCAATAATACTCAATCGCCCTTAGTTGGTTTCAAATTAACACCATAATAAACCATGTACATAAAATTAAACACAATACGCCTTCAGTATACAAAAGAGGTAAATGACATTTTTATATTAGCAGAAGTTCCAGACTCTACTATGTCTTATGAAAAACCTGTGATTGTTCGTACTGTAGACGAATTAGAATCATGGTTTGGAAAATGGTTTACCTCTTATGATTATTTTGTGGAACTCTTAGAACGGAATATATCTCTCTATCTCTACAAACCAATTTCTCCAGATAAGATTAAGGATGAACAGTATATAGATCTTTCAACTTATACTATGGCGTCTGAAATCTATCCCACAAAAGAATCCCTCCCTCTCATCGGTGATCCCAGTACTAAATATTGGGTTGGAGGATTATATGTGGATTGGGACAACTTAAAGGAGTACGAAGAAGGTGAAGTTAAGAATCTCCCACAGAATCCCAACCCAGGAACTAAGTACTTAATGAACGATGTCTGGTATACTTATGTAAATAAACAGTGGATTAGTTCAAGGGATAGTATAGGATGTTTTTATATCTGGTTATGGGATTCTTGGGTATCAGAAAAAGACCTTCCACAAAACACAGAAGTCACATCAATTTCACAAGAGAATAGAGATACCCTACTTCTTGCTAGGCCTGGATATAATTATTCTATAACTCATTGTCACCCAGAGTATCATGAATCTAGATTAGGGGTATTTTCCGGAGATTATGACGGACCTGCTATAAATATAACGGCTCCAATAGATTTAGGAGATAGCATAGAGAGTACGTATGTTTATAAGCTAAGGTTTCAAGGTTCTCTCCCAGACTATTTCTATCTTGTACTTCCTGATCCTATACACCAAGATCTTTATTATCTTGTTTATAACGGTGATGATGATAGTATAGAGAGTAAGGTTCCTATTTCCTTTATTCCTAACACGGATTCAAGAAAGAAGATTAATACAAACTGGGAAGATGTTAAAACCTACATAACTTCATTCTATCCCCCCACTAACATAATAAATAACGGGGATGAATTAATTCTCTATTCTACTCGTGCAATTCCTGTAGATGATTACTATGACTTTCCTGGATTAACTGTTTCTACTAGTTTTAGAGATTCTCAAAACCTACTTACAACAAACCTGGGGGAACAATTTTGGAATGTAGAGGTATGGAGTAAGACTATAGGAAGAGCAGATCCGGATTATGAAGATGACCTTATAACACTACAGATAGAAGAACTTAAGTCAGGGGAAGAATATAGATTTACGGTTTCAAGACTTTCCTATTCTGAGATCTTTGAGGGAAAACTACACCCAGGAACAGGAGAAGAAAGACTAGACTATATTATTTCTAGAGACTCCAAACTAGTTCACGTCCGATTTGATAATATAACAGATGGACTTAGAACTGGAACTTGGAAACTTAGAGGAGCTACAGCCGAGTCCTATAATCCAGAGATGTATTGGAGAGGATTAGAAGCTATGTTTACTACTGATTCTATACACCCTGATTATATCCTCGTCCCTAAAAAAGAAAACTGGACCTCTGATATCTCCAACCCTGATTACTTAGAGAAATTTTTATCCGTATGTACCTCCTATTCATGTCAGGCTTTAATACAGAACGACCTTCCTAAGTATATAATTAGAGAGGTTAGTGTATTGCCAGACCCAAGTGAAGAACTAGAAGATTATATTCTTTGGACAACCGGAGATGGACATTATTGGAGAAAAGGAGAGGCAGGATTAATAGAAGAGACTGACCGAGTAACTATAGAAACCTCACAAAACCTGGGGGATTTTATATATAACTTACAAGGAGATCAAGATAATAGACTAGTATATTTCTATCAAGGGATGACAGTTTATGGAAGACAGAGACCTGGGTACTATCTCTATCTTCTAGGACTCTTTAATGATATATATTCTGCTTCCTCTTCTGTGATAAATTATAATAACTTTGTTGATAACCCTTATGTGGACGAAGAATTTGAAGAAACCCTGAAGAGATATAAAAGTAATTATCTGGTAGGGAATAATCAAATCTTCTACTATAAAGACTATCAAAACGGCAATCCTTATACGAGTACTGGATGGATGAGGTTTGCTATTGGAAAAATAACTAGAGAACTACAGAGAAACCGCTCAGCCTACCTTGGAAAACGGAATAGTGTAGAGATAGAACGAGGAATAAGGGAAGTTCTCAATAATATAGTTCGTAGGTTCTCGATAATAGACCAAATAGAGATACTTAATTTCCAGGTGTCTAATAGCGAGAATAGAATAAACCTACACTTAGAAACAAAAGTGAAGGACCTAGTTGATAATAACATAGGTCTTGATATAACAATTAACTATAACGAATAATTTATGGCAACAGTAGCTGAATTAGTCCGTGGTGGTGACGGATACATGAAATTTATTGACTACACAAGCACGTATAAGGATGACAATAAAGAATTCCTGCGTGGTGATATGTGGCAATTCGATTTCCTTAACTGGCCTAGAATCGTATATAGTCCTGGTAATTCTATTTTCCATGCTCGTCTAAATAGTGTCCAGGTAGGTATCGATGGTGCTGTTAATGGTTTCGAGAAGAGAATGAGAGGAAACTTTGTAATTAGACAACAAACCGGTCAAAATACATCGGGTCAGCTCACTCTTAGTTTTATAGACAAGGAAGATCAGGCTATTTCGTACTTTGTTGATGATTGGAAACAGAAAATTGCCGACAGAGATACAAAATATAGCTTTAGAAAGGATGATGTTGTTGCAGATTGTCAGCTCGTTCTTACCAATTCCAGCCGTCTCGCAGTTAGAACTTTGAAATTCTATAACTGTGTGATTATGGATGCTCCGCTCGATAAATAATTTGTCCTTAATAGAAAATATACTATTAAGAAGTCTGAGAATTGCTGGAAAGGTTTAATACTTAATCAGCAGCCTAAGAAAGGTTTAACGACTATGTACAGAAGCAAATGATATAGTCTAAGTAATAGGGGAACTTATTAGAAAGAAAACTGGAAAACGGAGTAGATGCAGATGGAACCGATAGAGCAGACGTACAACTTAGTCTTGCATTTGAACACTACGAGAGAAACTTTGATAATCTCTAAAAAATCCTACCAGAGGGTTTGTGGTGTTCCTTCTGGTTCTATATATAATTCCCTGGGGTTAGTAGGAAAGAGTCATCCGGAATATTAGCCCCAGGTTTAAAAGAGAAAGGTAAAGAAATGATTATATACAGACAAAAAGAATTTGCCTCGACTAAAGAAAGCAGAGAGAAAGTTAAAGAAGCCAATAAGAAAGACAAGACTAGAAAGAACTTGGAAAGAGCTCAACTAGGAACTGCTGTTGGTGGTGCTGCGACTATAATTGAAGGAAACAGGTTGAAGAAAGCAGCGGAGAAAATTGAGAAGACTATTAAAGGGAAACCTGTGGATATAAAGAAGGTAGAGAAAATGCAAAAACTCGGAAAAACTGCTAAGACTCTACACAAAACCGCACCTTATCTGATTGCTGCTTCTGCTGGTCTCGAGGCTGTGAAAATTGCTCGTGATATAAAGAAATCAAAGAAAAAGAAGGAGATTGTATTAGATTCTAAGGCCCCTAAGAAAATGAAGGGAAAGGAATCTAAAAGTGATCTCCTGAAACTAGACAAATAAATCCTAGGCCTCTGATTCTAACATAAAGTTAAAAACCTACTACCTCTTTTATAATAGCATACAGGGGGAGGGGTGATAAGTTAAATTTTCCCTGTATGCGTATTACAGAAAAAATGATTATATTGAGGATGTTTTCTAAGAAGGGGGATAAAGAAACTGATAAAGAGAAAGTAGTCAAAGGTAGGGATATTGCGGCAGGTATTGGAATAGGTACTGCAGCTGGAATAGCAGGAGTAGCCGCTAACTCTGCATTTGGGAAAAAACTAAGGAATGCAAAATCTATAGACCCCGAAGAAGAGAAAAAACTACGTGAAGAATTAATAAAAAAAGCGAAGAAACAAGGAACCAGGACTATAAATACTAATGCTGAAAATTCAATGGCAGTAGGAACCTCAGAAGGGAAAGTAATAAGAAAAGCCTTAGCTAAATTAGCTAAAAAGGATAGAAAAAAGTATGAAGCCATAAAAGAAGCTACGAAATATCCTGGAATGGATGGTGTCCTCGAACATATAGGAAAAGATCAAATAATTCTTGGAAAAGGAAGACTCTCTGAAGCGGATGTTCTCTCACATGAGTTGGGGCATACTCAATTTCTAGAAAAGGGAAGATCAAAGGATGTCATAGCAAAGACAGCTCATAGGCTTAACGCAGTTAGTAAGATGGGGACTATGGGATTAAAAAGATCTGCTGTATATGGAGCTCATGGATATGCAAATGGTTTAAAGGCCGCTAAAATGGAAAGTGAGGGCAAAAAGGAAAGCTTTGGTCATAGAATTAAGGCAGCTGGTTTGCCTGCTCTAGTTGCTGCTCCAATATTAATAGCTGAAGGTGCTGCTACTGGTAAAGGATTGAAACTCTTGAAACAGGCTGGAGTAAGTAAGAGGGCTATGAAAACTGCAAGAAAAACATTAGGAAACGCTTATGGTACCTATGCCTCAATTGCTGCAGGAAATGTTGCAGCTGGAGAAGGAGGAAGACTAGTTGGTAAAGCAGTAGGAAAGAAACGTTACAAAAAAGAAAAAGAGAAGGAAAAAGAGAATAAGAAATAATTTTCATTATTTCCATCCTCTACTAAATCCTACTGTTTCAAGAAGGATCGTGACAGGTGAAAAGTTTAATACACCATATCACTATTTTCTTGATTTTCTTCATCTTTTCAATGTTTTATTATTCTTCATAAATAAGGCATTCGAATACCTTTGAGGCGGAATTTCTAAAATACTAAAATTCCCAAGACGACCATAAGAGTCTACCCTTTAATGTGGATCTTGGGAACTATGAGAACAAGATATAGAATTACAAAAGAAACCCTCAAAACTTTAGTCCAAGGTACGGGAGGGGAGATTTATAGACTTGAAAGAAAGATCTATAAAAGAAGAAAAACTAGAACAGGTAGATATTACATGGAAGGATATGAAATAACCTCAATACATATGACCAAAGAGTATGCTGAGAAGATAGGTTTTATTAGGTATACGTCTTCTTCTGATTAATTTAAAAACCACATTATGACAATCTTAACATCACAATTACCAAGTGGGGGTTTTGGTTATACTTTCCCCACCATTAATGTAAGCCCAATGACGTTTTTAGAGCTTACACAATATCTAGAGAATGTACCAAAAGATCCTCTAGAAAAATATTTATTCGACATTAAGGTATTAGCAAAAGAAGACCCAAACATTATGAATTGTTACGTAATGGATGTGGACTTCTTAATTTTTTACCGTAAGCTATGTACAGTCTCTGGGGATCTTAGTTATGATCTCTCTGTTACCTGTCCGAACTGTGGTAGAACCCTAAAAAAGAAAATTACCCTAGACAAAGACATTCATTTTAAACAGATCGATGACAAGGTAATGACGGGAGCTATGATTGAATTAGGGGGACATAAATACGAGACTGGTGTTCCTACTGTAAATGATTTTCTTAAAGTATTCGAAAAGTACTTGAGGTATAGGAAGGTTACAGATATTAAGATGATAAAAACCATAGCCCTCATTAAAGATTTCGAATTTAACGGAAATCAAATAGAACAAGATGTATTAGGGGCAACACACGAAGATATAACCCTTCTAATGGCTCTTCGTGATCTATATTATGACAGAGTAGAACCGATTAATATAGTATGCCCTGATTGTAAAGAGAAGGAGGAAGGAGGATTAGTGGCAGTGAGTGTAGAGAATCTCATTGTCGACTTTTTTCGAGACCTCTATAGGAATAGCCCAATTGATGGATCTAAAATTCTATTTAAATAAGTTCCTGAAGGCTGATAACATAGAACATTATACTCTAGCATCCCTTTATAAACTGAAAAAAGTATATGATGACTTCTTAGATAAATCCGAGGGTATAGATCCAGATTTTCCAGGCATGACACTAGGGGATTATGGAAAAGGAGAAAAAATCAAAGGTACTAATTATTATAGTATTTTTGGGGGAGAAGAAAATATACCAGAAGGACATAAAGGAATATTAGAAGATAGAATACAAGTAAAGAAATAAATATAGTTTTCTCGGGATGGTCTTAGAGCCTGCCCTTTGATGTGGATCCCGAGGACTAAAGAAAACAGTTAAATTACAGAACAATGATTATATTAAGACAGAAACAATATTCACCTGGTTTCTCTGGCATAAAACAAGTACTTAAAAAGAATATTGATAGTGCCAGAATGAAACTAGCTGAAAAATTAGATAAATCCATAGAGAAAGATTTAATTGAAAAGAATAGATTTGAAAATTTAGGTACGGAACTCAGTGATAGACTTAGGGAAAGAACTATCACTACGGAAGCAGCTGAATCAGATATAGCCAAACGAATAAATTCCGGAGAAAGGATATCAAGAACTCATGCTAAGAATCCTTACATAGAAAACGGCGAACTAATTCTTCCAAATCCAATATCATCAGGGAAATTATATCATGAGATAGGTCACATAGAAAATGCTAACGGTAATAATGGCAAAATACCACAGTTTATTAGTAAACATGGACAAACTCCAGAAAATCTTCGAGAAGTTAATGTTATGGATCTGATTAGTTCTGACTATAGATATTCAGATAGGGCTCAGCGTGAAGAATTGTTAAGAAATAACCCAGAAACATTAAAGGTGTTAAACGAATCTCTTGGAAATAAAAAACCGGTTGAATCTATAAAAAGATTTATTAAAGGAAAAACTTTAGTAAGGGATGAGAGGAATGCTTCAAGATGGGGATTAAAGAAAACAAGAGAGAAAATAAACGACCCTGAGGTATTATCTCTTGAAGAACAGAGACAAAAAGCTGCGAACGAAACATATAATCGATCTATTTTAGCTTCCAGTAAAATACCTCTAAGGAATAGTATACAGATACCCAGTAAGAGAGGTAATTTTAAATTTGATAAACTTAAAGAAGAGTATGATAAAAGAAACCCCAATTAAAGTAAGAATTTCTGGTTCAGGGAAATCCGCCAAAAAGATAATTAGTATATTAGAACAGGGGAATATATCTGGTACTTGGATTGCAGTCTCCCCTAATGAAAAATTACCAGAGAGATATAAAGATTGTCAAGACCCAAAGGAGAATGTAGTAAGAGTATTATATGATATTCCCTCTGATTGGTCTATATATAAAATCTCAGAGAAAGACAATGATCATGACTTGGTTGATAGTGTAATAGATGAAGTATATTCTATCCCCACTAAGAAAACAGTAAAGGAGCTCTGGGATGATTGTAGGTATCTCTGGGTTGTTATTAGTCCTGATTTAAACTATCCACAGTCTTATAACCATGAAATCTTAAAACGAAATCAGTGGATAGAAAAAGGAGGATGGACGTTATTTTGTGTAGGCCTGGCAAATACATTAGAGGCGGAAGAAACTATTAGGGAGAAATTTAAATCCACACTTCCCCCTAATATAATCTACGAAGAAAGAACATAAAACAATAAAACAAAGTATGGCAGAGAGCACAGATAAGAAAACTAGAAAAATTGCTGAGAAAAGAGTTGAACCAGGTAAGGAGTTTGAAAGTTATCAGGAGGCTCAAAACCAACTTTTAGCTATCCAAGCCGAACAACAACAAAATCTCGCACTACAGGCTAATGATGCTATGAATGTACAACAACAAAATCAAACATTAGCACAGGCCGCAGAAGTTATGGCAATGGATAATCTAAACCCGGCTACACAAGGAATATTGGCTGGGTATGGATTAAATCAGCCTAGGGTAATAAAACAAAGCAACACCCAAAGACAAGGACCCAACAACATAACCATAAACAATACTACCATAAACAACGCTTCAGGTCCCGTTCAAGGTAGAGAAATAAGCATAAGACCACAAGAAGCTGGACAAACTAAATTTAAGGCGTGGTTAACTAATATATTCGCTAGACAAGACGCTCAATGGCAAAAACAAAATCAAGAATATGCTAGAAGAGAGAGCTCATTGACTAGGAATTCAAATAAAATGATGAGGAAACTTGAGGGATTAGGAAAAGAGATAGGGAGTGTTATGGATCCAAGGAAAATAGCAAATACACAGAGAAACCAAATAAAAACACTTCTAACTATCATTGGGTTACCGTTATTGGCTAAATATCTCCCGAAAGTTTTTGAGAAAATTAATGGAATAGAAAAATCTGTTACTGGGTGGTTTAAGGAATTTAAGGAGAACGCAGGTGATAAAATAAAAGACTTGTTTGGCATAAAAGGAGATAAAGGAATATTAGAATCACTCCTATCGTCTCTACATAATCAAAATGAAGATGGTGTTCTTGATATAATCTTAAAAAAGATAAATGAATGGTTAACAGAGCATATAGACTTAGCCAACAAAATTTCTCCAATTAATGTTTCTCTCCTAAATCCAGGTGAATCCCTAAAATCTTTTGCTGATTGGTTATCTATTGTGTTAGGTGGTACAAAGCAAGCAAATAGGTTTGTAAACAACCAAAAGCGATTAGATTTAATAGGAGGTTTATCAGATCAAAACAAAAAAGAAGAGGACTTCCAAGTTAGTGCGTTATCTACTGGAGAGGAGGATAAAGAAATATTTGATGGTAAAGGACATCGAATCTTAATGAATAGGAAAGAAACTAATAGAGGCTCGGCTGAGATTGACTCTAATACAAGCTCAGAACAACTCTATTCTGAATTTTCCTCCTGGGCAAGTGAAAAGGGCCTTAAACCAACAAAAAGTAATTTAAATGAATACTTAAGGCAAAGGGATGACGTTACCTACACAGGAGAAGCCATAATTCTAACAAAAAGTGTTCATGATTCAGCAAAAAAAGGATATTTAGTTTTTTCTGATGAAGACTTGAATTTTTGGAAGGATGGAATAAGTGGAGAAAATTGGTATGGTTCACTAGCAGCATCATTAGATATAGTCGCTAATATAAAAAAAAAGTCAGTGACAATAACTAAGGAAAACCCAAGTGCAGTAAATGGGACACATAAAATTACCTCATCTAGAGAGAAAGAAAAGAGTATATTACCTAACAGAATTCTACTCTTGCTCAATTTACTGCTTAAGGCAGCGAAGAGATATGGTCCCCAACCAGTATTTAATTCTTTCTTAACTATGTTTTTTGATATTGGGAAGATATCTCAACTTGAAGAAGATGAAGTCTTAGTACCTCAAAAATTTAAGCTCATTAGAGAACGAATGACTGAGAATGATAGACAGAGATATTGGCCAAGGGGAAGGAAAGGATATTCAAATTTCTATAAAAAAATAGTAATGCAAAATGTAACTGGAAAGGCATTAAAATTAAAAGAAAAAGATTTTAATGGAAATGAGAACAAAGATAGTTGGGAAATTTATAGAATTTCTGCCCAAGGTATCGCTAACATATTAGAGATGACAACAAAAAGTTCTGAAGAGACATATACTGAAGAGGCACAGAGGTGGTTAATAGATTATTTAGTTAGGAATAAAAAAGTTTCTAATCAAACCGTCACTTATGATATAGATGAAGATTATCAAAAAACAATGGATAATATTTCAGCAGCACAGGCGGAAGAAGATCAGACCAGACTCAATTTAGCACTCACTCATGAAACTAAACAAACAGAGGGATATTCACAAGAGGATGCTAACTCCTATGTCGATTCAGGTAAATCAAAGATTAAACAAGATATACCTAGGGTTAGTTATGTAGAGAGATCTTCGGATTTCAGATCACCATATTCTGTAACAGATGAGGAAAAAAGTAAGTCACCTAGATTAGTAATTGGTAAATCTATTAGTGGTGTAACAAAAGCTTTTGGTGGTACAGGAGCCTTAACTAGTAATTTCATGGAATGGAGAGACAGTAGGTTTCATTATGGAATCGATTTAGCAAATTCTGCTGGAGATGAAGTAAAGTATCCGGGTTACGGAACAATAATGCAAAGTGGGAGAACTAACAAAAGTGGAACATACATTGATATAAAAGATGAACGTGGATATACTACAAGATATTATCACGCTAGACTTTATGGTGGACTACAACCAGGTAGTAAGGTAACACCAGGACAACCAATAGGAATTACAGAAAGAAAAGGTGAGAATGGAAATTCTACTTACCCGCATATTCACGTAGAGGTTCATGACCCAGATTGGAGCAAACAGGCTGGCAAGGAGTATCAACATAAACACTATGTAAATCCTTTAGTTTACTGGAGTAGACATAAAGCTGAGAAACAACAAGTATTACAACCCAATACTGATAATTCGCCAGATGAATCAGTAAGTATACAGCAAAATACAGGAGTCATTCCAGCATCTGGTGGTCCCGACTTCGATATATCACCGCAAGAAGCTTTATCCCCTAAAATCAATAGCAGGGTTAAAGTTGAATTACCACATAAATTTATAGATATTAATAAAAAAGAACTAGGTTCAACAAATAATAGGTCTGAAATAGAATCTCCTACTAATCAAGTTTTAGCTGCTGGATTTCAAGCAACCATAACTAATGATCAAAATGGTTATCAGATTTTATCTGCACAATTAGCTTCAATTGAGAGTAAATTAAGTGCTATCATGGTTACTTCTGGTTCTAAACAAAAACCAAGTGCCTCTTCAATCACAACTAAAGATATATAAATATGAATGGATGGTATTATGACGAACAATTGAATAATCCACTAACTTCAGTTTCCCTTCATCCAAATCAACTTTACGTAGGTGGAGAATGGGTTAATGTAACAGAAATAACTATAGATAATGTTTCTCATAAACCCGACGATGAAAAATTTGTAACTCAGGCTGGTGATCAAATAGTTGGGTATGATATAGTTCCTATAGCTACTTCAATTATTTCAGAAGACTTCAATGTTGCAGTAGCCAATACGTGGTCCCCATATGGCAGTGGAGAGGAGATAACTAGTTTATGGAATTCTTTTAGATCAGCCGCACCTTATGTAGATTCAATAAGAAGAGGTTTAAAAGAAGTTAATAAGACTCTAGAAACAGAAGAAGACGATGGCGCTGTAGTAACTTTTTTAAAAAGTGTAGGAGGTCTCGTTTCAAATAGTTATGATGCTAATCTAGGACTTTTGCAACATAGATTAAATGATCACCTTATAACTCAAGGAACTAGATTTTCATACTATGCGGGCTCAGGTATTGCATTTGGTGGACTAGGAATGAAATATACTATATTTCCTAAGTTTGATAATGTAAATGGTTTCATTTCCGTAATAAAACAGATCCAACAGTTATATCCATATGTAAATGGAAAGCTGGAAATAGAAACGTATGATGTTGTAAAAAATGCAATAATGGAATGGAAAGAAACAATCTCTGGGAAAAATAAAATAAAAGAGAAAGGTGATGCTTGGTTTAATAGTGCCTTAAACTCGGTAGATAAATTAATAGATGACGCAAAAACAGCGACAGGAAAAGGAGAGACTGGTAAAGCAGAGGCCACTACAGCCTGGACTAATCTTAAAAGTAAATTTAAAGATATAACAGACACAACGTTAAGTATTGCCGATGATATAGTAAAAGCGATTTTAGATGCCGGTCTCTTAGCCTGGCAAAAAGCTCCTGGTGGATTTAAGCCGTATTATAAAGATATCGATATAGCACTTCAAGGCACTTTAAAACTAAGAATAGGAACGCAGTATTCCATATCTTCACTTTTGTGTCAAGATGTATCATTAAATTTTTCAAAGACGATGGTGAAAAATCCAGAAGATGGGACAATATCCCCGCTATATTGTGATGTCACCATGAATTTAATTCCAGCCACAAAATTTTCTAATACCTCCTTAGAAAAATTTGTAAGAGGTGATTTTAATCAAAATAGGGGTACAATCAGTAATGAATTAAATAAAAAGCTACAACAAGAAAAAGAGCTGATCCAACAAACTTATTCACTCTAATATTATGTACAGAAAAAAAAATAAAATAATAACAGCTAAAAATGATCCTTCCAATTACGTTTTTGGATATGATATTTATGATTCACTCCTTTTCTCACTCATTAACGATACGACTTTAGAGCGGGAAAATCATGAAATTACTGTACATGAATATCGACCAGACTTAATTGCACAGGATATTTACGGATCTACTTCTTATCTTGGTCTTTTTCTACTTCAAGTCAAAAAACCCCTTGCTGACTTAAAGAGAGGGACTATTTTAAGTGTTCTACCAAAAACTGTACTAGATACTATAATTAAAAATATGTGAGTATGACAGAAATGGTAAATACACAAAACATTTCTATAGAGTTAACTCCTTGGACTGATCAATACTTCTCTATAGATTGGCTACAGCTTAAGGAAGAGCTTGGGGGAAATCTACCTGTAGGAAAAGCATCTCTAATATTCCCAAGAAATGAAGATTCTTTAAACTTATTGCTGGAAGAAAATACAGGGAAACTCTTATTTTCAGATAATAATGATTCAGGATTTAATTTTGAACTTCCCATCTTCATAACTTCTAGAGGATACAATGAAAATGCATTAGTAATAGATTTTACATGTACTCCCTCCAATAAGTTTTTTGAAGAACGAATCTCTGGGACCTACGATAATATACAAAATGCCATAGAAACAGTATATCCAGGTACTCTCGATATTAGAGTAGAATCTGATCAAAATAATGAACAAAAAATCCACCAAAACTGTGAGACGTCTTTAAACTTTCTTAGACGACTTGGGTATTCTTATAAAGCAGATACTGTTTTTGGATTTTCTTGGACAGGTTTTTTGATTAAGGATATAATAGGGACGAGTTCTACAGGGAAAGATGAAAGTATAGATGATGACCTTCCAGAGATTATTGGTGGTGGAACTGGAAATCTCACGAACACTCAACCCTATACTCTTACCTATAGTAGAAAAGAGAACTATCCTGTTATTAATCCCTGGACCGACGAAGATAATACATTACAAGAAACATATTCTGACTATATTCCAAAAAATGTAATTTCAGTATTAGGTACAACGTATTATATTTGTCGAGCAGGGTTTGAGGATATGATTAAAAACTATATCATAAATACTACAAAGATTAATGCTGGCTATAGCGTAAAATATTCTATTACTGGCTCTCTTATGCCAAATTCTTATAGGCTAGGAGACCTCATTAAATATAGAAGAGCTGATGATGAAGAATATATTAATGATCCAGACTACTATACCAAGTGTTTAGTCTTTAGCAATGAAGTGTTTATAGGAAATGGTCAAGATATTGTTGGTCCTCATGGTTTTAACTTTGAATGGACTACAGAACTCAGAGGTATAGAAGAAGGACCTTGGACTAAAATTAAAGAAACAGAATAAACAAAATTCCCAGGACGATCTAAGAATCTACCCTTTAATGTGGATCCTGGGAACAATTACCTTATATTTGAAATGAAAAAATAGAATTTCTATTAATCTATAATGGACAAAAACGACTTCAGGCTTAGATTCTTGCATAAAAAATTATATCTTAAAGAATTCTCCCCTCGTGCTAATTTAGGTCTTCTTTATTACAAAAATAACAAAAAAGCAATATACTCTGTTTTGTTTAATGTAGTAAATGAAGGAAGAGAACTAATTATAAGAGATATACCAAAAACCTTAGACTTAGATCTTGATATCGCTGTTATTGCTGTGGAGAGGCTATTAGAGTTATTAGATCCAGATATAACACACGCAATGATTAATTCATCCTGGCAATTTGAGTTTTATAGTAGAAAATTAAACTTCTATAGAAAACATCCATATTCTTGTATGATGACTTTTGAAAAATCAACAGAAGGATATGTTTTTTAAGTGGATAATCATAGTGGCCCTTATTCTTGGTTTCATAGGGGCAATAGTAAGTTTCATCCGGTTAGCAAATAAAAAAGATACCACCCCCATACAATTAATAGCTATGGCCTTGGATATTGCTTATTTTCCAGGAGGGGCCGTTCTTTTACTTTGGATATTAGGTATTATATGAAAATTGGTAAAGAAAGGGACTTGGTGTATATATTCCCTAAAAAGAAGGGACACAAATATTATAAACCCGGACTAAAGGCATTCATAAAACTCTTGAATGGTAAGGTTTGTACAGGGGTTTTGTATTTTAAAGTCGACCAAAATAGGAATTTTATAGTGGAAGACCAACAATCTGCTGCACTAGACCATGAGAATATAAAACGAGCTTTTGCGACTTGGTTCTTATCTATTCCAGGGACAAATAAAATAATATGGTTAAAGTAATAATCCCAAGAAAATACGGATTATATAAAATCTACGATGAAGTAAAACAAATTGACAACACTAACCGACTCTTAATATTTAAGAAAAATATACCTTATCTAGTATATGGTTTCTTGTTCTATTCTTGCTTTGATGATAGGATAGAGCTACTAGATTGGTTATTATACAATGGTTCAGATATAGATACTGACTTAACAAAAATATTATTATATTTCTTAAAAACAAAGGGATCTATAGCAGTAAACCTAGAAAAAACCAGGCTCGAATATGGTGATTATAAGTGGGTATCTGAACTTTTGGGTAGTGTAGAAGAAGTAGTAGAAATAACAAATAAAGCAAATATAATATGGAAACTGAAAGACTGTACTACTTAGGTGTAGTAAAAAATATAATAGAAGATGAAGATAATGGAATAACTAAGGAATACGGAATTATAGAAGCTGATATCCCCGGTGTTATTCAAGGTATACGAGCATTTCCCAAGCGCGACGAACTTAACGAGCCAAAGCCTGGGGATGCTATTTTATTACTCTGTCTTGACCCTATTCTTAATTCTTACTGGATTTATGAAAGAATTAAGGAGAATGATTTTATAGGGATTAGAGCAGCAGGAAAAATGATTGATATAACTCCCGATTATATAAGCATAGGAATATTCGATAAGGACTCAGAATATAAAGAAGATGAGCGGCCTGAAATGAAAACTTACCTGAAACTAGACTCGGAAGGGAACTTAGAAATAAAGACAGAAGGAAACACGAGTATAGAGGTCAAGGGGAATACTGAGATAAAAACTGAGGGAGATACAAATATAGAAACCTCCGGAACAACAGATATAAAATCGAATGGGGCCTGTACTATAAATTCCCCCGATGTAAAGGTGACAGGAGGAAAACTAACTGTGAATGGTGCTGGAGTTGCTAATGGACAGGGTGGATTTTGTGGTCTTCCAAACTGCCTCTTTACTTCCGCACCTCACGTAACTAACACAATAACTGGAACTTAATTCTGACCCTTATACCTGAGATGATAAAGTACATAGGTAATGATATGTTTTTATTAGAGAAAAAAACAGAACCAATAACCTCTCTTAATCTTTTTGGTATATATCGCCTCCATAATGAATTTATAAGTGATGTAGAGGATAATATAGAAATAGAGACAAGTAAGCTAGAAGAAATAGAGGATGGACTTATAATGCGAGTTGCTACAATATCCATAATCCTCTTACTCCGACATATAAAGCATGAAATTGTCTTTAATGAACTCTACTTATCTCAAAAACAAGCTTATCTCCACGTACAATATGAAGATGGGATTGAAATAGAAACTAAGTTCAATGCAGGAGAAGAAGAAAGACTAATTCTTTGCTTGAAAGATAAGGATGGTTTTGAATTAAATAATATAGGTCTCAGGTTAAATGAACTCACAGAACTTATTTCCTAAGTTAATCGGAATAAAGAAGTGAATTATACGAGAAGAAAAATGTCTGGAGCTCTTAGAAAGGAAACGTGGAAAATAAAAAACTAATCCCCGTAAACATCTATAACTTTAATATATACGAAGATGCCATTAGTAGTTGATGATATGACACAGAAGGTTAAGAATGATATGTCTAACCTTGTCAACCAGAACATGTCAACAGATGAAGATGGGAACCAGGTATTGACAGAGGATGGGGCTAAGAATATTGCTTCTAATTCTTTACAAACACTGTGGTCTTCAATCTGTTCCTATATATCCCAAAACTCAGTTGTACAGGCTTCTTGGACTGCTACTAATCCGAATTCTGGCGTTCCCGATCCTGTAGTAGTTATAACAGGAAAAATAAACGCTATAGAAGGAACTGGATTACAACAAGCACCCCTAAAACCTTGTACAGACGCTACTTCCGCTTTATCAATACTATCCGGACAAATGAACCTACTAATGATGACTTGGAATGTAAGCTGGGATGATCCGACTCTCCTTGTCTCTCCAGTTCTCCTCATGACTCCGCTTATAATACTCACGCCGGTAGGAGAGGGCGGAGATGGACTTGGGGATATATGTGAAAAAATAATTGAATCAGTAAAAAATACCGCCCATTATACACCGGCGTTTTCAGGTACTCATGCGGCTTTTACTGGAGGAGGAGCACTAACTTCTATAGTATGATATTAAACTCAGAAAAGCTACGAAATGATCTTCATAACTCTCCGGGAATTAGAAAAAAGATATCCTGGTTAGAAAAGGTGTTAAAAGAGTTTGATAGAATTGATTGTGAGGATATAGAGATACGTCTTAGTCGATTTGATCATTCCTTCTTCATAATTCGTATTATAACCTGGGAATATGTGGCAGTTATAAGAATAATTTCTAGGAACTTCTTTACTTATGATCTAAAACTGACAGGTGGATCTATTACAAGTGGAGAAAGAAATACACTAAGAGAAATATGTGACATCCTGCTTCAAAACTCCTAAAATAGGTCATGGGAACTATGAAGAAAAGAAGGATTTGGTTAGAAAAGGCAATAGAAAAACTAGAAAATGCAGGGATAGAAATTATCTGGATAAGACCTCTTAAAGACATTATCCCAGGTTTTATATTTGAAGTTAAGACAAAGAAAACAGTACTAGAATTAAGAGTCTATAGTAGGTCGAGCTGGAGAATTTATAGTACTCATAACACAACATATAGAATTACAAAATCAATAGAAGAATGCATAAAAGAAATAGAAAGTGGGAAAGATTGATAAAAGAAAATGGAGTGGGGAAAATAATGAAAGTGTCGGGAGATGGGTATTCTATATATTGTGAATGGATCAAACCAAACTATTACCTTATCTTCCGCAGAACACAAGATCCAGAAATTTATATAGTCCACCTTGAAATACACGGAGAAGACGATAGTGAGTTTAAAGAATTCTATCTTGGTGCTCTTAGATTACAGAAAGGAATAGTGTGGTGCGAAAAAATGTAGAAAAAGTGTTTATTGTGGGAGACCCTGGAGAAAAAGTAATTGGGACATTTGAAGGTGAGTATGATGTTCCAAGAGGTAGAAGGGAAGAATCAATGAAAGTACTCCTAAAAAATCTAAGAAGGCGAAACTCCTCTAATATTATAAAGAGAAAAACCACTCAACACAGCAATAAAAAAAAGAAACATGAGAACAATGACAATTATTGATCCAGAAACAGGAGAGATTTTAACGGGAGAGATTAGTACTCCAACAGAAGAAGCATTAAAAGCTGGAAAAAGATATTACCAAAAGATGAAGAAGAAAAACAACCCTAGTCTAAAAAATCAAAACTAATAACAAAAAAAAGAATAACATGGAAAAAGTATTTATTGTTGAGGAAACAGGAGAAAAGATAGTTGGAACGATTGAGGGTATTTATAAGGTTCCAGAAGGGAGAATAGAGGAATCCCTGAGAGAGTTCCTCAAAAAAAGAAAACAAAAACAGTTTTCTAATAAAGAAAAGAAGAAATATTTAATAAAACGAAAATCAGGAAAATGATGATAATATTTAGAGAAAAATTATTTAGAAGGGATGATGTTTCTGATAATGATTTAAAGCAACTACTTGATGATCCAGACCTAGTTAAAGAATACGGTCCCTCCGAGTTGATTATAATAGCTTCAAAAAAATATAATGAGGATCTGAAAAAACTAGGAATAAAAGGTAGTGCTGATAGAAACGTACTAGAAAAATTAAAAAAGGATGTAAGAAGCGGATACCTATTTAATGATGGTCCTGGAAAGGGAGATACACACCCGTTAGGAGATTTTTCTAAAAAAGATAAATCTTATGTATTTTCTAAAAAGATATCAGAACAGCATAGATTTAACTATCGAATCTTTCCACCAAAATTAGAACTGGATGATAAAACAGGAAAACTCAGATACGGAAGAAAAGTTATATTAGTTTCTTGTTATGGCCATGAAACAGAAGAAGGGGATTATTTAAATGATAAAAATCTCCGCTCTAGGAAGAATAGAATGAGAGGAAATGCGCCTTATCGTAAATCTGAATCTATAATGAAGAAAAAGAAAAAAAATAGATGATAAAATACATAGGTAACGATAATTTTAATGTAGATGGAGAAATAATAAAATCTACTGACTTAATCGAGGGTTGTGTGGGTTGGTATTTTAAACATGTGAGTAGCTGGCTGTGGAATGAGAAAAAACTTTGGGATCCTGAGCTAGATGAATCTATTATCAGTCGTGTAAAAACTATTGCCATTATTCTTAGCCTCCGAACCTCATCTCCAATTTCTTACTACATAATAGACTTCCAAACACCTAGGATATGCTATTTCAAAGTTTTATATGAAGATTACCTAGATATACGATTAACTTTTACATATGACCAAGTAAATTCGTTTTCTATGATGACCGACCCTAACTACCCTGGAGATATAATGACAATAGAAAATATAAGCATTCAAGATATAATAGAAATAATTAAATAAATGGTGTGTATAGCTCAATTGGTTAGAGCTCTAGATTGTGGTTCTAGGGGTTGTCAGTTCGATTCTGACTACACACCCAAAATAAAGATGAAGATAGGAGACTGTTTTTATCTTTTTTGTTTGCTGTGGAATGGTTTAAGGGGGTGGAGTGGTTCCCTTCGAGACGAGCGTAGCGAAGTCGAGATCCAACTCGAACTAATAAATCAAAGCTAAGTATTTTAAGCGGAACGCTTTAATAATATAGCTTTAAATCTCTAGTTCGAATAATTACCAAGAGAGCCGCCTTCCCGGTGCCCGCCAGAATTCTATTACGTTCGTTCATTCCTCACTATGTTCGTCATTACCTCACTACATAACGAATTCAACCCGGCTCTCTTTATCTTACGGGTTATCCTCGTTAAAAATTTCTTCTCGCTTCCATCCGTTGCTCGTAGCGAAATTTTTTGGAAATCTTAACGTTTCGTTCGTTCCTCACTACACTAATTTCCAACACTCGTCCGGGAACCCTAAGATAGAAAGAAATATCCTACATAGATGGATTAATAAAAATTGGAAATTGGAAAATATTCCTCCATATAAACCCAACAACGTTTTTAGGAATTAAAATTGGAAAAACACAGTCTAGAAAATCTTAAATCCTAATAGATGAATGATGAAAGGGTACCAGTCCAGAGGTGTACCCTTTCCAGATGATGATTATAACGTAACGTATACTTGGAATAGTATACCCTTAAAACAAATTAAATTATGAATGATAATGAAGAAAGAAAAATGAATGTTATACCAATAGAAGTTCCTGAAGATGTTGAATATATTTCCCAATGGACTTCTTTTGTTTATCCCATGGGAAATGTAATTCTTGATAAAACTATTTGTGGGTGTGGATTTACTGAATACTGTTTAAATAACACCATTCCAACTGTTTTATGTAGTCCCAGAAAGAAATTATTAGAGAACAAAGAAGAACAACATAATAGTGGTGAAAATCCACAGATGAGACCTATATATTATTTCAGAAATGACTATGAAAATAATATAGAATATGATAGTAGTAAAAATGAAGAGAAACTAAAAACCCCATTTGATAGTAATGAGGAGAGTTCATCTAATTATCTTTTTGCTATTAAGGAACAAGAAAACCTAGACAAATTAGCAAAATCAGAAAAGAAGGATTATCTATCTCCTATTAAAGATCAACTTCGTTCCTATATTGAATCTTGTAGTAGTCAAAGCAGTCCATTTAAAATTATTGTTACTTACGATTCCCTTCATCATGTACTGGATGTTCTTAATGAATATTACTCTTCTAGTTCTTATGTTATTGTTGTGGATGAATTTCAATCAATTTTTATGGATGCGTCTTTTAAGGCAGAGGTAGAGTTAGATTTTGTAGAAGATGTAAAGGGTTGTGCTAATGTTCTCTATCTATCAGCTACACCAATGCTAGAGAAATATTTAGTTGAACTAGATTATTTCTGTGATCTCCCTATGTACAAATTTAAGTGGAATGAAAAGAGAGTAGAAAATGTAAGGTCAGAATTAAGAATAGTAAAGAGTATAAATAATGAAGTTTCTAAGATTATACAGAACTATAGGGAAGGAAAGTATTTTGATAAAGTTCTTTCTGATGGTACTATAAGATACTCAAAAGAACTAGTAATATTTGTTAATTCTATTAGATCTATTTGTGATATTATTCGTAAATGTGATCTTAAACCAGAGGAAACTAATATAATATGCTCTGATTCTTCTACCAATATAAAACAATTAAAGAGAGTGGGACATCAAATAGGAAACATACCTACATTTGGTCAACCACATAAGATGTTTACTTTATGTACCCGAACTACTTATCTTGGAGCAGATTTTTATTCTACTAACGCTTTTACGGTAGTTTGTTCAGATTGTAATATTCAGACTATGACAATTGATATTTCTCTAGACTTACCACAAATCTTAGGTAGACAGAGGTTAAAAGAGAATGTGTTTAGAAATGAAGTACTAATCCTTTATAAATCAGAAACAAAGAAAGGTGCTATAATAAATGAAAAGAAGTTAGTTAATGATGAGAAAGTAAAATATAAAGAGGGAAGAACGCTTGAATTATTAGAGGGATATAATAAGATGTCAGATAGAGAAAAAGAGTTATGTGCAGAGAAATGGGCTAATGATAAAAACCTCTATAAAAATGATTATATAGGTATATCTAATCGTACAGGAAAAGCTACATTCAATTACCTAGTTAAGATAGCTGATAAACGAGCCTATGATGTAACTAGAAAAGAATATATAGATGACATTACAATCAGAAGAGGAATTGAATCTATTGAATCTTCTAATATAACGATTGTAGATAATATTAATACTGAGCTTCAAGGGGCTTATGAATACTTTATTTCTGAGTTCGATAAGGATAATAATTTTGAAAGAAGAATGAAGTTGCTATGTGATACTTATTTTCAGTATCCAGGTTTCTTTCAGGCTTATTCTAGTTCTCCACTTCAATGTATTATTCCTATTAACTATCAAAATTATATTAATCTTTTAGGTTTTGAAAGAATAAAAGCTTTGAAATATAGAGAGTCAGATATAATTTCCTATATTCAATCTCAACAAAATCTACAAAACTCTTCTATAACTTCTCTCTTCAATGTAGGAGATAAATATACTACAAAACAAATAAAAGAAGTGTTAGCAAATTTTTACTCTCTCAATTCTATTACTAAAACTGCTAAAGCTTCAGATCTCGAGCAATATTATATTCTCAAAGCCATTAAACTCAAAGTAGGAGATAAGTGGGAGCATGGATTTGAGATAATAGCTATAAAATCCCAGCCCTAAAAACGGGAGCGACCACTTTTTAAGGAGTTTTTGATATGAAACCCTTATATATGTAGAGAAGTTTGATTATCAGCTTCTCTACTGTTTTGTTAATAAAAACCTAATATTTGAGATGAAAAAGAGTAAAAAATATTTAATTAATCCAGATCTTAAGATAGTAAAAAAATATCATGATAAGACGGGGTTGAAAATTTATATATTTGAACAACCAATGACAATTAGTGGTGTCTCTTTTACTAACCTTTTACTTGAGGTATATGAAGACAAGGACTATTTTGGTTTTATAGAATCTGGGTGGCCTGTTGATAGAGACAAGGTTTATGAATATATTAGATGTGTAGAACTTTTTATATTCAGAAAAAATTGGCCACATTGGAATAAATTACAAAAAAGAAGATTACTTAGGATCATACGTGAATTTCCTTTACACCCAGGAACAACATATGGGGATTTTCTATATCAAGATGGAAGGGTTAATTGGGATAAGGTAGAGGAATATGAGACTAATCATAAAAAACATGAATAAAGGAAAATATTTACGCTCTAGTTTATCAGATAGAGAAATAGTAAGTGTGTTTAAGAATAAATCAGGAAATCGAGTCGTACTATATAAAGTATTCAAACCTGTGTCTTACTATTATGTTGTCGTTAGTAATTCATACAGGACAATATGCGATCTTATTTCAGGATTGCCAGACGAAGAAGAGGCCGAGTATTATTTGAGGGACATAGAAAAGTATACAAAAAGAATAAAAGATAAAACAACGAGGAGATATTTTCTAAGACTTGTACGATCTCTTCCACTACATCAAGGAAAGTTGTTCGGGGACTTTATGTTTTCAGATGGCAGAGTAGATTGGGAGAAAATTAAAAAATATGAACAACAGTTTCCAGGATGGGAGACTAGAATAAAACCATAATAAGTATGATAATTTTACGAGAAACGAATTATTCTAGAAAATCAGAAATTGAACTAGATGAGGAGATAAAGGATGGAGCGGAAACCTTCATCAAAGAAATACTAAAGTATATATTAATGAGTAGTAGTCCTTTAATTAGTGAGTGGACTAGAAATCATTGGGCCATAGGGCTTCGAATAAGATGAATCATGTAGGTCCTTCTAGAGCACTTAAACTCTTTCTTGGATTAGTAGATAATTATAAAAACCTACCAAGAAGAAGATATACTCAGGAATTTGCTATAGAACTTAGGAATAATAAGAAAACCGCTTCTGATTATGTTGATTATATAAAAAATCTTATACGCACAGATCGAAGAACAGGTGAGGGAGTTAAATATCTAGAGGCATTGAAAACAGCTGGCGTAGAAGATTCTTATGGCAATCAAGACTTAATCCAGATGTGTAAATTTGCTGCCCTCTGTCTCACTAATCAACTTAATCCAGAATATGATAACTGGTATGATTCTAAGGTTAAGACTATGCAGGTAGATTGGGACAAGGAAATTAATACCTCTTCTGAAAACCTAAGAGAAATCCTAAAAACTATAACAGGATATTGAAAGATCCATTAAAAAAGTTCTATAGGAAAGAGCGATTAAGAAAAAAGATATTCTGGTTGAGTCGTGCTATTTCTCGTATACAGCCTGGGGGAAAGTATTATGAGATGAATATAGCAAAACAACTTACCCCAGAGAAACCCTATACAGTTGGGGTTACTATATACAGAGAGTCGTGTATAGAGAAGATATTAATAACCAGAACAACATATAAGCACTCAAGATTTGTTGACCAAAAGCAAGATATAGGTTGGCAATTGATAAGTGAAGGAAAAACTGAAGATATAGTATTGTAGCTGTATCTTTTTAATTTGCAGATAAAAAATGAGAAAGTATTTATTATCAACAGGTACAGCGACAGATAGACTAGAGTATTATGTTCTAGATCTTTTTCGACTATACTTAAAAATATACCCTGGAGACATACCCGGGGCTTCAGGACTTGGATTTGATTTTAACTTAGGGGATACTAGGAAAGCTGATATTCCCAGTGTTGTCTCATCACGTATGTTAGACTTAGTAAACAAAATCCAGGCTCGTTTTACAGGAGGGGTTAAAATTTCCCTAGACTCCGTAGAAATTATAGATGAGACGCGTGCAAGAATAGTAGTGACAGTAAATAATAGTGTCACAGAGGATATTTATGTTAACTTATACGACGAATGAGATCACTACAGGATTACAAAAATATATATAGAGAGATAGCCACAAACTTAGGACTACAGGGGGACAGTGTAGAAATGATTGTGCAGCTTCTCTCGTATGCATCTTATATAGAGGAGAATGAGAATATTGTTTATGCTCAGGAATCTTCTTTAGAAAAGGCCACTCTAATGAACTCTAAGATTCAACTTTGTATGAATGAAATGTACTCTGTTTTCAGGGGTCAATGTCCTAGAGTTATTATGAGAATTAAGCCTAGGAAATACTTTAGTTTCCAGCCCTTTGATGTCTTAGTTTCTTCCAATAACTTCAAAATCTATTATCTCGGTTACATAAGTACAGAGAATAGTGTAGCGGAGGGAATGAGATCGGTGATGTCAGATATTGGTGTTTCTTGTGTCTATGGAGGTAAAACAGTAAACCCAGGAGACAGTGAGCTTGAGATTATAGGACTTCTTGCTCCAGAAACAGTAAGAGTAGGATGGACGCTTGATACTTCTAACTTATATTATGTGGATTGTACGGAGGAAAACTTAAGTAATGATATGTATGCTACTGTTGATGGTGCTCCTAAAGATGTGACTAGAAATTTTTCAGAACACATACTTAGGAATTATCTTTTCGACCTTACGCTTACTTCCTTTGGTTCTAGGTTATATACAGGAAAAATGGATCCTAGTACAGCAATAACAGCCACATATTTTAAATTTTCTACTCTTTCAGACTACAACATCTCAGAGCTTAAGAAGATAAACATAAAGGGAGCTGAGATGGTAAGCTTCCCTAATAATAAGTGGCAAGGAATAGATGAGTTTATTCCTGGGGTTGTACTTCTAGATGCTACCGGAAGAGATGGGCTTAATACAATACACTACAAAGCTTATAAAGATAGATTTGTAAATACCATCTTACGTTCTAATTCGGATATAGGGGCAGTTTTAGAGGAGATGTACCCAGAGAAAGTTAGGAGTACGAATTATGAGTTTAATTATACTACAGAACACTCAGACCTCACTATATATTACGTCCCTCAAAATACTAGAAATCCCCTTACTTCTTCGGAAATTTCAAAGTTTATACAGGAAAGAAGGGCTTATTATGTGACGGATCAGATTACAGTACAGCCAGGAATAGTATACAATGCTATTATTTCTGTGGACCTAGAGCTATATGAGAATACTAGTGTTGACAATGAGGTAGCTACTATTCTTGAGTCCTACGGTAAAAAGTTCTGTATTAACTTAGAGGAGGAGAAAGAGGCAATTCAAACCCTACTCTCTAAAATCTCTAATATCAATAAAGTAAGTAACCTAAATATAACTTACATAGATCAATCTGGAAATGAAGTACCTAAAGATAATATAGGTCAGATTTATGAGAATATAGACCAAACTTATTTCGAGATTGACTACGTTATTAATTCTATAGTGAGGACAGAGTCATGAAAATATTTGTTCCATTATACTTAAGAGATATCCCAGTAATTTCTCAGTTTGTTCAGATTTATAGTAAGTATGCAGAAGACTATAGAGAAGATCCGAGAGATAGCCTAGCCGATTATAGAGAGTCTCTGAAAAGAGATCCTGTAAAATATTTTGTAGGCATGTGTTTTGATGAAGAGGAGCTTGGGGATAAGTACGATGATATAGTAAATTATGTATCTCGTCTCTTTGAATCTGTAAAGGGAACTGAGAAGATATTTGACTACATGAAAAAGTACTTAAATGATTATCTCGACATACAGGGGGAGCCAACTTACACAGGACAATATATAGAGATTATGTTTGGTGCCTTAGTTCTCACGGATGAAGAACATTTTTATACATCCTTATATAATTTCCTCAGTGCCCTCTTGGTATTTGAAGACCTTATCACAAATATAGGAGATTTAGGTCTGACAGTTAAAGATGAGATAACTAATTATGTAGCAGCAGATGTTATATGCTACAAAAAATATAATATAAATTATGAAGCTAGTAATTAATAGTACAGATTTCTCAACTATTGGTACTGCTCTATATTTTTCTAATTCTAGCCATAATGCTAAATTTCTACCATCCTGGATAATAAGTGATGAGGAAATAGGAACTGGCTTTGAGTATCTTGGTGATCTTAAAATGATAAATGATCTAGAGAATCCCATCTTATTCCAAAATAAATATTTCAGTGTGGACAATCTTAGGTATTTTGCTTATCCAAGTCCTGAACTATTTGTTACGAATGGGCAAAAAACAGTAGATACTCCCCTTAATAATCCCAGCGTTTATTATTGCGGTAATAAGGAGAGACTATTAGATGGAGATTTTGCTGAATATGATTTTTCATTTTTAGTTGATAAATATAAATTCAATAATAATTTAAAAATACAATACCTAGATAAAGAGTCACAAGATATCTTAGGATATGATGTTTCTGAATTAACTGAGATGGAAAAGATCTTATTTCCAACTGCTTATGAATCGTCTGATTCTAATTACCTTTTAACTGCAGGTGGAACTAGGATTAATACAGGTGGCGGTAATAGGTTGTTGTGGAGAGAGCCTGAAAGTGTAGCTCCTGAAGTAATCTACAGAAGAAATTATTTTGGTATGGTTACTATAGGAACTTATACTTTATTTGTTTTTAAGGTACCTCCTTATGTAAGAAAAATAGAATTATATGAGGGTACTGTATTGGGTTCAAATTTATCACTAATAAACACCAATTATGACTATAGAATTAGAAATTATAGTAAGTATGACCCAGAAAAAACATATAGTAAAAATGATACAGTAGTATACTCTGGATCAACTTGGAAAGCACTCGTAGACGGAATAACTGGAGATTGGGATGCTACTAAGTGGAAATTTGTTAGTAAGTTTATTCAACCCAGTTTATCTATCTATCTAGGACCAGATTATTTATGGAGTCTTTGTCCTAGTGATTGGTATCAAGCAGATCCTAATTCTTGGGGGAGTTCAATCAGATATCTTCCAACATCTAAGAAATACCTGAAAGGAATGGATGAGATAACCTCAGAAAAGATATTATGGATGGTTATTACAGATTCTGGTCAGATCTTGGATATTAATCTCTCTTATAATTCTTGGAGTACGGATAAAGTAAACCCTGAGAGAAATAAGTGGAAGTATAGTCTTAGAAACGATGAATTCTGGAGTACGAAAGATAATATGTCCTTGTTAAAAGATAAGTCAGGAATATTATTGGATGGCAGATCAAATACTATCTTAAGTACGGAGAAGGTAGAAACTCATCCAATACTCTCTAGGAAAATGAGGAAGTTCGATCTTAATTACTATGATGAAGACCGATCATATGTTACTGGAGAAAAGGTTAGATACTTAGGTAAACTCTGGAAGGCCCTACAAAACGTACCCACAGGAGAAGTACCAGAAGAGAAAAGTGAATATTGGACAACTTTAGAACAAGTTTATTCTCCTTATTGTACTTATAGACTAGGAGAAAGGGTGCTATTTAATGGAGAAGTCTGGGAAAGCTTATGTGACTTAAACCTAGGAAATAGACCGGATTATTCTAGACAATGGATCCTAAGAGATAGCACAACTAATTTCTTTACTACCAGAGTTAATGTTATAGTTAATCCCTCTGGAGCGGGAAGAATAACTCCTGGCGGACAAATTAGAATAGATGGAGAAAAAGTATTCTCTGTATATGAGACCCTAGGATATGAATTAGAGAGTGTAGATAAGGCTTGTTCTAGTGAGACTGGGAGTTATCTTAGTGACGTAAGTATTGAGACTGATAGTGTTGCTGTTGAGGGTGGAATAATGGATAGGAAAAAAGTTAGAATAGGTAGTACTTCAGTTGAACCTATCCTAAATTCTGGAAAACTTATCTTTAATTTCAAAGCTACTCCTACTATTATAACAATTAATGGTATGTATGGTGATAACTTATATCAATACTCGGCATGGAACTTTAACAATGAGAGAATTGAGTTGACTAGTACACCCTCGGTAACTGTCAGTAATACTCTCTCTATAAATCCTGGGACGACTCTAATTTTATCTCCAAGCACAACTCTAGTAAATAATAAATTTACAAAGGTTATGTCAACTTATACAGATAGATATGGAGTAACTAGAGTAAAACAATTACCATTATCCGGAAATACTATAGAAGACTTTATAGACTTTTCCTCAGCTACTTATACATTCTACATTGAAAAGAATGAAGTAGTAATTGATTGTACTATAGGTCTTTCTGAGTTTGAAATGGAAGATAATAGAATAGAGGTCGATTATAATGAAAACGGATTTTTCAGATTCTATCCAAGAGCTAGTCAAGGAAGTCGTGATATTCTAGTAGCTATTAATGATACAGACACTATAAAGGTTAAACCAGGTCAAACTCCTGATGAATATGAATATAGTCGTACTGGAACACCTAGAACTATCCCAGGAGTTTGCAGTAATTATGAGTTGACTCCAGTTTCGGGGTACTATGAGTTACGTTTTGATAATCTGATAAGTGACGTTAATATAGAATTGAGTTATGATAATTAATAATACACACGTTCAAGGAATTTTTTTATATTCCTCAGACGTCGATTATGAAAGAGGTGATTTTGTAGTCTCAGGGGATAGTATATATATCTGTACAGCTTCAAATCCAACAGATGCCTTAAGAAATACAGTCTCTGGTATAGATCCTGCTACGGATACTACTGGAAACTATAAGATGTATCCAGGAGATAAGATAAGTACTGCACAGGAATACTATGACTATGTAAATAATCGTCTCTATTGGAATTATAAAAATACAAAAGAGGAAGTAGAATCCGCTCTTGATGTAGAAGCAGGAACTCTTATCATAAAGGGGACTGTAACTTCTCGAGATGCTCTTCCTACCCAATTTCTAGAGGAAGGAGATGTTTATAGAGTTGGTACGGATAGTACTGGTTATGAGTATGCTTATATACCTTATAAAATCGACAAATATATCTCTGGAAATGTTTTAAATCAGATTCTTCAGGATTCGTTTTTTGGTGTTAACGAAGAGGGTGTTATCACTAATTACGTTTATACAAATACGGACGACGAAGGAAATGAAGTCTTAGAATATTCTATAGGTGGTTCACTTGCTAATATAGAAGATAATAAGATCCTAAATGCCATTATGAAATCCCCTGACTTAAATAATGGTATGTTTAATGTTTCTCGTGCTCTTTCTGAAATAGCTGCTTACGTAAATAGAGGGGCTAATACAGAAAGTGTCTTAGTAAAGCAATATACCTATCTTGATACTAGTGGTGGTAATAAGAGAGTAAGAATACAAGAATTAGTAGACCCCAGCTTAGGAAGTATATATTATAGATGGTCTGAGGGAATTAGTTTATCTACTGACACATATAGTCCAGGTCAAGTATATAAATTAAATGATGTAGTTAGGTACTCAGGGAAATCTTGGTTATCTATGACTAATAATAATTCTGGACATCAACCTGGAAGTGACATAAACTACTGGACTGAATATAGCGGTGCATGGGCCTATAATAACATAACCTCTTGGCAAAGTACTTTTTCTAGTAATGGAGCTGTCTTAGCACAACAAGTAAATGATATAAAAGCATATTATAATAAGAAGATTGCAGAACTAGAGGCTACGAAAAAACAACTAGCTGGGACTTTCTGTAATAGGGAAGTCAGTAATATTTCTGGAACTTCAAATACAGCAACTCTAGTAGCAAGAGAGAATGTTAGAATGCATAGTTCATGGGATTACGTGGATAGTGATGAAACAGATCTTTTAAATAAATTAGGAGTTAATTCGCTATCTGATGTTTTTACACTAGTTTCTTCAGTGGGGAAAGTAAATACCTATATGAATCCAGGGCCTCTCGGAATTAATGTTATTGTTAAGGTAGGTACAAGAACTAATTATACCTTTTCTTACAGTAATGGCGGTGGTGCTTGGGTACATGGAAAAACATTGGCACAGATATTAACGGAATTTAATGTAACTAAACTATCTGATGTATTTCTAGTTCCACAAGAGACATATAACTTATTCTTATCTCTTCCTATGGATTGTCCTTTTACTGTTATAATAAAGGATGACTCTTCAAGAGATCTGAGTATTTCTTTATATAAACAAGTAAAGCAGAGTTGGACATATGGAAGAACCTTATTTGAAGAGTCAGATATAGCAAATCAAGTTACGAGAATTTTCCTTGAAGACTTGATTTATAATGAAGCTCACCTAGGAACTACATATAATGGAACTGTAGGAAATACTCTAGTCGTAGAAACTTATGGAGAAGCAGATAACCAGGATGATTTTCCGGATGCAAAAAGTGTAGTATCTTGCCCCGGACTTTATGGAGTTTATGAATATAAGATGCCAACTCTATATAAGTCCTATTTTGCAGATCCCATTGGTCCAGAAGAGATAAGTGATTATAGCGACGAACGAGAATATAAACGCGGTGAGAAAGTTAGATTTAATAATATTACCTACATGTCTGTCGAAGAGGTAGTTCCAGGTCATAATCCCGAAAATAATCCTTCAAAGTGGATTCCTTGGTATGATTACTTAGGAGGATTTACTTGGAAATCTGCTTACCCAGGACCAGATGGAAAAGATAGGCCCATAAATGATCTCATAACTGACCTATCAACTTCGTATCGTTCTGGTAGTGGTGGAAATCTTTGGCAGCAACTTGTCTTGGGTCCCTCTCCCTTTGATGGGGATCTAGCATATCCGAGGGGTAGTCTAGTCGTTTATGAGGATGTATACTATAAAAATAATCTTGAAGTAAGGCCTGGTGGATCATCCCCAGACAGTTCATCCGCATGGTCAAGTATAGGGGATAAAATAGAGAGTCTAATTCCGGATTATAGTAGTATATTCAAGATGGATAGAACTACTTTCGAATCTGAATTTTCTAACAACGAAATTGTTGAATTACCAATTGACAAAACCAAGTTCAAGTGGTTAGACTCTACAGGACAAAAAACATATACTAAATTTTTCTGTATTATATATCCTCTTTTTAATGTTAATGTTAATATAGAGGAACTGGTTAATAAGGTTACCGAAGGGAATTCCTATTATGCTTTCTTTGATCTAGATAGACCTGTTTGTATTCTTAGAAAGGTTACAGAGAATGATGATGATGTTTCATCTTATTTGAAGTATATATTAAGGGTTTATGGCGATGATTTAAAAAGTGTTTTTAGAGACTGTTGGATAGAAGATAAATCAATTATTTCAGCACTATCCTCTGGAAATGTTTATTTAAATACGTTAGAACTCCCCAATTCTGGAAGTATTAATATGTTTGTAAATATAACATATAGAAATCAGGAAGCGGCAGACTATTTGAAGGATAATTTCTTTAAGTGTAGAATTTCAGGTTCAGATTCAAATCTATCTTATGATAGTTTTGTAAAGGAAAATATAAGCTATAACAATATAACCTTTTTTGATGAACCCCAATCTTTTGCTGACGAAATTAATCCCCTAGGACTCTGCTCTATAAGAGTTTCAGACATGGCAGATTATACTATCACCCCTATTCTAAAAGCTAAAGCTGGTGGTAATCCTAAAACAGATTACCTTTATTATATTGGTCAAACCCCTGAATATTCTTGGAGATCAATATACACTACATTAAATGGAGCTGATTCTTGGAATTCATCTAGTACCTATGATTCTGGGGACATGGTTTTTTGGCATAGTAGACTGTGGGAGAGCAACACCAACAATAACACGGGAAACACCCCCTCTCTAGATTCAAATGTCTGGGATGTCTATAATGGTGAACTCCATCCCCACGACTTCTATCCTGAACTTAGATACATTACTAGAATAACAGATTTTAGAGCTGATTCTTGGAATTCATCTAGTACCTATAATTCGGGGAGCATAGTTTTTTGGCATAATAGACTGTGGGTAAGTCAAGTTGATGATAACATTAGTGAAATTCCCTCACTAGGTTCAAATGCTTGGGATGTATATGAGGATGAGCCTATACAAAGAGATGGAGATGTTTATTATGATGATGTAAATCACTTGTGTTATATCTGGTCAAACGGTTTTAGGGGGTTAAAAAATAGTAATAAAGTCTATAAATTAAATGGCTCAGAATCATTTGCAGTAGTTTTTGATCCCGATCCTAGTGCTAACGTTTATTCTAAATTTGATGGTAATACTTTTTCTTCTTACAAAGATCAAAAAAATGTATTTAATGATGTCTTAGCTCCGGCATCGGCCAGTGAGATTCCTGACACTAGAAACACCTCTCTTTATATAGCCACCGGTTCAACATCTCTTTTATCTAAGATATTTGATTCTTCTCTGGAGGACATAAGAACTCTATGCACACTATATCCCCAAGTTAGTTATATGGTTAGAAATGGATCAGATTATTATAAAATTAATAACGGTTCAATAAATTCTATAGAGATTACTACAAATGAAGATTATCTCGAAAATATAGATAAAATAACGACGACTAATACTCTTTCTGGTTTTTCTATGTATTATACTCCCTTTATGGTGCTTCTCGATCTCTCCAGTGATTTACAATACACAGAAGAATATAGATATATTTTTAATAATATGTCAGATGATGATAGTCAGAGAAAAACCAGAAATGATTGGAAAACTAGTGTTGGACTTCTTACTAAGACTGTTTTCGAATTAGCAGGTAAACCTGAAGAGTGGTCAGATTCTTCTACTTATAATATAGGAGATTATGTTATTTATGATGATATAGTTTGGGAAAGTACTGGTGATAATAATATAGGCAACACTCCATGGTATTCTTCGAGTGAGTGGAACCGTAGTCCTATCTTAAACTTTATCACTACAGAAGAATTAGAAGTATTAGAAGGATATTTAATACCCATTAGAACTGTATGCACTAGAACTGTAGATGGAGTAAAATATTATTACATAAATGGTAATTATTGGGCTCCTGGAGTACCACCACAAAACGACAATGAATATAGTCAAACTCCCAATTATGATAACTTAAATTATCCTTGGGAACTACCAGATGCTTTTAATCTCGGAAAAGTTTGGGCACATACTAGAGCTGGAGGTGATAAATATTGGCATGTAGTTCAAAATAGATCAGGGTGGTTAGAGGTAAGTGCAGGTAGTTATTATGATAGCAATAGACTTATGAACGCTACTCCCTGGTGGAATAATTCAGGAAGGTTTTTAAATGCAGAAGAAGCGTTATTCGATATTCTAAAGACTAACTGTGTTGTTCATCCCAGTGCTTCTAGTTCTGCTGATAGATGGTTGGGTATAATGTGGGAAGGCACAATATCTTACTTACCTGGAGATATAGTAGTAGATGAAAATCTACTTTGGAGATGTATTAGTTCAAATACTGGTAAACAACCAAAAGAAAATCCTAACGAGTGGGCTTTTTATGGCGACCCTCTTTTTAATACCCTTACTTACATACCATCAGAGACTCTACTTCTAACTGGTGTAGATCCTTCTGTACCTTTCAGAGTTCTCACAAAGATAGGTTCAAAGTCTGATTATTATGTTACCTTAAATACGAACTCTGCAGACTTTAGTGATCCTTGTATTATTACAGTCCTAGTTCAGCAGATTATAGATAATATAATTAAGAGCTATGTGGTTACGGTTGATCTTTCTGAGAAACCGGATCCATTGTCTGGGCTTTCTTATGTTAGATATTATATAACCCCCGATCTTTGTTTAGATGTCACTGGAGATGATGATATAACGAAGGTTCTAACAGTTAGGGATCCAAATACAGGAACAATAGATCCTGATTCTAGAATAAAAAACATATACTATAGATATAAAATATGAGCAAAGTATTAGACATTATAACTTCAGAAGATACTAACACGAACCAAAGACTTTATATTAATGGTAGTGGGGAATCTTCTATAATATCCTATAAAAACGATGGAAAGATTATAGGACTTTCTGAGGGATCTTCTAGGTTTAGGCCTATACATTGTTCAGAACTAGATCTTAAATTACAAAATAGAGGATATAATATAATGGGGACTAAGTTTATAAGGAGAACTTCAATTAGTCCCCTTCCTCTAAGTAATGCTGAACTTTGGTATGATCCCGTAAAACCTACAACTCAGATACCACAAATCCCAACTTTAAATACAGGAGAAGAAGTAAGAACACACATAGGAGCTTTTAAGGCATGTGGTTCTGATTATCCCGAAGAACTAATTCAAGAAGAGTATAATTCAATATTTGGGGAAAATATGAACACAAATAAAAGTGAAATAAAATTCTACAGTTCATCTATGAGTTCAGTAAACCTAATAGAAGATGTAGTAGAGCTCGAACTAATAAAGCATGATTCGGATACTTATACAAATATCATAAATATTTCGGATCTAATTTATTATAATTCAAAGCCTGGAATCTCTGGAGTATTTGATGTGACAGTTGAATATTCTAAGGGTGGAAATATTTATGTGAAAGATCTAACATTCCAAGCCTTCAGATATACCTCAACAGATGGAACTATACCCGCTCTTGATGTAGAGAATTATATAACTAGTATAAATGATGAAGTTCAGCTTGAGTACATTAATAATACTATTCGGGTTAATCCAATGAACTCAGAAATAGATGAGTGTATATTAAGTAGATGTACGATAACTTATGGCAACCTCTAAAGATAATAGCCTTGGGTATCGTACACATGTTATAGGAACTGCAAAACCTGTTCTAGAAAGTACAAGGATAGTTCTTTATAACAAATATCAATTCGCAAGTAACAGTGATTATAGTAGAATCTCAGTTTATAATATAGATAGAATATATCAAGTCGTATCTTCTTCTCCTCTAGCTCTTACATTATCTAGAGTGCCAGGAGGAAAGTTTGAGTATAAATATTCTAATCAACATACTGAAGGTTTTAATATAATCATTTACTTATCTAACTTTGATAACTCTCCCATAGGTTATACAGAGTTTTTACGTACTCAAGGAAAAGATAGGAACATAAACATCTCTATAGACCTTGAAACTACTGTAGAGGGAGACATACAGGTAAATATTGTAAATTCTTTAGCCTCTCTCCGTAATAATTCAAGTCTAGAAAGAGTTTTTACAAGTGATGAATTATGGGAGTTTACATCCTCAAATAAAATAAAATCCGAAGTACAAAAAATATTACCGAATTCAAGATATACAACACACCTTACTGCCTTCACACGAGATAGGTCAGTGAGAAATATATACCTACTTAATTACTTAGTTCGTCAGAAAGATAGAAAACTGGAACTTAGTAAGCTTGATATAACCAGAGACATAGAAGCAGATCCCTTTAGCCTTGGTTTTAGTAAATATCAAATCTCGTATTATGGGGATGAATTAGCTTTTTATACTTGGAATGAAGAGGGTCAGTATTGTATCATATCACTTACAGAAAGAAATATGTTCAACCGTCCTATCTATTATACACAAACTAATAATGCCGCTTCTCAGATCGATCCTTCCTATGAGATTGATTATTTTGCTGGACACTATATAGTTTGCAAAGATGGGACTATTCTTGATACTATGACTGGAAATTCTGTAGTTATGAATCAAGAAAGCGGATATAAAAACATAATAGACCCTTTAGATCCGAGAAGTGTGATTTATAGTTTTCCACAACTTACCTATGAATCTGTCTATCACTATATTCCTGAACTGGCTAATATATATCTAGACTTGAAAACTTATATGAGAACTTATGGTCTTAATGTAGTTAGGAAGGTTGGTTCTTGGTTTATATTGAAGAGAATATTAAGAGGTGAAGTGTTGTATCTCCTAGTTAATCAAAGTACAAGAATCTATATTACTGAAACTGACTATGAGAATATGAAAGTCTTGAATGATCGTGTAGTAATGTTTGAAGAGTCCGATTATTATCTTCTCTATTTCTTAGATCGTGGGGAATATTGGACTGAAAGAGCTAGGGCGACACAACATGGAACCTTAGTTTTAGATTCTGCACTAGAGGTTTTGTTTTGTCAAGGAGGAGATAATGACGAGGAGTATAGAGAATATTTTTTGAATAATAAGATTGAGAGGGTATTTAAATCTTATCCAGTTCATGACTCTATTTTAAACTCCTTCCGAAAAAATTATTATAATACTGAAGAATCTAATGCAATTCCTGAAATAATAGGAGCTTGTGATGGGATTCTTTTCTTCTTAACGGATGACAAAAAATTCTTAGAATACTTATGAGAATAAAGGTAAGTAGCTCGTTTGAAGAGCTTATGAAAAGGGTGGATTGTAAAATAATCTTAAAGGAAGCTTGGTTAGATAAAGTATATCCAAGTTTTGATGAGAATACTATATTACAATCCTGCCATAAAGATGTTAAGGTTTCAGCAAATGGTATATGGGAGGAAGATACAAACTTATTAAAACTTCTTATTACCATACCTGAAAGTAATATCGCTAAAAGTAATGATGAAGGACATCCTGACGCGTTTGTTACTGAAGAGTATGGAGCTATATACTTCTTCTCTGGGAACGAGCCTGCCTTTGTTATTTACGATACCGGAGGAACTAATCTGGATCTTAGCTTGGGAAGAAACCTAATTGATCTTGAATTCCCTGAAGACTGGAAAGGAAGGGTTGAATTAATGGATACAAGCGAGGATACAAAGTTCTTAGAAACCTTCGGACAAAACCCAGGAAAAAATATCTTTGTTACAGGAAATGAAGACGCCCTAGTATCAAAGGAAACCTACTACACTTATTGGAGACTAGAGGTTACTAAGGATACTACAGCTACAGATCTTCCTCTCCTTGATGAAAATGGAAAATTAGTAACAGAGAACTATAGATACAGAACTTATAGTAATCTCCGTATTGATTGTCCTGGGTTAACAAAAACTACAACCCCACACACTAAATACGGGCTATCAGATAATGGGGGTTCTATTCCTATCCTGGGTTATGCTGACTTCGTAGAGTATAGAGTTTTTGGAGATACTATAACTGAAGTAATGAGGGGTACAACTACAATAGAAAGTATCCCTAGCTCTGAGATTGTTTATATAAGTGGACATGATGATAATGGAATAGTAGTAGATGAAGTACACAACATCTTTACTCCAAACAACTACTCTTCCATGATTGACTACATAAAAAATAACAATCCAGGAAGTTATGGTGCTGATGGTATTTTTGGATTACGACTTACTTATTACGACGTTAAAGAACAAAAACCCGTATTAGTGGAGAGTGAGAATCAGATTAAACTAGTAAGAAGAGATAAGTCAGCTGATTGGTTTATCCTAAGATCTTCTACTCATTATCTCGAGAGCACTGATGAATATGGGGATGTACCTGTTTATTTGTTTCCCTATAATACTTCCGGAACTGAATCTTTTACTATACGTACTAGATTTTTAGAGCCTATCACAAATATAAATCAGCTACAAATTACTTTCGACAATCCCATACTTACAAACCTATTTACCGTTACTCCATCTCTTGCCCCATTTGTAGATGTTAATGGGACTTATTATGTGGATATCCTAGTAAACCTGAAAGCAAAGACTGAAAATGAAGATCCTGTAAAGTGGGCGCCTATTATAGATGGTGTTTCTACTTTGATTCAGGCTAAAATCAGTTATAATGAATACTTTGAGGTTTTTTATATGGTTCAATGTCCTAAGATAGAAGATTCCTTAAAGCTTGTAGATAATAACGGAAATAGAGTTGATCGCATAGTCTTAAATCCCGGTAGTGGTAGTAATAAGGTTGTGTATGTGATAGCTGATGAAGAAACTGAAGATGTAGGCGATAGAAACAGCTGGAGAATAATGTCGTTCCCTGATGGTATGACATTTAATCAACAAAATGGAATTATCTCTGGTCGGGTAGAACATAATCCAGAAAATACACTTCAAGTTTTCTATAAATCAGATTCAACTACAGCACAAGATATTACTCCAAGCCAAGATATTGTAATTACCAGACTAAAAGAGGTGGGAGTGGCAGAAGATCTAGAGACTACAACGAATTGGAGAGTAATGGTAGATGTTGCTCAGATTCATGTTGGGTTTATGAAATATGGAAAGAATATCTCTGTTAGTCCTGCAAATACTTCAATCTCAGTAAAGGGAATCGGTTTATATGAACTAAAAATAAGATCTAATTGTCAATTTATTCTAAGTACTGAAGATACTAGATATAAATTCAGAGAACAAGGTAGAATGCAGGCTAAGAGTTCTCTTCAATCACCCTCCTATAATGACCCTAGATATGAAACTTATGGATATTTTAATTATTGGGTTCAAGTAGAAACAGTAAATGCTACACAAACTATTACATTATCCCCTATAAAGATTCTGGCTCAAGAGGGTGAGAGAACATTAGAAAAAACCGTAAGTGTAACTCAGTCTATAGTCTCTAGTGATATCTACAAACTTAAAACAGATGGTAATGCTTATAGTGATGGAGAGTGGAATGTAACGCTTGGAGTAGTTAATAATAATCTTAAGTCTGGTTCTTCTTATGTTCCTGAAGCTTGGATAAAAAGGGGTACTTCAGATACGGTTCATGTATATAACAAAATGAAAACCTATAAAGAAGGAGATATTGTTAAGTATTATGTAAATGAACCAGAAGCCTCAGTTTATTCATCTTCCATAACGTATTCATCTGGGACCGTAGTAAGGTGGTTTAGTAGTTGGTGGACGTCTCTGTCTGGAAATAATCATGGAAATACACCAACAGAGGGAAGTAGCTATTGGGAAAACGTAAGTCAGTATTTTGTTAGTAAAAACGACGGAAACCGACAGAATCTCCCACAGCAAGGTGATAGTTCTAGCTGGTGGTATGAGATTCCTAACGTACAAGATTACCAAGAACTAGATAATAGATTAACCAGCTTAGATACTGCTAGTTTTTATAGTTCTACCACAAAATATAAAATTGGAGACATAGTAAAAAAAGAAAGTGATTTTTCAAGTTGGGTTAGTAGTACGGACTATGCTGTTAATAGTAAAGTAAAAGCAAATTCTAATTATTGGATTTGTACACAGCAAACAGGAGCCAATGGACCCGAGCCTGGTGGTGTAAGTGACGATTGGGAAGAGTATTGGAGGGGAGCTAAAATGAATGACTTTATTTACTACGTAGCTAAGAAGACTATGAGGGAATGTACGAATAAATGGATTTCAACTACCACATATAATAAAGGTGTGTTTGTTTTATATGGTGGACAAGTTTGGAGAAGTAAAGAAAATAATAATGTTAATCATACCCCTGCCTCGGGATCCGCTTATTGGGAACTAGATTTCTTGAATATAAATAGAGATCTAACTGATTCTTATTGGTGGAGTAAGATATCTAATTCTTCTCTTAATTTTATAGGACAGGACATAAAATATAGGTTCATTGTAATTAGAGAAAATAATATTCCTTTTCTTTATATGTCAATGGTTGCTTATGTGACTAAGCCAAATCTATATATTTACAATTTTTCTGCACTTAGAGACGCTATCTTAGAACGGGGGAATGAAAACAATGAAATACTCTTTGTCCTAAATAATCCCGAACTTTATAAAGCAGGAACATCAATAAGAATAATCGACCCAGAAGAACTTAGAAGAAGTTGGCAATCATCAAGTCTTGATAACCGTCGAGATGATGTAGATATATATCTTTACATAAGTCGAGACAGTAGTTGGGTAATACTAGATACCTTAGATTCTCTTATGATGACTCTGGGGGGATCATATAACAACACTTATTTTTCTGACAGCTCTTCAAGGTGTTACACAAAAGATGAATATAACCTAAGAGTAAAATATTCAAATCTCATACCTTCAAGTAATCAAAGAAATGTTTATATTATTTCTGACTATAAAGCAAGTAATAGCCTTAGTTCCCTAGCTTCAACTGGTGGCTTCTCTGGAAATACAAAGAAACTTATTCCATACTTCAATTCTATCTCAGAACTTCCTACCCTTAGTACCTTAGCTAGAACCTCAGATGATAATAAATTCATAAGAACCTATTGTAGAATTCCTGATGGTAAGATAGTAAGAACTGCAGCCCTTGATCTAACCTGGGATTCTAATAATATAGGACCTACATATAAAGGTCAATACTCTGGATCTACACAGTACTATACAGGTAATATTGTTTATTACACATTAACCGGTCAAGAAAAACTATATTATCAGTACAAAAACGGTCATCAGGGTCAAAGCGGTCACTCACCAATAGAAGATACTAACGAAACTTATTGGACTTGCTTAAGCTGGACGGAATTAAGTGGAGTTGATACAGAAGCTGGGGCTATAAATGCGGTTAAGTCTGAAATGGGTCTCAAGTCAACAAATGAAATTGTTTATCTTGGTTATTACTCTAGTGGAACTTTATATACCGTGACTAAGAATAACATAGGAAAAGAGCCTAGTCCTGGAAACATTATTAAACTTGGATCAAAATATTACTACTGTGGAGTTCTATGGAAAGTATCTGATGTATCTGTAGAAGACCTAGACTTTTCATTACTAAGTGGAACTAATAAACTTCCGGATATAACTATGGGATATACAAACATTCTTTGTAAGGTCGGTACAAGTGCTAATTATACCTATTATTATTGTAAGTCTAATTATGTCTTTAATAATGTTAAGATTAATCAGTATATATTCGTTCCAAAAACTTCCGGAAATACGACTCAATTTAGATTCTTTTCTAGGAAGAGCCCGACGGAACAGCTAGATACTCCCGAAAGTAATAGTATTCTTGCTTTATATGGTGGTTTAACTATAGCAGGTCATAGTACTCCCGAATTTGATGAGGAAACCAGTGAAAATAACCACTACATGTCTCACTCCATTGAACTAGGATATACGCAGGGAGTTGATGAGAATTTATCTGAAAATGTATTAGAAGAAGTAATAGAAAGGATAGGAGACATTTAATTATGAGCACAATACCACAGAATCAGGCAGTACTAGAAGGAAAACTAACTCTAACTAATACTGAAAATACTAATACTACAGGTGATAGTAGATCCAATAAAGTTAGATACTATGATGTTTTTGGTCAAGAGGGTTGGGAAATACTAGATACTGGAAGTGATCTAAGAACTAGTAAGAACTCTATAACATATCAGGTGTATCGTGCTCCAGTATCACCAAGAATAACACTATATCAAGAAAATGAAGAAGTTACCTCTATCTTAGTAAATCAAGCCGCAAATGTATCTACTGTAGTGGAGGTTGTTTCTACTCATCCTGTTTCTATCTCTAGAAAAATATCTACTATGTCCCTATTTAATAATACTAGGGAAGCAATAGTAACTTTAGATACTAATGGAACTAATTATAGTTATACTTTTACAGTAGGTCAACCTCGAGTGAAATCAGATGGAAATTATCATTACTCTCTTACAGTAACTCCAACTAGTACAAACCCAAATGATACGGAATCAATAAAGCTTGGGGACTTAACATTTACTTCTAGAATTTATAAAAATGGAACTAAACCTACGGAATGGATTGTTGTAGATGATGATGGAAACGGAGAGAATATTTTAAAAACAATTCTAAGAACTGATACTCTAAACATTATAAACCTAAATGAAGATTTTTTAGATAACAATAATCAATATCTTAGAATAAATTACCTCCCAGATATAGATAATGCTGTTCCTGGTGTAGTTTATAGGGGAACTATGGATAATGTTAGTCCTTTTGTATACTATCCTTATTTGATGGGAAATATTGCTAGTGGGAATACAGGAACAACTTATAAATTCTTTGTTGCTGTTCCCTATGGCCTAACTAAAGAATCCTATGGAACAGGTGATATAGATTACATAGAAAGTTATAATCAGTATTATTATTCACAGTCTGAGATTGATGATACATTTGGATATGTCTCTAAGAATATTTCTATAATTCAATCTGGAACTTTTACTTATTCTATCTCCGGAAATAAAACCGAAGACATTGATTTTTTAGGTGAAACTAGAAATTATGAGCTAAGAGTCACTCCGGAGAGAGCAATAAGCGGATATACTGTTGGGTCTACTGAAAATTGTTTAATCACAACGAATGGAAATACAATAACGATGTCAGTTCCCAGCCGTATTAGTGATTATTCCCCAAAACCCATAACTAACAACTACTATACAAATCTGGTTTCTAGGTTACCGGTATCTTTCAATCTGGCAGTAAATGCTGTTGATACTAAAGCAGTTAATAAAATCGCCAACTTAGGACAACTTAACTCAGTTATTAAATCTACCTTAGAGTTAGACGGAGTCCCAGTTGTAGGAACTAGTGGACTAAGTATAGAACCTTCCAATATATATTATACAGATAATATCACTGGATTGGTAAAATATGTAAGACTATTAGAGACTTACAATTATTATCCCGGGGTTTCAAGATATAATGTTGGAGAAACAAGGGGATACACTCATAAAACTGCTACATGGTCATTATTAACTACTCTCAGAAGTGAGGATGATTTGGCTGGGCTTAGACGAAATAGAAACAGAAAATATGGCTTTTCTGAGGATACGTCGTGGTATCCAGTTATTATAGGTAATAGCGAAACTTCAGTACAATTACCTTCTAATTCAGATGACTTTGCTGTAATAGGTGGATCTTGGGTTCCAGCTACGGATAGTTCTGGACGTGGTGATGATATAATAGTATATGAATTTCCAGCAATAGCAAAAGCGGGGTATACTTATAAAGTTGGTAATGATAGAAAAGTCTGCCAACCCCCACAATCAAACATAAGGGTAGTCTCTGCAACCGCCACATGGATAAACTCTGGAAATAATGAACAGTTATATAATGACCTTGGATTAGAATATAATGGATATACTTGGGAAACTGATTTACATAGTACTCCTATCTCGGGCTATGTAGATCTAACCCCAATATATACTAACTCACCTGCCGCCGATTCACGTAGCTATGGAACTACTCATTATCTTTGGAATTATGCTGATACAATTCCATCAGAACAATCTAGTTGGTCCATAGTTCAAGTATCCTCTCTCCCTGCAACTAGAAACCTTTGCAACTCGAGGGTGGTATATCAAGTAACTGGACAAAGTGGTTATTATTGGTTAAATACAGAGATTAGAATATGTAAAATGAAACCAGTATATTCAATGGTGGCACTTTCTAATCCTCCTGAAGTATATAACCTTATTTATTCTTATTCTAAGGGAGATAAAGTCTTTAAGGATAATAATAGAAAAGAAGTATATGAAAGCTTAATTGATAATAATCTAGGAAATAGTGTATCTGATATAACTAAGTGGAAAAAGCTAGGGGATGTGTTTTCCGCAAATAGTTTAGGATATGAATATTATAAAGTTGATAGACTTCCACTTCCACACAATAGTAGTTCTTCTGATGTCTATACAGGAACTATTTTACCTACTGCATCGGCCACTAGTAAAAAATATGCTAAGATTACTACAGGTGGTAAAATCTACTATTATAGGAAAGGCTATAACTTTTTAGTCCCAAATCCAGTAGCATCATCAGATAATATAAAAGACTATGGACTTTATCTTTCAGACGTTACTGACCCAGCTCATCCAGTAAATACGATACAGACTGGAAGATTTTTCACAAGAGTAGTAGGTGGCGAAACAATTTATTTCCGGCTCAAATTATATGCTCCCGAACTTGCAATGCCTAACAATTTCCATGATAATACTGAAAACAAGCTATTATCTTCAGACTATCCTGGAGCCATTGTATTAAAAGGAGATAATTCAGAGTCCGGTTTTGGTAGAAGTCGTAGTCAGCTTCAGTCTTGGGGTTATTACTTTGTAGACTTTAATGATTATACAGTAAGATCCCAATCCTTCGAAGAAACAATAGATCTAAGACAGGAAAGAATTACTAAAGGTATAGTTTCTAATCTAGGATCTCTCAATTCATCAGGAGAACTCGATTACCCTGGAGATTATAAACTTTACTTAGGGGAGAGCGGATTAAACACAATAGAAGTTTCCGTTGGTTCTGATGTAACTGAAATAAAAGGAATGATTGGTGTATTTGATATTAATAATACCCTACTACCAACCTCTAATAGAGTGGGTACAGCTCCTACTATTACAGTTTCAGGATCACAAGAAACAGATGTATTCAGTGGTCTTACAACTCCTAAACTTGATGGTGGAAATACAGCTAATTTCGTTGTAAGTTTTGACAAGAATGTTGGGGATTCTGCTATAACTAGAACATATCAATTTAGTTATTCTGAAGATGAACTCAATACTTTAGTCACCCTTATTATAACTCAAGCTGCAGACCCAGGAGAAGTAAGATTAAGCTCAAGAAAATTATATTTCCTCAGTAACGGTCTTTTAAATAATTCTAATAATTTTGGAATTTTAAACTTTTCATCCGATATACGTAATAATGGTCAGGTAATGGATATAGATAATATAGAAGTTATTTCTAATACCGGTGAAGATCTAATTGACAGAGATGGCTCTTTAGTAGAATACACTAATCTATCTCCTACATACGTTACCTATAGAGCTATTTTGAAACTTAAACCAAACACAAGACATCATAACCTTGAGGGATTTAGAATTAAGATTGGTAAAAGAACTGCAAATGGACTAACTGATAGAACATTACTTTTTAGAGACAATCAAGAAGTACTCGATGGATTTTATAAACGGACTTCTTCTGGATGGACTCTATTAGGAGATGAATATGTTCCTACTTATCTTGAGGACTATTATGAAAATCTCCCCGAAACAGGTACTATTGGAAGTGTTATCTGTAAATGTTCTAGTCTACGTGGAAATCAAGGTTATTATTCTGTTTCACTGTTTAATCCCGGAGTTACAAGTTATGATAATCCGGTGAGCTTGGAATGGAGAACTACAACAGACCTACAAGATATTATAAATGATTTTGGTTTGCCTAGTTCTTTTACTCTTGGGGATATTTCGGGAATTATTACAACTGCTACTGAGATTCCCGATATAGAAACAGTCAAGACTTCTGGTTTAATTTATCAGATTGGCACTACTTATTATTACACCTACTCCGATTTTATTACCTCAGATTATACTTACGGTACCCCTGGCTTTCCGGTTGCTATAGGTACAAGTAGGCAAGGACAGCAAAAATACCATATGGAAATAGTTCAGAGTGAGTATGATACCTCAGGAAATACACACCTAACCAATTTAACAGACACCTTCTTTGATATTGCTACTAATTATGACTTAGACTTAGTTTCTACATCAGGGCTTTATAATACTAGTGGCGCACCAATAGAAGATATTAATCTTGAAGAGGTTTGTTTTGTGAGGGCTGTATACTCTGATACACAAAATCCATCCTTAGTTCCATATCTTGAAACTTCCTATTCTTTTAGTGATAATGCTTCTGATATAATAATTAAATTGGACGTTCATTTAAACGTTCGTTACAATAATTCTGGAAATATACCTATGGATGGAGAGTATTTGCGGATTGATAACTTCTTTACCTTCTATACTAAGAGATAATGGAACAATTCTTAAACAAATTAAATGAGATTTCCGAGTTCTTTATTAGGATGGATCAAAAAATAGGCTTTAAAAAAATTGTTAGATATGTGTTTCTTATCTTAATTGTCTTGGGTATAGTAAATTTCAAAACAGTAGTTAAAGAAATAGTTGAGGTTGTTTCGGAGATCACTGAAGAACAACATAACGAAAAAATGCAACTACGAGATGAACTACTTCGAGACTTACGACCCATGCTAAATGAGATAAGAGCACACACTAGTGCAGATAGAGTCTTATACTTTGAATATCACAATAGTAAAGAGAATCTTGTCGGAATACCCTTTAAGTATGCTGACTTAGTTCTACAGGCATCTAGTTATGATGTTACGACAGTCCCAGAAAATTTATATAAAGACATAAACACTGGGACTATAACTAGTCTGTACGAGGAATTAAAACATAACACAATTTCTTCTGATGATTCTATGTTTCGTTATAAATTCCCGGGAACATATGAGCTATTTAATGGGAGTGATGGATCGGAAAAACAGGTATTCGTAAGTATTCCTGGAGTAGATCAGCCCATAGGAATGTTAGTATTTGAATGGGTTGACGAAAATGTTGATATTGATATAAAACGGATAGAATATATACTCGGCGGACACGGAGAAAACTATCTATCCAGAATTAATGGACTTATAATGTCTAAACAATTAAAAAAATAAACAAAATGGCTGAATTAACTGAAAACGAGATTAATCTCAATACTGGTTGGAAAGACGAAGAGACTGTAAATAGTATTGTTTATCAGGTTTATTCTATGGGTGCCTTCCGTGGTGCTTATGGTGATGAAGAAATTAATTATGATTTTAATCCCGGTACTACAACTACTTATGCATGGGGAGTGAAAAGTAATTTTAGCCCTGTTTCTGGGGTTACCTATAGAGAAGTTACATCTGCTCCTACACCAACTACAGCAGGTGAAGAAGGTGAAATTGTAGTTCTTAAGGGAAATCCTGGTGATGATGATGATGTTTATTATGAGTGTACTAAAGTCACAGTAACCCCCAATTCTAGAACTACCATGGCCCTCAATCCCGCAACTGAACTTAAGTCGAGTGATACCGTAGAAGCTACTTTTACTGTAAGTGAGGATCTTGCAGCCCTCTACCCTAAAGCTATCGTAAGTATTGATGGAAAAGAATATACACTAGGAGTTCTCGATTCACCTATTACATTCTATATGAATAGAGACCATCGTGTTTCTATTAACTGGGTTTGTAATGAGCTTGTTGAGACTTTCCGCATCATAGCTAGACGATAAGAATGAAACTTTTATGGGAGACGAAATTTAATAAAGAGTAGTCTCCCATTTCTAAAACTCAATGCCAATGAAAAATAGTGAAATTTCTACTGTAGCTATATCAAGGAATAAAGAGATTCAGGCAAATATACATACTGCAATGGTCCGCCTTAATGAGTTTAATGGTTGGAAGGTTGGAATGCCGTTAATGGTTAAGTACTACAATGAAGACCATGAGGTAGATACTTTATTTGCAGTTGGTGTTAAGGATAGTGGATCTAGTGTAATCTGGAAAGAACTAAGCGAAGCCCCTAGTAGTTATATAGATGTTCCAATACTACCCGTTGATGGTGGTAATACTCAAACAGCTTATAGAGAGAGAAAATTCTTTAAATTCAAAACTTACTGGGATAATGCTGATGCTGTAGCTGTTACTTATACTTGGACTCTATTAAGTACTGAACCACCAGAAGGAGACTATAGGGTAATCTATCATGTACCTGTTAGCTCTAGCGAAGCAACTCCAGCAAATCCAGCAACTAAAGGATGGAACGACGAAATAGTAAAGGTTGTTTTGGGTGTAGAAGAAGGAGAGGACTATGACCTTTCTTACTATCTCTCCTTTAACTTAGCTGAGGTTTCTTACTGGAGATGCAGAACAAATGAGGTCCCCGGTGTAATAGTACCTCCCGATAATAAACTCCCTGACAACCCTGTAATCAACGCCATCTATAGACTAACCGACTATTATGTATACGAAAGCGATACCTGGAGACGCATTGATGAAAGTGATATATCTGGGGAGCCGGTTGTCGTATTTGAATTACCTAAGATCGGAGAACCTGGTGTAACTTATCAGATAGACGAGTATTATGCCTTTTTCGGAGTTTGGGAAAGATTAGAATATATCCCAGAATCCTATGATATTCTTGTCGATGATGAACTTCCTGAGGTTGGGGAAACTGATAAGATTTACTATGTTGTTCCTGATAGATATTATTCCTGCACTCATAATGGAACTTCTGGTCGTGATTTCTATGATATTATTTCAACAAAGGGAATATATGCTGTAGATGATGTTCTAAAACTAAGACCAGGAATTTCTTATGCCTTGAATGGTGAGCACTACCTTTATTATTACGAGACTCCAAAAGATGAAATTGCTGACAACGGACAATGGAAGATAGCCAGAAGACTTGGAAATAGCTTGGGTAATGGTATACCTCTGGGAAGCAAGCCCCGTGTCTTTAAGAGCCTTTCAGATAATCTCCAGTATTTTTATCAAGATGGTAAACTAAAAAGAGAAAATGACTTTATTACACCCTCTGAATTAGCCGAAACACCAGAAATTATAGAACTAAGAGAACAAGTTGATGAAATGATGAATCACCTCTTCCCACTTACTATAACCATAACTTCGGGCGGTGGAATTTATCCAGAGGGAGAACTAGTAAGACCAAGAATCTTCTGGACTATAACTAGAAGGGATACTGATATTCAACCTACTGCAGCGACCGTAAATGATTCTACAGAGGGTGTCGGTTCAACTTTCCTTGGTTATTCTTCTTTAGATGTTATAGATGAGAATACTACATATACAATTAAAGTCTGGTACGGCCGTCAAGAAGTTAGTACAACCGTTACTTATACTTTTGTGTGATGAAAGAACTAATAACCTTAATAAAAGATTGGGATGAGAAATATGCTAAACTTATAATCAACCCAACACCAAAGAAAAAACATAAAGGAAATAAGGTCGAAACTGTAGTGTGGGAAGCTAAGACTTTACTTATTGAAAAACCATATAATAAATCATCAATAACAGAGGCTCTTATCAGAACTAAGTATTCGGAAACAGATGAGCTTGAGATTCTTAGACGAAGAAATATAGAGCCTGAAGAATTCCAAAGTTATAATGAATTTGTTGAGGGTTGTAAGGATATTGCTAACAGTCTTAATCCTTATAATTGAAACAAAAAAAATTGACTATGCTTACTAAACCAATTGGAAAGAATATTTTTATAAGTATGGATGAGGACTTGGATAGGATAGATAAGTTCTTTGATAGATATAAGATGAAAATTCTCTGGCTCTTTGAAGATGGGGTTATGTTTGAATACCCTCCAGAACTTCAAGTTAGATATGATCCAGGAGATGCTAGTTTTGTAGATTCAACAACCGGCGCACTAATTTTAACTTATATCGAGAACTTTGGGGCCTTAGAGTTTCTTAATTCCGACCAAGAAGTTGTGTTTAGTATAAAACTAAATGAATAAATAAAAAAGGGGAGTATCATTATTAGATATTCCTCTATTTTTTTTTACTCCCCTTTAAAATTATTCTCCTTCGGGTTCTGTCTCGGGTTCAGGATCCGGCTTAGGCTCTGTTGCATGATTTTTGTCAAACGCATCCAACATACCTAAGAGACCTTGAGCACCAGGGACATTTTCTTTCAGAGTATTTACAGATTCAACTGCCTTGACAATACCGGAAAGTAAGCCAGGAACAGTGTCAGTGCCTCCGAGAACAGTGACGTTTCCAAGTTTAATATGCTCGAATTTCTTAGCGTCAGCCTCAGCGATGTGTTTGAGTTCCTCTTTGAGAACGAACTGAACAACCTGACCACCAGACATACCAGCATCAAGGAGAGCCTGGAGATCAGCGGTTGTAGCGGCCTTCTCAAGTTTCATGGCTTCTGCAACAGCTTTACGACCCTCAGCCTCAGCAAGTGCCTTTGCTCTAATAGCATCAGCTTCTGCAAGAGCTTTTCTACGGATAGCTTCAGCTTCACCATCGGCCTCTGTAATAGTTTTCTGCTTGATACCCTCAGCCTCAGCAATTTTACGATCAGCCTCAATCTGAGTACCAACCATGATGTTAGCAGTCTGAATAGCTTTCTCAGCTTCAGCTTCAGCAAGAGCAACTTCCTTTCTCTTATTAGCCTCAGCGATACCTACGGCTTTTTCCGAGTTTGCCTTAGATTCACCGATGATCTGGTCAGCTTCAGCACGCTCCTTACCTAAGTTGGCATCAGACTTTGCAACTTCAACTCCAGCCGTATTTTCAGTAAGTTTGGCATCCTTTTTAGCGATAGCCCTACGTTTCTGTGTACCGGCTTCAGCTTCAGCAATTTTACTCTCTTTCTCCTGCTCTGCTTCTCTGATTTTTGCTTCAGCGTCTTGAGTAGCAGCCTGTTTACGAGCTTCTGCATTTTGCTGGAACTCGACAATACTAGCATCAGAGTCTTGAGTGGCCTTTTGCTGTGCTGTACGAGATTCAGCTTGCTTTTCAGCGATAGTGGCATCTCTCTTTGCATTAGCGGCAGCAGTCTCGGATTCAGTGAGGGCCTGTTGTTGGGCAATAGCAACATCCTTTAGTTTCTTCTGCTCAGCAACTTTCTGGGCCTGTTCGGATTGAGCAGTGGCAACCTGTACTTCTTTCTCCTTCACGACTTCGGCCACCTGAGTAGCTTCTTCTTTGGCGATATTAGCAGTTTCCACGGACTGATCTTTCTCAATCTCACGGGTCTTAATTGCCTGTTCCTTCTCAGTGCTTCTCAACTTAACGTCACGATCCTTCTCAGTCTCAGCAACGATAGTCTTCTGGTCACGGTCATTCTCAGCCACCTTAGTCTGCTGTTCCTTCTGAATCTGAGCAAGACTAACAGCCTTCTCTTTCTCCTGCGTAGCAATACCGACTTCACCGTCTTTGGTCTTCTCAGCAATGTCAGCGAGGGCCTGATACTTAGCCTCACTAGCAGCTTTCTTACCGAGGTTGACAATATATTCGGCGTTATCAGAGATGTCAGAAATATTGATGTTGATAAGAGTAAGACCAAACTTCTCCAGTTCATTAGAGATGTTATTCTTACTAGATCCTATGAATTTTTCACGATCTGCAATAAGCTCCTCAACGGTCATATCAGCAATAACAAGACGCATCTGACCCCAGACAACATCCTTAATCTGGCTGACTTTTTCTTCTTCCTTTAATCCGAGAAGACGGATGGCAGCGTTTTGCATAATCTCTGGCTTATCCGAGATGGCAACAGTAACAACAGTGGGCACATTAACTTCGATCTTTTGTTTTGAGAGTGCCCCACTGAGGTTGCAGGTAATTTGCATAGGTTTCATGCTCATCACTGCATGTCCCTGAATAACCGGCCATACAAAAGCAGCTCCACCATGATAACATTTGGCAGATGTTTTTCCGGATGTTTTACCATACACCACAAGAACTTCATCCGAACGACATTTCTTGTAGCGGCTCAAAATTCCAACAATAGTCAGAATCACAAGGAGTGCAATAACTCCAGCAATAATGTAAATTTGCATTGTTTAAAAATTTTGGTTAGTTAATAAAATAAATTCCATTGTTAAATTCTATCAACTCCACCTGTTCACCCGTCCTGTAATCGGCTTTACCCGATTTTGATGTAACTTGAATCATTGTGGTATTCCCGGAGATAGGGATGCTAAGATCATAGTTTCCATTTCCAGTGTTCAGATAAATAACACCAGAACGACCAACTAATTCTTCACCACTCTCCTTTCTCTTCTCACATGCTAACTTAGAAATAGCATAATAAAGGAGAGCTACTAAAAGCATAACTACAACACCAACCCCTATCGAAATTAACCAATCGTACCATAACCAGGAACTAGGTCGGAGGGGTTTGATGAGGACGAGATACCAAGAGGCCCCAAACAAGAAATGCAGAACACCTTTTGGAGAGATGAGTGTACCAAGGTCAAAATCTCCAAACCCATCTCCATCGACATCTAAATCCATATCTATGCCTCCGAAGACTAATGTTAAGATTAATTGACCTACTACCAAGAAAGCTGAAATCAATGCAATCCAGCCAGGTAGGTTCCAAAAATCTAAGTCTAATACATACATAACACTAAATTGTATTTGTTTAACATATATTCAATTATAAGGAATAGAGATATCCAATCTTATCATGTCTACCTATCTCTACTTCCTCTACAAACCTCACTGTTTCTTCAGTTAATTCTCTTCCTAGGTATCTATTAGGAAGACTATAAAATCTCCAAGAGTAAGAAACTAATATTCTCTTAGTTAACCTTTTTCTTACTTTACTATAAGGAAAATTTAGATAACGACGAATCTCAGTGAATAAAATTTTTAAGTCACCTCCTATATAGTAAACAATTATCATCTCAGGTATAAGGCTTAGCAATTCCTTATATATATGATATTACTCAGAAAAGCAAAGAAAGTATTACCAGATACAATTAGAAACAAATTGCCGGACCTATTTAAATATTCTGGAACTCTTACTTATAACCTCGAACACTACTTTGAATACTGGAAAGGGAAAAAATTAGTGGGAGCCGTACAACTAGAATATAGAGATCCGGTGCTGGTGAAATTTAAGCCAGTATTCTCTCTGTTCATTTATAACTTTGAGATTGTACCAGAGGAAAGAGGAAAGGGTTATGGAAAAAAGATTATAGAAAGCCTGATAAAAGACCT